AATAAGATATGGTAAAGACGTACTCCAGACTACAACACAGAAATGTGGCTATGGTAACATAGAGTAGTAAGAAAATCCCATGAGGTGAACCCTCGTACGAGTTCGAGTCTCGTCGCCCGCACCATTAATAAAATATAAGGAGTGAGTCCAATGGGTCATCGTATTAGTATCTTTTAACATCTTTTAAAGGAGGTTAAAAGAATGAGTAGAAGTAGAAAAAAGACACCTTATAGTGGCGACCGCAAAGATCGCGGATATAAGAGATACGCAAATAAAAAAGTTCGTCAAAAACTAAAAAATTTTGAAGAAACTTATAATCATAAAGAATATAAAAAAATTTTTTGTTCTTATGATATTTGTGATTATTATACCATAGAAGGTGATTTTGAAACTTTTTATAAAAATGAGATTTCACGTTGGTATCGTTGGCAAGTATATCCTTATTTAAATTATGAATTTCCTACTCGTGAAAAAGCATATCAAGATTATATGCGTTATTACATTAGGAAATAAGAAAATTTGACATTTTTAAAAATTTAATATATAATAAATATATAAAATGTACAAAATTTTTTTCAATTCTTATTCTCTTTATTGATTGTTTAGCATTTTCAACAATATAAAGAAAATGCTTACGCAGGTGTAGTACAATGGCTAGTGCATCGGCCTTCCAAGCCGAGAATGAGGGTTCGATCCCCTTCACTTGCTCCATAGTTATTAATTCGGTCTATGACAAATCGCGATGCCTGATTAATTAACTAACATAGAGCCATACAGCAAATTCTTTTTACTGGTTCGCCAGTGCTATTAACTTATTTTAAGTTTCTACTAAAAGGATTGATGTAAAATCAAATGCTTGTTGGTCTATGAGTATGATATAATAAGTAATATAAATGGCTTGGCTCTAGAATTTAAAGTCGTTTATATGAAAATTATATTAGAAAATAGACGATTTGTTCTCTTTGGAGGATTGTTTGAAAAAACTAAAAAATTAAGAGAGCAGGTTAGGTTATAAATAACTATTAAAGACGCATCCAGCAACAGATCTTTTATGTTGTAATGAAATTTAAAAAGAAGAGCGTCTTGTTTTTATGCGGTTGTAGCTCAGTGGTAGAGCAGTAGCCTTTTAAGCTATTGGCCGAGGGTTCAAGTCCCTCCAACCGCACCAAATGAGACTTTTATTAAATAAATAAAAGTCTCATTTTTTTATATGGCAAGGTACTCAAGTGGTTTAAGAGGACGGTCTGCAAAGCCGGTATTCGTGAGTTCGAATCTCACCCTTGCCTCCAATATTTTTTATATAAAGCATTATGTTCAATATTTTTATAAAAATCTTAATTGATTTTTATAAAAACATATGATATAATATATAAGAAAAAAAAATTAACTTTAGCTAAAATTTTTTTTTATAATATAAAGAAGAGGAGAAAATATGGAATTTCAACAGTTGTTTGCTGATCAATTTAAAGCAGTTGCAGAAAAAAAATATGGTCCTGCCACGACTCGCTCTCCCAAATTGTTAGAACCAATTCATTCTAAAATTGCTGAACTGGTAGAAAAAGAAGGTTTTTCCACTCGAAGTCTGCGCAATTCAGAATATGAGTTTATTGGGGCTTATGGCTCTAAGAAAGTTGATATTGCCATTTTTAATGGTGATAAATTCGTAGGAGCTATCAATTTTAAGGGAATTCGCTCTGAATATAATAAAAATGCAAATAATTATTATGAAAATATGAAGGGTGAATCTGATTTATTTATAAATGCCGGTATCCCTATTATGCAAATAATTTTTATTCCTACTAAGGTTCATCATAAAAAGAATAATGGTGAAGTAGTTTTTGAGACTCCTACTCAAAAAAGCAAGGATAATTATAAAAATTTTTTAGCCTATAAATCTGCTTACTGGGATTTATTAACTTTTATCCCATATTATTTTGAAGTGGATTATGATAACTTTACCGCACAATATTGTGAAGATAATATCTCTCCTTGTTTAACTGATGCAATTATGCAATTCATAGGAGGTTTAAAAGAAAATGTTTGATAAAGTAAAAAACTATGGTCAAGTTATGACCCCAGATACTATTGTCAATCATATGATTGATATTTTAAATTTAACCCAAAAAGAAATTGATACATCTCTATTTTTAGATAATAGTTGTGGTGATGGAGCATTTATTACGGGACTTTTAAATAAAGGTATTCCAAAAGAACATATTTTTGCTATTGACATTGATGCTGATATCATCGAAAAAGTGCAAAATATATTACCATCAGATAATGTAATTTTAGGTTCAGCTTTTAAATAGACTGAATGGTTTGGTAAATTTGATTATGTTATTGGAAATCCGCCATATGTGCGCATCCACAATCTAATGCCAGAGACAAAACAAGAAATTGAACAATATTCTTATTGTTTTGGTATGTATGATTTATATTATGCCTTTTATGAAGTTGGTCAAAAATTTTTGAAACCAACTGGAAGTCTACTATATATTTCTCCGCTTTCTTTTATTCAAAATACTAGTGGTAAAAAAATGAGAGAAGATATTGAAAAAAATAATTTACTTTGGTATTTTGAAGATCTCACAAAAGAGCAATTATTTGATGGATTTTCCACATATACTGGTATTGTTGGATTATCAAAAGTAAAAACAAGTATTCAAATCCCTTGGAACAATACTAGAGAGAAAATTGGATTATCTTATGAAAGTCTGCAAAATGGTATCGCAACATTAGCAGACCGAATTTTTATTAAAGATAATTTTGATGATTTGGAGGATACTTTTATCCACCCCATTATTAAAGCTGGTACTCAGGAATGGAAAGAGTGTATTGTTCCACCTCACACAGAAGAAGAATTGAAATCAGCACCTAAGACTTACGCTTATATGTTGGCTAATAAAGAGCGTCTAGAAAATCGTTCTATTTCTGGTAATACAAAATGGTTTGAATTTGGTCGTTCTCAAGGCTTAGTTAATATGAATAAAGAAAAATTAGTTATTTCAACAACAATTATTCCCGATAAAATTCCTTATGTAAGAGTGGGTCCAGAGGTTTTTGTATATTCTGGTTTATATGCAACTGCTGATGATTTAGATAAATTAGAAGCAGAATTAAATAGCCCAGAACTTTTAGAGTATCTAGTTGAAAACGGAAAACCTATGAGGGGCGGTTATTATCAAATTACTAGCACAATGTTAAAAAATTATTAATCGTCTTTTATAAAAATCTTAATTGATTTTTTTTAAAAAATAATATATAATAAATATATAAAGTTAAGAAATAAAAAAAATAATTCTCTTGTCCAAGAGAAATCAAAGTGAAAAAGGAGAAACAAATATGAATACTTTTTTGAATGGCATGAAGAACGAAACCAATTATACTCTCACTGAGAATGGAGCTCTTACCCATAAGACTACGACCAGTGATCTTTTGGATATGTTTGCGCTCGGTGCTTCTATGCGTAAGCGTAGTGATGAAGATGTTCTTCTTATGTTCCAGAAGGCATATCGTGAGAATCCTCTTTATGCCTTGAAGTGTCTGTTTTATATCCGTGATGTGCGCGGAGGTCAGGGTGAACGTCGCTTCTTCCGCGTTTGTATGAAGTGGCTGGCTAATAACGAATCTGAAGTCGTTATTCGCAATTTGAAGAATGTGCCTGAATTTGGTCGTTGGGACGACCTTTATGTCTTTGATGGCACTGTCATTGAGGACGAAGCCTATGCTCTCATTAAGGAGCAGTTGGCTCTCGACGTTCAGTGTAAGACTCCTTCTCTTTTGGCTAAGTGGCTGAAGAGTGAGAATACTAGTTCCGTAAAGTCTCAGTATCTCGGTATGAAGACTCGTAAGCATCTTGGCATGACTCCTCGTCAGTATCGTAAGACTCTCTCTATTCTTCGCAAGCGCATTAACGTTCTTGAACGTTTGATGTCCGCAGGTGAATGGGATAAGATTGAGTTCGATAAGATTCCTTCTCGCGCCGGTCTTATTTATAAGAATGCTTTCGCGCGCCATGACATTGAGCGTCAGAAAGCCGGCGCCCGCACTTATGAGAATTTTGCCAAGGACGAAACTACTACAGTTAATGCTAAGGCTCTTTATCCTTATGAGTGTGTTGCTAAGGCTATGAATCTTATGGGTTATGGTGGTTATGGCTGGTATGGCTACGACCATGCTATTCCTATGGATAATACCGATCGTCTTATGATTAATAAGTATTGGGCGAATCTCGCTGATTACTTTGCCGGTAAGACTTTTAATGGTATGGCTCTTGTTGACACTTCTGGTTCTATGACTGGTAGTGAAGCTTCTGCTCCTATCAATGTAGCCATTTCCATTGGTATGTATTGTGCGGATAAGGCTAAGGGCCCGTTTGCCAACCACTTTATCACTTTTGAGTCTACTCCTCATTTCATGGAAATTGAGGGCGTTGATTTTTGTGATAAGGTGAAGCGTATTAGCGCTGCTCCTTGGGGTGGTTCCACTAATATCGAATCTGCCTTTGACCTTATGCTTCAGACAGCCATTAAGAATGGTTGTTCTCAGGATGAAATTCCCGAGAATCTGATTATCATTAGCGATATGGAGTTTAACTCTTGTATTCGTTGTGGTAGTTATGGCACGGTTGGCAATACCCTGATGGAAAAGATCGAGAAAGAGTGGAGTGCCTATGGGTATAAGATGCCTAATCTTATTTTCTGGAATGTTGATGCTCGTCAGAACAATATTCCTATGACTGTTAAGAACGGCATTTCTTTTGTGTCTGGTATGAGTCCTACTCTCTTCGAGACTATCCTTTCTGGAAAGACTGGATACGATCTTATGATGGAGAAGCTTAATAGCGAGCGCTACGCTTGTATTAAGTAATTTTAATGGGTTAGATATTTAATTAAATATCTAACCCATTTTTCTTTTATTGATTTTTATAAAAAAATAATATATAATATTTATAGAAAATAAAAAAGAAAGGTAAATTTTAAAAATATGAGTGAAAATATGATGCAGAAAGACCTTGTTCTTTCTATCAATGAATACGCTTATGTTCTTGACCGTACTAAGGGTAATGTCCTTTGCCATGTCGGCCCTACCAAGACTTCTCTTTCTCAGTCTGACGAGCTTGTTCGTTTTGATTCCAGAAGTAAGAAGTTTCTTCCTTGTGGTTATAACGAAGCAATTTCTCTTTTTGCGTCTGCTCCTGAGAATTGGTATCTTGTTTTAAAGAATCCTACAAAGAGTGGTCGCCGTCCTACAGTTGGTACATCCAATAACCTCCCTGAAGACATTGAGGTTGGTCGCAAGATCAATATTCCTGGCCCTGTTTCCTTCGCTCTTTATCCGGGTCAGATGGCTAAGGTTGTTAAGGGACACGCACTTCGCACTAACCAGTATCTTCTTGCGCGTGTTTATGACGCGGCCAGCGCTTCCGCAGAGGGCGGTCAGGTAATTGATGCTGATGGTAATGTTGTTATTCCTGAGAAGAAGGATTATGTAAACGGTCAAATCCTTGTAATTAAGGGCACTGATATTTCTTTCTATATTCCTCCTACTGGAATTGAAGTTATTCCTCTTCAGAATAATGACGCTCTTGGATATATTCGTGATGCGGTTACTCTTGAGCGCCTTGAGTATTGTATCCTTAAAGATGAAGATGGCAATAAGCGCTACGTCCACGGCCCCGAGGTTGTGTTCCCTGAGCCTACTGAAAGTTTTGTGACTTCTCCCAAGGGCGGTTATATTTTCCGCGCTATTGAGCTGTCTAAGATTTCCGGTATTTATGTTAAGGTAATTGCTGAATACGCCGATGATGATGGTACTATTCATCCTGTTGGCGAAGAACTGTTTATCACTGGCGATAATCAGATGATTTATTATCCTCGTCCTGAACACGCAATTATCAATTACGATGAAAAGATTCTTCATCACGCAATTGCTATTCCCGAAGGTGAAGGTATTTATGTAATGAATCGCATGAACGGCGAGATTAAGACTGTTCGCGGTCCTGCGATGTATCTTCCCGATCCTCGCACTGAAGTTGTTGTTAAGCGTAAGCTGAGTCAGCGTGAGTGCAATCTTTGGTATCCTGGCAATCAGACTGCTCTTGCTTATAATGCTGGACTTACTGAGAAGTCTCTTGAAAAGGCAATTGCGAAGAGTGTTAAGGCTGCCACTGCAAATCTTGATAGTTCCACCGCAACTGCTTATAGCGTTTCCAATAGCGTAAGTAATATCAATCGTGAATTCCAGACTCTTGCTTATCTTGAAAGCAATGCTGGTATTTCTCGCGGAACCTCTTACACTAAGCCCCGCACTATTACTCTTGATAATAAGTATGATGGTGTTGTAAGCCTTGACGTTTGGACTGGCTACGCAGTTAATGTCGTTTCCAAGAATGGCACTCGTAAAGTTGTCCGCGGTCCGCAGACTATTCTTCTTGATTACGATCAGACTCTTGAAGAGCTTCAGCTTAGTACGGGTAAGCCTAAGACTACTGATAAGGTCGAACATACGGTATTCCTTCGTTATGAAAATAATAAGGTTTCCGATATTATCTCTGTTGAGACTAAGGACTTTGTCGAGTGCTCTGTAAAGGTTTCTTACTGCGTTGACTTTGATCCTGCTTATATGGATAGTTGGTTCTCTGTTGATAACTATGTTAAGTATCTTTGCGATCGTATCCGTTCTCTTTTGAAGCGTGAAGTTAAGAAGCATACTATTGAGGACTTTTATCAGAATTATAGTGATATTGTTCGTGATATTGCTATTGATTATTCTGATACGACTTCTGAGAAGCCTTCTAATAAGCATGAAGGTCGTTTCTTCCGCGAAAATGGTATGTTTGTAAAGGATTGTGAAGTTCTTTCTCTTACTGTTGAGAGTGAGATTGCGGAAATCCTTGAAAGCCATCAGCGCGATATGGTTGAGAAGAGCCTTGAGCTTTCTGACGCGGAAGCTCGTGTTAAGGTTGCTGAAGCTCTGTTTGACGCAGAGAAGAAGGAAAATGAGCTGGCTAGCACCAAGCTTATTAATCGTATGAACCTTCAGGGTGAGGAAGCACGTCGTAAGCTTGAAATTCAGGCTGAGGTTAACCGTAAGCAGGAAGCTGAAAAGCAGGCGGCTAAGCAGGCAGAAAAGGATATGCAGGTTCTTATTGATGCGATCCACGAGGCAGAAATGACTCGTAAGCAGAAGGAAACTGATGCTAATATCGCAGAAAAGCAGGCCCTTGCTGATATTGAAAAGGCAAAGCAGGAAGCTTATGCTAAGACTGTCGCTGATGTTATGAAGTCTATTCAGCCCGATCTTGTGGCCGCAATTCAGGCTCAGAGTGATAGCAAGGTATTCAATAGCATTGCTACTGGTATTGCTCCTTACGCGATCGGTAATGGTGAATCCGCAGCAGAATTTGTTGATCGTCTCCTTCGTGGCACTACCCTTGAAGGTATCGTCAATAAGTTCGCTCCCAATGGCAATAATAACTGATTAATTTCAGTTTAATATAAGGCGAGGTATATTCTACCTCGCCTTTTTCTTTTTATTGATTTTTTTATAAAAATATATTATAATATATATATAAAGTTAAAGGAGATAATATTTATGGAAAAGAAAGAAATTGTTATTGATACTCTTAAAAAGTATAAGTGCGTTTCCGCGTCTCAGCTTTCTGGATGGATTAAGAAAACTCACGATGTAGATATGTCTCCTTCGTCAGTAAGTGGTGTTCTTCGTGGGCTTGTTTCTCGTGGATTAGTTGGTAAATCTAATTGCGGGAATGGAAAAACGGTTTATTGGGTGATTGAATAATGGTTGAAGTAATTAAATATGGCCCAGAAGTGCAAAAAGAAATTACTTGTTCTAAATGCGAATCAAAATTGCGATTTTTGAATGGTGATATTAAAGACATAGATGATGTTTGTCCTTGGGATGATACTCATGGTTATTTTGCAAAATATATTAAATGTCCTGCTTGCGGAGAAAAAGTTATTATTTGGGAGAGGAGCTATTAATCATGACTAATGAAGAAATGACTGATCTTTGGGAATTAGTTAATGACTCATTTGATGATTTAAAAAACGCTTGTAAAAAAAGATGTAAAACTTGTCGCCATAGTGATTCTTTTGGTTTTATCCGCGCAAACTGGCCTTGTATTACTTGTTATGGTAATCCTATTTATCCTCATTTAAAAGAATATCCCGATCATTATGAGAAATTAGTCAATTTTGGAGAATAATTATGATTGAAATGCCTATTGGGTGGTTATCTCCAACAGGAGAAATGATTAAATGTAATACCTACGAACATATCACAGTTGCTTTTAGACTTGTTGATAAATATGTATTTAATTATACAGGTTTTAATCCTGACGAGGTATTAATTGAAAATCAATGGATACATATTACTCATGGGTCAATTCTTGATCATGATTATCATGTTTATTATAATGTATCTAAAAGACCAACAGTAGAACAAATACATTTCTTAAAGCCTTATTTTGAAGATAAAGATTGCCCTTTAGATGATCTTGAAAGAGAAATGTTTTTAGAAAGGATTGAGATGCTATGAATCCAAAAGAAGAACAAGATTTAAGAGCTGAAATCGCGGACTCGGTTGAGGATAAATGTCTTTATATGGGCGTTTGTCCTAATACTTTAAATACAATTTTATCAATTATTGACCCAAGAAATCATAAAAGAAAAAAGAGTCAATGTGATACTTGTTGGAATAAAAGGTGTAAATCTTATAGTGGAGAGTGATTATTATGTTTTTATGGGTAGATGATGTGCGGACTCCACCTGCCGATCATTGGATTTGGGCTAAAAGTGTCAATGAAGCGAAATCCGCGATCAGGTGTTATGAGCGCAATATGACTGATGAATCTATTTATATTAATCTCGACCACGATGCGGGAGATTATTTTAAAGATGGTGGAGATTATATTGAGATTTTAAATTGGCTTGAAGAGTCTAAAATTCCTGATACGGGGTATCTTTTTGGTCTACACACTCAAAATCCTGTCGGTCGTATGAATATGCGAGCAATTATCGAACATAATAATTGGAGATTGATTTAAATGATTAAAACTTGGGCGCAATTATATGATAGATTAGGACGACAGCTATTATCCAAGACAAGAGAATCTCGCATTGTCCTTAAAAATGAAGATGGAACTTTTACTCCTTTAGTTCTTGTATTTGATAAAAATGGAGCTAATTGGTGGTTTGAGAAAAAGGAATAATATGAGTTGTATTCATTTAATTAAGGTAGATAAAACTCCTTGGCATGGTGATGTATTCGATCATCCTATTTATGAGTTTTATTGTTCGTATAATCCTGGAGACAATATTAAACTACCTCATCAGTATGTTTGTAAAAATTGTAAATACTTTGAAAGGGACTTAGAAAATGATTATTTGCGCGGCAATTAAAGATAAAGAAACTGAAGCAGTTTTTGGTGGAATTCGACATGGCTCTATTTACTCCGCGATGAAAGACGCTGGCATCCCTAAAAAATTTAGCGGAGTTGTTGAAGGTTTCCTTGACCAAAATGGAAATTTTTATGACAGGAAAGAAGCATTTACAATTGCTATTAATTGCGGGCAACTAAGTGCTTCAACTCGACAGTTAAAACGTGAAAAATGTGAATTAGAATTATATAGTGAAGATTTGTATTAAGGAGTGATATAAATGAATAGAGAAGAGAGTATCTTTAAAAGATTAAACGAACATTGGGAAGAATCTCTTGAATCTTTTGATGTATCTCGTATCCTTGGTCTTTTCCTCCAAGGAAGTCAAAATTATGGATTGGATTATGAGAATAGCGATGTAGATACTAAACTTATTGTTCTTCCTACTCTTGATGAAATTGCTTTTAATAAAAAGCCAGTAAGCACAACTCATGTTCGTGCTAATGAAGAACATATTGATTTTAAGGATTTTAGATTATATATTGGCACATTTAAGAAACAAAATCTAAACTTTCTTGAAATCCTTTTTACACCGTTTCAAATTGTAAATTCTACTTATCGTCCTTATTGGGATAGACTGGTAGAAAATAGAGAAGCAATTACTCATTATAATCCTTATCAGGCTGTTAAGTCTATGAAAGGTATTGCTATGAAAAAATATCATGCTATGGAGCATGAATATCCAAGTAAAGTTGATGTGCTTGCTAAATTTGGATATGATCCAAAACAACTTCATCATCTACTTAGAGTAGAAGAATATCTTGGTCGTTATATTGACGGGGAACCTTATGAAGATTGTCTTCATCCTCATTGTCTTGAATATCTTATTGACGTAAAAAGAGGATATTACGATCTTGAGATGGCACGTATTATCGCTAATACGGCAATGGATAATATTATCAGAATCTCTGATAATTTTTGCAGTAAAGTAGAAAATAAACCTGATCCAAAAGTAGAAGCAATGCTTGATGAGGTCCAATATGAAGCAATTAAACATTCTCTTATCTTAGAATTAAAAGAAGGTTAAATATGATTGAAGTTATTGAAACTCCTAAATATAAATGTATTTGTCCTACTTGTGGAGCTAAACTCATTTTTGATAGTGAAGATATTAAGTCTGTTTCTTGTGATGATTATGTTATGAAAATGACAATTATTACAAGATATATTATGTGTCCTAAATGTGAGGATATGATTACTCTTAAAGAAAAAGGGAGAGAATGGAATTGATTAAAAAGTTCTTTTTGACTGGTGATACTCATGGACGGGTAATCGAACGCTTAGAAACTTTAAAGTCTAAATATCCCGATCTTGAACCCGCGGAAACCGCGTTAATTATTCTTGGTGATGCTGGACTAAATTTTTATCTTAATAAGTCTGATTATAAAAATAAAAAGCAAGTAAATGATATGGGATATATTGTTTATTGCCTTCGCGGAAATCATGAAGAGCGTCCTGAAAACATCCCTGGAATGGCTATTATGGTAGATCATGATATCCATGGTGAAGTATATGTAGAGTCTATGTTTTCTAATATTCGTTATCTCATGGATGGTAATGTTTATGATTTTGGTATTTTTACCACTCTCTGTATCGGTGGAGCTTATTCTGTCGATAAGTGGTATCGTCTTCAAAATTTTCGTCAATCTAATGGTTGGTGCGGATGGTTTGCGGAAGAACAACTTTTCCCCGATGAAATGAATTATATTACTAAGAAAGTAAAAAATAATTACTTTTCTTTTGTTCTTACTCATACTTGTCCTCGCTGTTGGGAACCTACTGATCTTTTTATTGGTGGGATCGACCAATCTGCTGTTGATAAATCTATGGAAAATTGGCTTGATAAACTAAAAGATCAAATTGATTTTACTGTTTGGTGTTTCGGTCATTATCATGCGGACCGCACTGAAGATGAAGGGGTAGAGCAATATTTTTATGATATTGAAGAATTAACAAGTATTTGGGATAGAACTTTAAAACATATCCCTCGGAATTCAGAGTAAAATGTAGAAATGTGTTATTCAATTATATTATCAAAATCGGCTAAAAAGTTTTATGATAAAGCCAATGAAAAAACTAAAAGAAATTTAGAAAGAACATTTTTAACCTTATCGCCAGAAGTAGACGAGAAGGTTAAAAATGTTGATAAAAAACGCGATCAATCAAATACTTATCGCAGAAGATTAGGTCATTATCGAGTTGTTTATCAAAAACAAGGAGATATTCTTTTAATAACTCATTTAGATACGAAAACCAATTTCAAATACAAAAAAACTGGTTGTTTTTAACTTTATTGATTTTATATAAAAAATATAATATAATATTTATAGAAAGTTAAGAAAGGAAGAAATAAAATATGCCAGGAAGATCTAGGACAACTACTCGTCCAGAAGTCAATGCAGATTATAAGTTTAGAATCTTAGATGTATTAAATAATACAGATGGTTCTATGACTCTCGATGAAATTCGTATGGGAGATATGATTTTGCGTCCATTGTCTAATCAGAAAATTAGCCGTTTGATTAGTGATCTTATTGATTTTGGTTTGGTCCAAAAGGGTAAATCTAAGAGTCTTGGTCGAATGATGTATAAAGCAACATCGAAAATGCGGGAACAGGGTTATGAGGTTGATGATCCCGTGGACTTTGAGTATGGTTATGCTACTCATAATTGGGAATTAGAGGAAGAGAAAAGAATTAGAGAAAGGGTTGATTAATTATGTCTTATAATGCGTATGTTTGTAAAATCAAGAATTTGCGAAAGCACCCGAATGCCGATCGGTTGATGCTCGGTGACTGTTTCGGTAATACTGTGTGCGTTGATACTTCTTATGAAGTTGATGAACTTGGTATTTATTTTCCTACTGACGGTCAGGTAAGTCCTGAATTCGCGGAAATCAATAATCTTTTGCGTAAGAAAGATGAAAATGGTAAGAGCATTGGCGGTTATATGGACCCCATGAAGCGTAATATTACCACTATCCGTTTGCGCGGAGAGAAGAGTGATGGTCTTTTTCTCCATCTTAATTGCGTTTCTTATACTGGGGTTCTTCTTAGCGAGCTGACCGAGGGTTTTGCTTTCACTACTTTGAACGGCCACGAAATTTGTAAGAAATATATTCCTATGCGTCAGAATCGTCAGGGCCAGGTAAGTGAAGGAAATCATGTTCGTAAGAAGAAAGTTCCTATTGCTCCTCTGTTTATCGAGCATGCTGATACGGAGCAGTTGGCTTACAATCTTGATGCTTTTAAGCCGAATGACCTTATTGAAATCACTTTGAAGATGCATGGCACTTCTCAGCGCACCGGTTATCTTCCTATGTTTAAGGGTTATAAGAGAACTCTTTTGGATAGAATTATGCGTCGTGATGGTACTCCCATTTATGAATATGGATATGTATCTGGCACTCGTCGCACTGTGCTGAATGACTGGGAGGGTGGCTTCTATGGTTCTAATATGTTCCGTAAGAAGCACGCAGATTTCTTTGAGGGTAAGCTCCATAAGGGTGAAGAAGTCTACTATGAGGTTGTTGGTTTTACCGATGAGGGTATGCCTATCATGTCCTCTGCTTCTAATAGAAAGCTGAATGATAAGGATTTCCTTAAGAAATATGGTGAAACTACTACCTTCTCTTATGGTTGTTCTTGCACTGGTTATTATACCTATGGTGATGGTAGCTATGATGTGCTTCCCAAGTCTGATTTCTATGTCTATCGTATGACTATGACTAATGAAGATGGGGATGTTGTTGAATATACTCCTGATTTCATGCGTTATCGTTGCGAGCAGATGGGCTGTAAGTGTGTCCCTGTTCTGTGGAGAGGTTTTCTTGATGACACCACTAATTGGAATGACGCAGGTATGACTGCTGGCGAACAGGTTAAAGAAATCGCTGAGCAGTATTATGATGGTCCTGACCCGATCGGTAAGACTCATGTCCGCGAAGGCGTTGTAATTCGTATCCTTAATCGTCCGAAGTTCTGTGCTTATAAGCATAAGAATTTTGCCTTTAAGTGTCTTGAAGGCTTGGTAAAAGCAGAAGAGACCGCGCCTGATATGGAAGAGGCTGAGGAGGTCAATAATGAAAATTAATAAATTAATTAGAAACTTAGAATTAGACGCAGAGTGGGCTTCCGCCAATGAGTGGGAGTCCCCAATCTGTTTATCGGATGATTTAAATGACGCTTTAACTATTTTAAGAGTTATTACAATTCTTAAAGAATTTAAAGGATTGGATAAGATTGAATATGTATTGGAGGATTATCTATGATTGATAATGAAGCTGTGAGTCAAGCTAAAACTGATACATATGAAATTAGAGAGCGAATTCCTATCGCTCTTTGGGATAAAGTAAGTGAAGATTTAACACGAGATCAATGTTATTCTTATTGGCAGTATTGTCTTGAGTGCGTTCAACAAATGGCTGATGCTTGGGAAGAAGTTAATGGCGAAGATCTTATTTGGGTTCCCGGCCATTATGAAAAGAAAGAAAAATCCAAAAGCAAAGATGTTCCAATTACTGAAGTAGTTAAAAAGTGCGAATGTTATCATTTAAGAGATGATAAAACTGCGGAATGTTGGGGCACTAAAGAACGCGAAATTTGTTCTTGCGGTGGCGACGCAAGATTTTGTAATTTTTATCATAACGGAGATAAAGTTAGTGGTTAAAAATATTACTTATTATAAAAATAAAAGTCTATTAGATTTATCCCCTAACATTGTAATTTGTCATCAGGTAAATTGCCAAGGCGTTATGGGTGCGGGTATTGCCAAACAAATCCGTGCTCGTTGGCCTGAAGTATATGAGGATTATAAAAAAACCATTGAAAATGCAGAAGCACAAGTCGCTCATTTAGAAAATCCACCTGATGATATTTTACTTGGTACAGTTGCGTGCACTACCACGGTAGACGGTCATAGAGTAGCAAGTTTATTCGCTCAATATGATTATGGATATGGACCGCGTCGGTATACTAATTATGAAGCATTTGCTAATTGCTTAGAAAATCTAAATACATTAGTTCCTGCCTATATCCCAATTGCTTTTCCTTATAAAATTGGATGTGGCCTTGGTGGAGGAGATTGGGATATTATTCTATTAATGATTAGAAAAATCCTCCATCATGAAGAAGTTTATATTTGTCAGTTGGAGGATTAAATGAGCGTTGTTGCGGCTAAAGTTTATGATGATAGAATTGTAATGAGTGCTGATAGTATTCTTACTAATGGTTATGAAAAAGAACCTAACATTAATTTTGCTAAAATTGCTAAGATTAATGATATGATTCTCGGTGGAGTGGGCTACGGCGACGAACAAAGTCTAATGTGGCTTTATATGGAAAATCATCAGCCGGTTGAAGCTAATGAACGAGAAATTCTTAATTACATTATTGAATTTTCAAAATGGAAAAATACTCTTATTGGTGATGGATTTTTAAAGAATGAATTTCTTATTGCTTATAAAGGACATCTTTTTCATACTTGTAAATTTATGGTAAGAGAGATTAAAGATTATATGGCTATTGGTGCGGGCGCTCCATATGCGACAACCGCATTATATTTAAAACATGATCCAGAAGAAGCAGTAAAAGTTGCGTGTGATATTTGTTGCTTTGTAAGTGAGCCAATTAAGACTTTTATTCAAGAAAAGGGAGATAAGGAGTAATTCTTATCTCCATTTTTGATTTTTTTAAAAAATTATTATATAATATTTATATAAAAAGAAAGGTGATATTATTATGAATTATATTATTTCTAAAGAAAGACTTCTTGAACTTCTTAAAGCTGAAAGTGTGCTTAATGTCCTTGAAGGAGACGGCGTCGATAATTGGTCGTGGTATATGGAAGGCCGAAGACAATATCTTGAAGAAGGCGCTGAAATGTATGGTGTCAATATTGATGAAAATGAAGATTTTGGTTTTGATGACTTAGCCGAATTGGCTCTTCAGGACTTTGAGGAGATTTAAATGATTGATAAATTTGAAGGAGATTATGCTTTTTTAAGCAACTTTTTTTATTCTCCAATTACAGTAGAAGGAAAAAGATATCTTACAGTAGAAAACTATTTCCAGTCAATGAAAGCCGCAAACCCTGGTGATGCAGAAGAAATTAGACTTGCTTCTACGCCCGGTAAATCCAAGAGATTAGGAAGACATTGTGTAATTCGTAAGGATTGGGAAGATGTTAAAGAAGATATTATGTATAAAGGTGTAAAAGCTAAATTTATACAAAATCCAAACTTGCGGACTGCCCTTGAAAAGACCGAGGATGCCTGGCTTGAAGAAGGAAATACCTGGCATGATAATACATGGGGCGTATGTCATTGCGTTCGATGCCAAGACACTATGGCACATAACAAACTTGGAAAAATTCTAATGCGAGTAAGAAAAGAATTAAAAGAGGGAAATTAAATGTATTATTTATTTTTAACTTTATCTTATTTATTTTTAGCTTTGTTTTGGATTTGTGTTGCTATTTGGTGTTTTTGTTTTATAAAATGGATTCAATATACTTTTATTAAAAAGTATAAAGACATTGATAAAATGTTTTATTGGAATATTTGGATGTTGGCAAGTTGCTTAGGATTAAACATTTGTAATTTATTTATGAAGCTTACAAGAGTGGGATAAATTCTCACTCTTGATTTTTTTATAAAAATATATTATAATATATATATAAATTAAGAAAGGATTGATATTTTATGAATAAAACATATGCGGTAAGTGATATTCATGGTATGAAACCTCTTTGGGATCAAATTATGAAATACCTCGACCCAAGTGATACTCTTTATTGTCTAGGCGATTGCGCTGACCGCGGAAATGATGGCTGGGAAATTATTAAAGATGCTATCGCCGATAAGAGAGTTATTTATCTTAAAGGTAATCACGAAGATATGCTATTTGAAGCTATGAAAGATTATCTTAAAGATGAAAATTTTAGTCGTGCTTATGCTCTTCTTTGTAACAATGGTGGAGCAAAAACTTTTGAAGATTGGCAAATTGGAGAACATGCTAATCTTGGATGGTATCAAGAGCTCGCTAAACTTTCTCTTCGAGAAAACTATATGAATAAGAATAATCAAATTATTCTTCTTTCTCATGCTGGGTTTACTTTTGGAGATATGCCTAATCGTTATGATTTGATTTGGAGCCGAGATCATTTCTATGACCCGTGGCCTGAAGATAAAACAGCAAACCGCACTTTCTGTATTCACGGTCATACTCCTTTTCTGCTGATGCCTAATTATGATCCCTATATCGCGGTAGGAAAAAGTTATAAAGATTTTGACTTAGAAAATATGAATCATTTTTGGTATTGCGACGGACATAAATGCGATATTGATAATGGTTCTTTCGCTACTGGAAAAACTTGTCTCATTGACCTTGATACATTTGAGACTATTGAATTTACTATGTAAGGAGAAAAACAATGGTTAGAGATATGAAGTATCATATTTATGAAACGCGAGGTTGTGTTAATCCTCTCTGTTGGGATGATAAAGCTCTTGAATTTGACACTATTGAATCTGCTTGTAGATTTTTACGCGATCTTTTTGAAATTGTAAAAGATACTGGTGAAGCAGAAATTTATGAAAATGCTACTGTTAAACATGATATACTTTATTATGATGGTGGCTATCTTGATGCTACAAATTTAACTATTGAGTATGATGCTGAGGAATGTGAAAATCGTTTAAAGGAAGTATAAATTCTTTATTGATTTTTATAAAAAAATAATATATAATATATATAGAAAGTTAAGAAAGGAATTGATAAAAATGGACGATTATGATGATATTTCTATGGCAGTCGCAGGTGTAGCTCTTATGTTTATTGAAGTAGCTATTATGCTATTTATTTGGAATACCGCTCTTATTCCTTGGTTTTGTTTTCCAAGCATTACTTATTGGCAGATGTTTGTCATTAAGATTTTTATTAATATCGCGGTTCCTTCTCGTTCAAAGGAGTAATTCAAATGGCATCTTATGAAAACCATGATTTTTACTGTATGAATTGTGGACGAAAAGGAATACCTTTGTCTCGCCGAGTAAGTCTTCAACATGGTAAATTTCATCGTAAAAAGTTATATTGTATTTATTGTAAAGAAGAAGTAAATCATATCGAGTGTAGAACTCCAGAAGAAGTAGAAGAGTTTAAAGAAAATTTTGAGAATGGGGTGTATAAAGATGAAGCAAAAGAATCTTTGGATTATGTCCGGAATACCAGGCTCGGGTAAATCTACTTGGCTTAAAAATCGTTGGCCCCAGTGTGGTTGTGTTGTTTCTCGTGATACTATTCGTTTTCAAATGCTAAATGATGATGAAAGTTATTTTGCTAAAGAGGAAAGTGTATGGCACGCTTTTATTGAAGCAATCATTCTTTCTTTAAGAGATTATGATGATGTGTATGCGGATGCCACTCATCTTGGACCTGGTTCTCGCAAGAAATTGCTTAAAGCAATTAACGCAAAAGGATATAAAAATCTCAATGTGAATGTTATTTATTTTAATGTTCCTGTTGAAGTTTGTATCGAGCGTAATAAACAGCGTGAAGGTCGAGCGCAAGTTCCAGAAGATGTAATTCGCAGTATGGCAAATTCCTTTACTCCACCTACTTTTAAAGAATATATTAAATACCATCTTATCCAAGAGGTTAATGAAAAAGGAGAAGTGATTCACACATGGCAATCTTTTTAACCAGTGATATGCACTTCGGGCATGATAGAGAATTTATCTGGAAAGCTCGTGGTTATTCCTCAGTTGAGGAAATGAATGAAGACTATATTGAAAAATGGAATAGTATTGTTTCTGATGAAGATGAAGTTTATATTCTTGGCGATTTAATGCTTGGCGACACTTCTAATATTGAATATATTAAGCGCCTTAAGGGTAAATTTCATATTGTATTTGGTAATCACGATACAGCCACTCGACAGAAACTTTACGCGGATTTGCCTAATGTCGTAGAAATGAGTTGGGCGATTATGTTGAATTATCGTAAATATCATTTCTTTATGACTCATTTTCCTTGTATGACAGGTAATCTTGAAAGAGAAAGTCTTCATCAGATGACCTTAAATCTTTACGGTCATACTCATCAAACCACTAATTTCTTTGAAGATCGACCTTATATGTATCATGTAGGCGTTGATTCTCATCATGGGTATCCTATTAATCTTGATGTAATCATTGATGCTATGAAAGCAAAAGTTGAGGAATGTAAGTCATTTCTTGATGAATGAGGAAAATTAAATGGCACTTTATGATTATAAAGGTAATGATTTAACAAAAAAATTCATTACTGGAAAAATGTCTTATAAGGATTGGGAAAAATTAGTAATAAGACAAATGGAAGAAGCAATTTATAAAGAAGCAGAAGAAAAATTAGAACAAGATCCATTAAAAGTAGAAATTTCTTTCTTATGGGATGAAGATGGAGAATTCGAACATGATGGATATTATAATTCGATTGATGATGCTATTGAAGCATTATTCAAATATAAGTATAAAATTTAAAATTAAATAAATAAGGAGAATTATTTATGCCCGCTATTATTTCATTTATCCTTCCGGCAATTCCTGTAGTTCTTATTGCGCTACTGGTAATTTTCATTTTCCTCAATGGTTATGTAAAGGCTCCGCCTGATATGGCTTATATCATCAGTGGTGTCCATAAGAAACCTCGAATTCTTGTTGGTAAAGCTGGCTTGAAGATTCCTTTCTTCGAACGTCTGGATAAGCTGGCTCTTGGCGCAATTCAGATTGATGTAAAGACCGGATCTGCGGTTCCTACCGCCGAATATATTAACGTTCGTGTTGACTCTACAGTTTCCGTTCGTGTTGGCAGAGATCCTGAAATGATTGCGCTCGCCGCTCAGAACTTCCTTAATGTAGGTCGTGATGAAATTTCTCGTAAGATTAATGACCTTCTTGAAGGTAATATTCGTGAGATTGTCGGTCAGATGAAGTTGACTGATATGGTTAGCGATCGTAAGCTGTTTAGCGAAAAGGTCCAGGAGAACGCAGTTCCTGATTTGGCTCGTTATGGCCTTGAGTTGATTACCTTTAACGTTCAGAACTTCTCTGATGATAATGATGTTATCACTAACCTTGGTATTGATAATGTCGCTCAGATTAGTAAGAACGCAGCGATCGCTAAGTCCAATGCGGAACGTGAGATTGAAGTTGCTCGTGCGGAAAATGCTAAGCAGTCTAATGACGCTAAGGTTAAGGCTGCTGAGGAAATCGCAATCCGCAATAACGATCTCGCTATTAAGCAGGCTCAGTTGAAGCAGGAAGCTGACACTAAGAAAGCTCAGGCTGAGGCAGCCGCAGGTATTGAGTCTGAAAACCAGCGTAAGCTCAAGGATGTTGCGGCAACCAATGCGAATATCGCAAAGGCTGAGCGCGAAGCTGAACTGAAGCAGAAGGAAATTGAGCTTAAGGAATATGAACTGACTGCGTTGGTTCGTAAGCAGGCTGATGCTGATAAGTATGCTGCGGAAAAGGCTGCTGAAGCAGATTTGATCCGTCGTCAGAAAGACGCAGAAGCTAAGGCTTATGAAATCGAGCAGGAAGCTAAGGCTATGCGTGCTCGCGCGGAAGCTGAGAAGTTTGCGGCCGAGCAGAAAGCTGCTGGTATTGCTGCCGTTGGTGAAGCTGAAGCCGCAGCAATTGACAAGAAAGCAGAAGCACAGAAGAAGATGGGTGAAGCTTCTATCATTGAAATGTATTTCAATGCAATGCCTCAAATTGTGGCAAATGCGGCTGCGCCCCTTACCAATGTGGATAAGATCGTCCAGTATGGCGACGGAAACTCTGCTCGTCTTGTAAAGGATGTTATGGGTTCCGCAAATCAGGTCATTGAAGCTATGTCTGAAAATGGCATTGACATTAAGGAAATGCTTTCAAAGGCGCTGAATAAGTAATTTAAATAGACACTATGATTTATTTCATAGTGTCTATTTTTTTACCCTAATTAACGCGATCGGCCGTAGTTCCAATCATTCACACCCATAGAAATTTTTTCAGCAAAATCCTTAAAAGGCCATTTTCCATTAAAAATAAACCCAACATTTATAAATAAATTAGGTAAATAAAATTTGCGAAATTGAAAAAATTTTGCTATAATTTATATTAAAGAAAGGATGAATAAAATGTCTCTATCCGAAAAAGATGTTTTACTTTTAAAAATTAAAGTTTCTAAAGAATTAGAAGATGGTACTTTATTTAACGATAATGAATTAATTTCATAGTTAAATGAAATTTCTGATCTGGAGAATCAAGAAACTATTGCTATAATTTTTTATAATATTCAAAATTTTGAAATTCTTAGAAATTTAGAATAGATTAATAAATTACAGGATTTTATTAACAAAATTGATTATTTAAAAAATAATATTCAAGTTTCAACAGCTATTGATTATCTATTCTTAGAAGTAAAATTAGATTCAGATACAAAAGAAAATAATATAGAGTTTTTTAAAAATTACAAAATAAAAGAAAATAATTCTTTAAGATATTATTCTTTATTAAGCAGTATATTTATTAAATATCAATTATTTAATAAATTAGATGAATTGGAAAATATTATAAAAAATTTAACATAAGGAGGACATAATGTATGGCTAATTGTTCTACAACTGGATGTGTTGGATCTTGTTTTGTAAGTTGTAGTAATGGATGCGACCATGGATGTGGTGGAAATTGTTCTCTATGTGAAACTTGTGGAACAAGTGTTTGTCAAGGAAGTTGCAGAGGAGACTGTGATGGAAGTTGCTCTGGCTGTGGCGGAGCCTGTAGTAATAGCTGTTCGGGCGATTGTGAAGGAAAATGCTCTGGATGTGGTGGCTCCTGTAGCACTGACTGTACTGGCGATTGTTCTGGAGGTTGTTCTGGATGTAGTGCTGCCTGTCGTACTGACTGTACTGGTAGCTGTTCCGGTCAATGCTCTGGATGTAGTGCTAGTTGTAGAAATGATTGTTCTGCTTGCACCGGCAATTGTTCTGGAGCTTGTGATAATGGTTGTTCTACTTCGGCAAATGTAAATCTTTATAATTCTATTAGTTTAAGAATTGTTTTATATGCGGCTGATGTTGCTAATATTTATACTATGTTAAACAAAGAATTATCTAGACGTGGTTATAGTACTCTATCTACAAACGTTTCTTCCAATAGTAAAGTTAATACAACTTTAAAAAATGAAATATTTACAAATATTTCTAAAATGCAATCCACTTCTTATAGTGGAGATACTTGTAAAAAGTCTGAAATGCAAAAAGCAATCACTGCTTTAAAAACTTTATATTCTAAAATTTTAAAGAGTTAATTTATAAAGATAAAAAGGAGAAAAATATGAAAACAATTACAGTAAATGCCAATAATACAGATTTAAATGATAAATTAGAACGAGCTTATCAAGATCTTCTCGCTCGTCAAAGTATTATTACATATATGATGAATAGTACTGCTTTTAATAATATAGAAAGTGAAAATTATAAAAAATATCATCAAGAATATGTTGAAAAATTTATTGAATATGATAAAATAAGAAATAAAGTTGGAAAATATTACGATTTAGAAAAATATGGCAATAATGCTTATTGGAGTATTGATTTTTCTACAAAAACTATTACAGTAACAATTAATGATGATGCTCAATGAGACGTAAATTTGAATAGTATAGTGATACAATTCAAAGACTATATCCAGAATTATGGAAAAAAGAAAATGACAAAATTTTTGATATAACTTTACAAGTTACTGATTCATGTAATTTAAGATGCAGTTATTGTTATCAAACTTGTAAAAAAAATCATTTAATGGATTTTGAAACAGCTAAAAAATATATTGATATGCTAATAGTAAATCCTTAGAAAAATGATTATTTTGACCCAGATAATATCATAGGATTAGTTTTTGATTTTATTGGCGGAGAACCCTTTTTAAACATAGATTTAATAGATAAAATAATGGATTATACTATTTCTAAATTAATTGAAATGAACAGTCCGTTAATTTATTTTACAAGATTTTTAATTTGTACTAATGGAACGTTATATTTTGATCCAAAAGTACAAAAATTTTTGGATAAATATAAACAATGGTTGTCTGTTTCTATTAGTATTGATGGAAATAAAGAATTACACGATGCTTGTAGAAAATTTCCTGATGGCTCTGGTAGTTATGATATTGTAGTAAAAGCGATAAAAGACTGGCAAGAAAAAACTGGAGAATACCCTTGCTCAAAAATTACCTTATCTCCTAATAATGTTATGTATTTAAATGACGCGGTAAAAGCTCTTTTAGACATAGGATTTACTTCTATATTAGGCAATGTAATTTTTGAAAAAGGTTGGACTTTAGAACACGCTAAAATCTATTATAAACAATTACAAGAATTAGGACAATATCTTCTTGATAATAATTTAGAAGAAGATATATATATTTCATTTTTTGAATATCCAGATTCAAAATTATTTAGACCAAAAGATTGGACTAATAAAGATGAATTATAGAATTGGTGTGGCGGAAATGGCGCTATGATTGCTATGAATTATACAGGCAATTTATATCCTTGTTTACGCTATATGGAAGATGCTTTAGGAGATTCTGTTCCTCCTCTTATTGTAGGAAATGTAAATAAAAATGAAATAGCAACAACAGAAGAACAAAAACAACTAACAAAAGAATTGAAAGCAATTAATTCTTACAACCAATCTTCTGATGAATGTCGTGAATGTCCTATCGCTACTGGCTGTGCTTGGTGTCAAGCATATAATTATCAAGAAACTGGCGTTCTTAACAAAAGAGTTACTTATATTTGTCCTATGCATAAAGCTCGTGCTCTTGCTAATATTGAATTTTGGAATAAATATTATAAAAAACATAATATAAATCAAGAATTTCCAAATAATATGAAGCAAGAATGGATAGATGAATTATTAAATTAAAATAAAGGCGAAAGTATAATACTTTCGCCTTTATTTTTTTGCTTTTTAATATTTTTTATGTTAATATATTTATAGAAATAGATAGAAAGGAGTTCTACTACTTTGAAAAAAGAACCTTTATTTAGTTATGATCCTAATTCTGGTGAAGCTTCTTGTTTAATTGAAGATAAAAATGGTAATATTATTTATGGTATTGCTAAATGCCACCCAGATGATATGGATATGGCAAGTGAAAAAACTGGATGTGATTTTGCTTATAGACGTGCTTATGTAAAAGTTTTACAAACATATAAAAAAGAATTAAAAACTGAACTTAGAGCATTAAATCAACTATATTATTCAATAAATAGAAGCAAACATTTCAATCCAAAATCTTATGAAAATAAAATGCTTCAAAGACAAATTCGTCAGAAGCAAGAAGATATTAATTATGTAAATGATTCTATTGAAAATTCTAAAAAAGAATTAAGATATATTATTAAAGAAAAAGATAAATTTTACCAAGGTATTCGTAAGCATCGTAATGAGGCCAAGAACTAAAAATAAAAGTATATAAATTTTTATAAATGTTAAGAGGTAAAAATCTTCAAATCCCTAATGAAAGGGTGAATATTTATTTTAACATTTATATTCGGAATAATATTTATCGCATTTTTATACCCAATAGGAGATAGTTTAGTTAGTTTATTGACAACTTTTCTCGAATTGGTAAAGGGAAAATTAACTTTAAAAATAGCAGAGTATAATTCCCAAATCGAAAAATTAGCAACTGACACAAAAACTTCAGTTCACGCGGTCGGATTTGCTATACCAAACATAGAAGAGGAAGAAGATGATGAGTACGAAGATGTATAAATTTTATGATACTTGTAGTTTGCTGATGGCGGTTGACACATTTCTCCAAGAGGAAGAATATACGCCAGTAATATCTTCTATTACTTTAAAAGAATTAGAAAATATAAAAACATCATCAAATAAAGACGCTGACGTGAAATATTCAGCTCGTAAAGTATTACATAAATTAAATGAAAACCCTGATGATTATATTATCCAACTATTTAAATTAGATGGATTAAAAATAATTGAAGATTCTAACCTTCCAATTACTGATGATAGTAAAATTTTATCTACGGCTATTGAATTTAAATTAGCTCATCCAAATACTATATTCATTACTAATGATTTATCATTAAAAGCAATGGCGAATCTTTTCTTTGATAAAAATCATATCCAAAGTATAGATGAAGAATTAATTGATGAATATAAAGGATATGTGGAAATCACAATGTCCGACCCGGAAATGGCCGATTTTTATTCTAATCAGTATGAAAATATTTATAATTTACATATTAATGAATATTTAATTATAAAAGACAAAAATAATAATATTGTTGACAAAGTATGTTATACAGGCGATGGATATCGACCCATATCATTTGGTAATTTTGATTCTACTCAATTCGGAAAAGTAAAACCAATGAAAGATGACCCATATCAAGCCTTATTCGCAGATAGTCTTATTAACAATACTATTACTATGGTTCGTGGCCCCGCAGGGTCAGGTAAAACTTATTTAAGCTTAGCCTTTTTAATGAATCAGTTTGAGCGCGGACGCATTGATAAAATTATTGTATTTTGTAATACAATTGCGACTAAAAATTCAGCAAAATTAGGTTTTTATCCCGGCACTCGTGATGAAAAATTACTTGATAGTCAAATCGGTAATCTTTTAATTAGCAAATTTGGCGGACGTTTAGCTGTAGAACGTATGATTGAAAACGAACAATTGGTTCTTTTACCATTAAGTGATATCCGCGGTTATGATACTACTGGAATGAAGGCAGGTATTTATATTTCTGAAGCGCAAAATATGGATATTTCACTTATGAAATTAACTTTACAGCGTATTGGCGAAGATGGCATTTGTATTATTGATGGCGATGATAAAACTCAAGTTGATGATATCGCTTTCGCAGGAGCTAATAACGGTATGCGTCGTGCTTCTAAGATATTTAGAGGATCAGATGTATATGGAGAAGTTGAATTAAAACAAATTCATCGTTCTAAAATTGCAGCGATAGCCGAACATATGTAATTTTAAGAAAGAGAAGATTTATTTCTTCTCTTTCTTTTTTATTTTATAGAAAGGAGGATAATATGACTAATATTGAAATAATTTGGAATTATTTATATAAGCAAATAAAAAATCCCTACGGAACCGCGGGATTAATGGGAAACTTGAAAGCTGAATCAAATTTTAACCCAAAAAATCTTCAAAATAGTTTTGAAAAGACTCTTGGATTAAATGATGAATAGTATACAAAACAAGTAGACAATGGTAAATATACTAATTTTATTTATGACAAAGCTGGATATGGCTTAGCGCAATGGACCTATTGGAGCCTTAAAAAACAATTATATGATTTTACAAAAAAGAAAAATACTTCAATAGGAGATTTAAATACTCAACTTGAATTTTTAGTTTATCAACTTTCTACATATTATCCTACCATTTGGAATACTTTAATAAATTGTAAAGATATATAGACTGCTTCAAATATAGTTTTAACTTAGTTTGAACGACCAAAAGATTAGAGTTTAAAAGTCCAGTAGTAGAGATTATATTATGGAGTTGAAATATACGATCAATTTATAGGAAAAGGTGAAGATATGAAAATTGTAGATAATTTAACAACAACTAATTATCAAAAAAGTAATAATAGAAAAATAAAGTATATTGTTATACATTATTTTGGATCTTTGGGGACAGCAAAAAATATTAGTAATTATTTTAAAAATCCAGCAGCCAAATCTTCGGCTCATTATTGTGTTGATGAAAAAGATATTATTTACCGTAGTGTTAAAGATGAAGATATAGCTTGGCATTGTGGCACTAAAAAAGGATATAAGCATCCTGAATGTAGAAATGCCAATTCTATTGGAATCGAAGTGAGACCTTGTAAAATAAATAAATCTAATATTGTAGCTAGTGATACTGATTGGTATTTTGATCCAAAAGCAATAGAAAATACAGTACAATTAGTAAAGCAATTAATGTAGAAATATAATATACCTGCGGATCGCGTTATTCGCCACTATGACGTGACTGGAAAACTATGTCCTCGCCCAATGTGCGGAAGTGATATGAATAGTTATTATAAAACAAGTGGCGATTACCAATGGCAATTATTTAAACAAAAAATTGGTGATAATATAAATATTAATGAGGAGGATGAAGATATGACTCAGGATAAATTTAATGAAATGATGGAAGTTTATTTAAATCAACAAGCTGAAAAAAATGCAAGTTCTTGGTCTGATACGGAAAGAACTTGGGCTGAAAGCAAAGGATATATTAAAGGCGATAATTTAAATCGTAAAATGTATAAAAAATTTATGACTCGTGAAGAAATGATTGTAGTTCTTTATAGAATTATGAAAGATAAAGGATTGGTGTAATATGAAACAAAAAAGAGAATTTTCTAAAACTCTATTAATTCAAGAATCTGCCTTAATTTGGATTTCAACATTAGCATATATTGTTTTAGCATTTTATTGTATTTTTAATGGATATATGGGTTCTTTACCCTGGCTTACCGCAAGCGCAAGTCTTCCTTGGGCGGCATATGGCGTAAGCCAAGTTTATTATTATAAAAAATCAATGGCTGAAAATACTAAAGATGGCGTTAAGTATGCTTCAGTTATGAAAGAACTTGATGAAGCTTATAATAATTATAAAAAAGAACTTGGTAATATTCCAAATGTAAGTGATGTTGAAACTACTTCTATGAATTATTATTCTGAAGATGATTATAGTGATAACAGTGAACCTATAAACACTGATTATGGAATTTAATATAAAATTGGATAGTATATTTTAATATACTATCCAATTTTTTTATTTATATCTCTGGGCGTTTCTCTTAAATATATTATACAAAAAATTTTTTATCTCTGTCAAATTTTATTTAAATCGGCATTTTAAGCCACGATTTTTTGACTTTCTAAAATATTTTTGTTATAATATATTTATAAAATAAAAAAAATATATTATTGGAGAAAAATATGAGTAATTATATTAATCATTTAAATACTGTTCTGACACATAAAAAATATGTATTTAAATATTGTAAAATGGCTGGTATCCCTTGGCGTGGTATTAAGCATGACTTATCCAAGTTTACTCCTATTGAATTTATTGAATCCGCTCATTATTGGACTGGTAATCGTTCTCCAATTGATAATTGTAAAGATGTAAATGGATTTAGTAGAGCATGGCAACATCATAAAGGCCATAATACTCACCATTGGGAATATTGGATTGATGATATTAAAAATGGTGGAGAAGGTCATCCAAAAGCGTTGTTAATGCCTTATGAAGATACAGTTGAACTTCTTTGTGATTATTTGGGTGCGGGAGCCGCATATATGAAAGATAAATTTAATGCGGAAAGTGAATTAAATTGGTGGCTCAAAAAGCGCGAAGAAGTTTTGATGCACCCAGTTGTTAAATCTTTTGTTAATGTAATTTTTCTTAGATGGAAAAATGGAACTCCTATTGAAGAATTACTTAACAAAAAATATTTAAAAAAGTTATATAATGATTTAGCTTATGATTATAAATTAAATCAAATTATTCCTAAAGTTAAGGAGGAATCTAATGGCAACGACAATTAATTTAGATTCTTATGGAGTAAAAGATATTAAAACTCTTGAAGGTATAGAAGCCATTCGCCTTAGACCAGGTATGTATATTGGTTCTACTGGACCCGATGGAGTTAGACATATTACTCTTGAAATTATTTCAAATGCTGTTGATGAATATTTAAACGGACATTGCACTCGTTGTGATATCTCAGTATCTAAAGATGGTTATGTTGAAATCCGCGACAATGGACGTGGTGTTCCTTTTGGAAAAGCAAAAGACGGTAGTGAAACATTAGTAAATGTTTATACTAAACTTCATACAGGTGCAAAATTTGATAGTAATGGAAAAACTGGATATAACACATCTGGCGGTATGAATGGTGTTGGTGCAAAAGCCACAAATGCTCTTTCTCGTTATTTTCAAGTAGCATCTTTCCGTGATGGTAAGCATGCGGTTGCATCTTTTGAAAAAGGAAAATTAAAAGATTATCAAGAAGAAAAATGGACTGGCAAAGAAACCGGAACTTGGGTTAAATTTTTGCCAGATGAAAGCATTTTTAAAGAAGGTATTATTCTTGATTATGATGCTTTAAGAAAACAGATTCAAGAATTGGCTTATCTTTCTCCTGGTATGGTATTCCATTTTACCTATCTTGATAAACCAGAAGAAGAAATTACTTCAAAAAATGGTATTCTTGATTATATTAAAGATTTAAATAGTAATAAAACTTCTCTTACTTCAATTTTTTATACTGAAAATATTGAAGATAGAATTGGTGTAAAGATTGCTATGGAATATAATGATACTTATAGCGATACTTATAAGCTTTATACTAATTCAATTCCTAATAGTGGTGGAACTCATTTGACAGGTTTTAGAACAGCACTTACTACTTCTATTAATGAATATGCTCGTGATAAGGGCCTTTTAAAAGAAAAAGACGCCAATATTACAGGCGAGGAGCTTAAAGAAGGATTAAGTCTTGTTCTTTCATTTATTATGCCTGATCCAGTTTTTTCCGGCCAAACTAAAGATGTTTTATCCAGTAGTGAAGCAAGAACTATCGTTCAACGTCTTGTTTCAAAAGACTTAAAAGTTTGGCTTGATAATAATCCAAAAGATGCTAAAGCTATTGTAGATAAAGCAATGTTGGCGCGCGCCGCTCGTGAAAAGGCGAAAAAGGCTAAAGAAACTGTTCGTAAGGTTGATACCAAAAAAAGAACTATTCTACCTGGCACATTAAGTGATGCCAATAGTAAGAATAGAAGCGAATGTGAAATTTTTATTGTTGAGGGACGTTCCGCAGAAGGCCCCACTAAGGAAGCTCGCAATCGCAATACTCAAGCAGTTTTACCTGTAAGAGGTAAAATTCTTAATACTTTGAAAACAGATCTACACAAAGCATTAGGAAATAAAGAAATTAGCGCAATGATTGATGCTTTTGGTCTTGAAGTTAAAGATGGTAAAGTAATCGTTGATGAATCAAAATTACGTTATGGTAAAATTATTATTACTGCGGATGCTGATGTTGATGGAAGTCATATTCGTATTTTGTTCCTTACATTTATTTGGAAATTTGCGCCTGAGCTAATTGAAAAAGGTTATATTTATGCCGCGGTTCCCCCTCTTTATAAGGCTACCTGGGGCACAAATATTAAGTATCTTAAAGACGATGCCGCGCTTGAAACATTCAGAAAAACTATGAACCGATCTTTTGAATTAGGCCGTATGAAAGGGTACGAGGAAGTCTGGCCCTTACCTACTTTTCCGCTGATCGGCGGGGTTGCGAATTGGTAAAATTTTCCAGTTGGCGGCTAACGAGGTAGTCTCGCTGATATTTTAGGACATTTCAGGAAAAACTGAAATGAATGAGTGTTAAATATTAGTGGAGATAATCTCGTGGGAAGAACTACGATATTATCTTACTTATAATTGGTGAGGTAATTAAAATGATTGGTATTTATAAAATAACCAATAAAATAAATAACTTATCTTATATAGGACAAAGCACGCAAATAGAATAGCGTTTTAGAGAACATAAAAAATCATATAACTGGTATAGAGAAAAAAATAAAAAGTTATATAAAGACATATTAGAATATGGAATAAATAATTTTTCTTTTGAAATATTAGAAGAATGTTCTATAGAAGAACTTAATAATAAAGAATAGTATTATATAAAGTATTATAATACTTATCCTGATTAGTATAACATGACTCCCGGAGGACAATTTAACGCTGAAGAAAGTCATCCAAGTCATAAATTAACTAAACAAGATGTTATTAATATTAGGACTCGTTATAATAATCAAGAAAGAAAAAATGAAGTTTATGAAGATTATAAAAATTTAATTGGTGAATCTGGCTTCCATAAAATTTGGAATGGTGATACTTGGAAAAATATTATGCCAGAAGTATATACTACTGAAAATAAAAATTTTCATAAACATAATACTTCTAATTAGGGAAGTAAAAATGGTCGCTCTAAAATGACCGAACAAGATGTTTATCAAATAAGATTGCGTCGTAAAAATGGAGAAAATATAAGAGAAGTTTATAAAGATTATTCTGATAAACTTACATATGGTTCTTTTACGAACGTATGGAGTTATTAGAATTGGAAAAATATCGTAGTTTAATCCTGTATCGACTATCCCCTTTGTCGGGGAGTAGAAAGTATTATTGATACATACTTTCGAAAAGGTAGGCGTGATGATGGCAGTTAATACGTTAGCCGGAGCGAAGAAATAGTCAGTGCCAATAGTGATATTGGAGAAACACGTAGGCGAAATGGATACTCATGAAATGGAATTAGTTATGAATCCAGAAACTCGCACTTTGAAACAGATTACAATGGATGATATGAATCTTGTTAATAAAACATTTATGGATTTAATGGGCGAATCAGTTGGCCCTCGTAAATCTTTCATTGAGTTAAATGCAGAAAGGGCCAATATTGATGTATAAAACTGATAAAGGATATGTAAGTAATTATAAAGGAATACCTATTGAAATAATTCCTATTTGTAAAAATGACGTTGTTTTAGCTCACGTCAATAAAGATATTGATGTAATTACTTGTAGAGAACTTCACGAACAATTACAGAAGTTATTTCCAGATAATAGAGTAAATATTATTAATGATTATTTTATTGATAAAATTACTATTTTTGCTAATACTTCTTTTAATATTGATTGTGGAGAAAATGAATTTTTAGGGAGACCATCATATGATAGCGATTTATACTGATGGATCATGCCGTGGAAATGGCAAAGCAAATAATAGTGGTGGCTATGGGTTTGTTGTTATTGAATATGATAGCAATCCTGAGAATGGTGTAGTAATTGATGCTTATCAATTAAATGCTTTAGAAGATACTACCAATAACCGCGAAGAAATAAAAGCTATTCTTCATGTTTTAAAGAAATATGGTAAACATGATAATGGAGAATGGACTAATGATATTCCTATCGTATATAGCGATTCAGCTTATTGTGTAAATACTTTTACTAATTGGATGTATGGATGGGAACGTAATAATTGGATTAAATCTGATAAAAAAGTTCCAGAAAATCTTGATTTAATTAAAGATTATTATGAAACAGAAAAAGAAGTTAAAATTGATTTAAGAAAGATTTCCGGGCATAACGGTCATTTGTGGAATGAGTTAGCAGATGGTCTTGCTACTGGAAAAATTACAGTTGAGGAGGTTCTTAAAAAATATGGGAGAGATTCTGAAAACTCCGATAGTTCACGAAGTGGAGCAGTCCTTCCTGGATTACTCTTTGAGTGTAATAACTGATAGAGCAATCCCATCAGCAGAAGATGGATTAAAACCAGTAGCAAGACGTATTCTTTATGATATGTTTGATAAAGGATACTTTAATAATAAGAAGTTTGTCAAATGCGCACAGCCTGTTGGTGATGCGATGGGTCGTTTTCATCCTCATGGTGATAGTTCTATCTATGGAGCTTTATGCATTTTAAGTCAGCCTTGGACGATGCGTTATCCATTAATTTCATTTCACGGTAATAATGGCAGTCGTGATGGCGGAGAGCCTGCTGCCTATCGTTATACTGAATGTAAATTATCTAAAGTTGGCGAAGAAATGCTTGCTGATATTAAAAAGAATACTTGTGATTGGCAATTAGCTTATACAGATGTTGAGAATGAACCTGTATATTTACCAGGCAGAATTCCGCATTTACTGGTTAATGGCACTACTGGTATTGCTGTTGCTATGGCTTGTTCTTTTGCTCCACATAATTTAACTGAAATTATGGACGCAATTATTTATACTTTACGTAATACTGGATGTAAAGTTGAAGATTTACTTCAATTCGTTCAAGGCCCCGATTTTCCTACTGGTGGAACAGTTATTAATAAAGATGAATTAAAAACTGCTTATTTGACTGGTAAGGGTCGTGCTCGCATGAGAGCTGATTATATCATCGAGCATGAGAAAACGCATGATTTAATTGTATTTACTACTATTCCTTATAAAGTTTCAAAGGACACACTTTGCGAAGAAATTGATAAACTTTGTGAAGAAGGTAAACTAAATGGTATTGTTGCCATTAGAGATGAAAGCACTAAGGATGGAGTGCGTTTTGTAATTGAACTGGATAAAGGAGTTAGCGCTCAACCTATAATTGCGAAGCTTTATAAACTATCTCGTCTTGAAGAAACTTATAGTTTTAATCAAGTTGCTCTTGTTAATAAGAAACCAAAACTTTTAAATCTCAAACAACTTATTGAAATTTATATTAGTCATCAGAAAGATGTATTATTAAGAAAAACAAAATATGAATATGATAAAGCACAAGCACGTATCCATATTCTAAATGGTATTCTTAAAGCTCTTGAAGATATTGATAATGTAATTGCTCTTATTAAAAAGAGTGAAAGTGCGGTAGCTGCGCGCCAGGCTTTGATGACTCAGTATAACTTGGATGAAGACCAAGCTAAGGCAATTCTTGATATTAAATTAAGTAGACTGGCTCGTTTAGAGAAAGTTGAAATCCAAGAGGAAAGAGACAATTTAATTAAAGAGAGCGAGCGTTTAGCTTTGATCCTTAAAGATCCTACTGATGAACTTGAAAAGATTTTCATTACTATTAAGAATACTTATGGTGATGCTCGTATTACTAAAATTATTCAAGCTTCAGTAGAAAAAGAAGATAAAGAAATTGAATATGTTGAACCTGAGAAGTGTGTTGTTGTAATGACTGAGGGTGGAACTATTAAGCGTATTCCAACTGCTTCTTATCGCACTCAAAAGAAAAATGGTAAAGGAATTAAATCTCAAGAAGATATTACTTCTTGTGTTTTAAGAACTAATACTATTGACTCTTTAATGATTTTTTCTAATAAGGGTGTAATGTATCGACTTTTAGTTGATAATATTCCAGTAGGAACAAATAGTTCACAAGGTCAGTCTATTAGAAGTCTTGTAAATATGGCTCCTGATGAAAATCCTGAGACAATGTATTCAATTTATAGAGATACTGATGCTAAGTATGTATTATTTACTACTAAAAATGGACTTGTAAAAAAGACTGCTTTGGAAGAGTATATTAATACAAAGAAAAAGACTGGTATTGTTGCTATTAGTTTGCGCGAAGGGGATAGTTTAGCATCTGTATGTTTAATTAAAGATGAACCTATTATATTGACAACTAAAAATGGTATGGGGATCAAATTTAATTCTACAGACATTACAGCGACTTCTCGCGCAACCAGCGGTGTTAAGGGTATTAATCTTAACGAAGGTGATGAAGTAATTTCTGCTATGCCAATTCGTCATAATACTGATTCTGTGGCAGTATTTAGTGAAAATGGTTTAGGAAAGAAATTTTCTTTAGATGAATTGACTTTACAAAAACGCGGTGGTAAAGGACTTAGTATATATAAAATTAGTGGATCTACCGGTTTGTTAACCGCAACCGCGCTAATTGCTGATGAAGATAATCTACTTATTACAGGAGATAAAGCGTCTATTTGTATTTCTGCTAAAGATATTCCTACTCTTGGACGAATTTCTATTGGTAATCAGATTATTAGGTCTAGCAAAATTAAGTCAGTAACTAAAGTATAAAATCTTATAAGGGAGGATATAATCCTCCTTTACTTGATTTTTTTAAAAAATTTTTCTATAATATATTTAAAGATAGGACGGAAATAAATCAATGAGTTTTTCTAAAGAATTGCTTGATAAGTATGCTCCAGAAGCAGATTGTATCCAAGCAATGAAGATTTGGAAATTGCCTGATGGTAAAGAGAGTCTTTTCCCCGTTGTTTGTAATGGCGGTGAATATTTTGCTGAATTGAAGAAAGATGGATATTGGTATCAGTATGAAAAGACAGAACATTATGATTATTTATTTAGTCGTAATGTAAGTGCAAATACTGGTATTTTAACTGAGAAATTAGCAAATGTCCCTCATATTCGTGAAGCACTCAAAGATTTACCTTCCGGCACTATTTTAATAGGTGAAATTTATTATCCAGGTAAAACTTCTAAAGATGTGACTAAAATTATGGGATGTTTAGCACCTGAAGCGATTAAACGTCAGCAGTCCAGTGGATTAATCCATTATTATCTACACGATGTTATTAAATATAATGGAATTGATATTCAAAATGAGGGTGCTTGGACGCGCTATCAGGTATTGAAAGCCATTTGGAATAAGTTTAATTTAGGTCAATATTCTTATATGGAGTTAGCAGATGCAGTTCTTGATAATATTCAAGAATTTACTGCGGCCGCCCTTGCCGCGGGTGAAGAAGGTGCGGTTTTAAAAAAGAAAGATGCTCCATATGTTCCGGACAAACGACCAGCATGGTCTTCTATTAAAATTAAAAAGATGGATTATGTTGATTGTATTTGTATTGGATTTGAAGATGCTACTAAATATTATGATGGCAAAGAAATTACAACTTGGCCTTATTGGGAAAAAATTTTGGATGATGATAATATTATTCATACTCATGTTTGTCAATATGGTTGTATTGGTTGGCAACCAATTACCAAAGGCTATTATTATGGATGGAAGACATCTATGAAGTTAGGCGCCTATGATGATAAAGGAAACCTTATTGAAATTGGAACGGTATCCTCTGGATTAACTGATGAACTTAAAGAAGCTTTTGCTAGAGAACCTAAAAAATACCTTAACCGAGTAGTTTCTATACAATGTATGGAGATTAATAGCAAAGATCATACTTTAAGACATGGGTTTTTTAAAGGATTCCGCGACGATAAGAACATTACCGACTGTACTTTGGCGGAATGTTTTGACAAATAAAAAAATTTTTTGTAAAATAAACTTGTAAAAATTAAGGAAGAAAATTTTTAGATGAAAACAAAAGAACTCAAGAATCTCGCAAAGAAAATTGCTAACGCAGAATTAGTCGTTCAGACAAGTGAAGACCCGCAAGCCGTTCGTAAAGCTCAGAATCAAATTATGGAACTTTCGAGCCACGTTCACAGTCTTGATGATATTACAACCATTGATGAAATGGTTCAAGAAATTCTTGGAAAAATTCTTGACAAATAAAAAATTTTTTACTATAATATTTACATAACCTAAAGGTTAAAAGAAAAAATAAAAAAAATATTTAATTATTTAAAGGAGATTATTATTATTATGGCTATGAAGGAAAATTCTAAGAAAGTTCTTAATTATTTGAAGGAAGTTAACGGTCAGGAAGTTACTGCTGCTGATGTTGCTGAGGCTCTCGGCCTTGAGAAGCGTTCTGTTGATGGTATCTTTACTAGTGCTATTCAGCGCAAGGGTCTCGGTCTTCGCACTCCCGCTGAGGTTGAGCTTGAGGATGGTACTCATAAGCAGGTCAAGTTCCTCTCTCTCACTCCCGCTGGCATGAGCTTTGATCCCGACGCTCCTGATGCGGAGTAATTAATATAGATTATTAAGGGGTAGATATTTAATATCTGCCCCTTTCTTTTTTAAATATTTATGCTTACTTTAATAATTGCTATACTGTCGTTTATTATTGGTGGATTTTTAATATATTTTGTTTTACGTCCACGACTAAATAATATTCAAAAACTTAATGAAGAAATAGTAAAACAAAATAAAGACCTTGAATCTAAAAATATGGATTTAGATGATTAGTATACAATATTATCAACGGCAGTAAAAGCTATTACTTCTAGAAAAGAAGAAGTAGAAAATAATTTAAATATTCTTTAGTCCAAGAGAGACGAAGTTGAAAATAGCTTAAATTCTTTATAGAACCAAGCAAAACAATCAGCGGATATTTTCTATCAGCAATCAATGGAAAATGCTCGCGTTCGTCTTGAATATGATTTAAATAAACAAGAATTTAAATATACAAAAGCTAAAGAAGAATATGAAAATGAATACCAATCAACTCTTGTTGATTGTTCTTTAGAATTATCTAATTTAATTAATTCTAAAAAAGAAGAATTAAATAAATTAGATGAAGAAATTCAATTACATAGTAGAGAAGTCGCAGCCGCGGTTGATGCAGCGAAACGCGCAGAAGAAATTAAATCCCAAGCTGATTTTTATAAATTACAATTGCCTCAAATAGATATTGATGAAATCAGCCTTCTCCGCTCTATTGAACCAAGACTTCGCGATAAAGATATACTAAACAAAGTAATTTGGAAGAGCTATTATGAAAAACCAACTACTGATTTGATTGGTCGAGTAATTGGCTCAGGAGTTCACACAGGAATTTATAAAATTACTAATTTAGAAAATCAAATGTGTTATGTAGGTTAGGCAGTAGACCTTTCCGCACGTTGGAAACAACATATTAAACGCGGAATTGGCGCCGAATCCGCTACACGCAATAAACTTTATCCTGCTATGTTAGCTATTGGAGTAGAAAATTTTAGTTTTGAAGTAATAGAAGAATGCTCTCGTGAAGAGTTAGATGCACGAGAAGATTATTGGCAAGACTATTTTAAAGCCAAAGAATTTGGGTATAGTATAAAATGATGTATAGAATAATTGATAAACGTGGAACTGGAAAAACGAGTAGATTAATATTGTTAGCCAAAGAGAAAAATGCTATTATTGCTTGCTCTAATCCTAATGCTATGAGAACTAAGTCAGAAGGATATGGAATTGTTGGAATTAATTTTATTTCATATCACGATTATATTAATGGGAATTACCCAAAAGGCAGTATGGTATTTATTGATGAACTTGATTGTTTTGTCCGTTCTCTCGGGCATAATCTTAATGGATATACTTTAAGTAATGAGGATTGATTATGAAGAATAATAAAATCGTCAGTAATGTAAGAGTCTATGATTTGCCGGAAAGTATGGTTGCTGCTGGATATCCAATGAGAACAGATACAGAGCAACATCCAATTGACGACAGAGATATGGCAAGATGTTAGAATCTTGTATCTGCTACGAAAAGTGGAAATATGGCTCATGCTTAGTTTTTAACGGGAATTAGAGTTAATTTTGATTTAACTTTTTCTAATAAAGCATGGGTCGAAGCAGAAAGATATAGATTCCTTGAATTTGTATCTTCGCAGTCTACAATGCATTGTATTACAAAATTTGATTTAGACGAGCAATATAATGAATATGTTGATCCAAGAATCATTGAAATAATGCGTGAAAAAGTTGATATTTATAATCAACTTTTAAGTATTATTGATAAAATTAAGCATTGTGAAACTGAAAATAAAAATTAGAAAATTAAAATGCTCTAGCAATTAGAGGAAATTAGAAAAGAAAAATATCTTGAAATTCTATACTCTAATCCTGCTGGATTTTTACTTACTGCAAGATTAACTACTAATTATAGATGTTTAAGAAACATATATATTTAGAGAAAAGACCATCGTCTTCCCGAATGGAGAGAGTTCTGTAGATGGATTGAAACTCTTCCTTATGCGGAAGAACTATTGGTAAATTAATCATAACTTGATTTTTCTAAATAAATATTATATAATATTTATATAAGATAAAGAAAGGTTATAGACTTTTTAAAATGAGTAAAAAACAAGCATTTATTGATTATGTTGAAGAATTAATTGTTGCAACTGATGAAAATCGCTATCCAGTAGTAATGAGTGAAGATGCTCGTATTTATTGGGAAGCGTTAAAAGCTAAAGAAGAAACTGAAAAACCTCTGTTTACTGAAGGCGGAAAAGCTATTCTTAAATGGATGCAGGATAATAATAAAGATATTCCTCTTGTTAAATCGAGAGAAATCGCAGAACATCTTGGAGTATCTAGCCGTGGAGTTGCGGGTTCCATGCGTAAATTAGTATCTGATGGTTTCGTAGAAAAAGTTAGTCAAGATCCAATTATTTATACTTTAACAGAAAAAGGAAAAAATATTAATTTATTGAATTTATTTAATTAAGGAGAAATTTATTTATGAAGAAAGTAATGGAAAATGCTACTCATATTGAAGGTATCTTGTACGAACATGCTTTGGAAAATAAGGTGACCGGACAAAATTCTAAGAATCCCGGCACTCCTTTTATTTCTGGTACTATTAGTATTGCTACTGATAATGCTCTTACTAATATCGTCCAGGTTCATTTTACTTATGTAACTCAAACCACTGCCAAGGGTGCTCCTAATGCTACATACAGTATTCTTCAGAATATTATTGATGGTACAATTGGTAATTATATGGCTGATGGAGAGGATAAAGCTGCTAAGCTTCGTGTTGATTCCGCAATTGGTCTTAATGAATTCTATTCCGACCGTAATGGTAAGGAAGAGCTTGTAAGTACCAAGCGCAATGAAGGCGGTTTCGTTCATACTACTAACACCCTTATTGATGATGAAAAACAGCGCAATACTTTTAAGTGCGATATGATTATCACCAATGTAACTCATGTTGATGCTGATGAAGAGCACAATATTCCTGAAAAGGTAATTGTTAAGGGCGCAATTTTCGATTTCCGCAAGTCCTTGCTCCCTGTTGAGTTTACTGCTACCAACCCTGGGGCTATGGCTTATTATGAGGGCCTTGGCGCTTCTCCTTCTGAGCCTGTATTTACAAAGCTTTGGGGTCGTCAGGTATCTGAAGTAATTAAGCGTGAAATCCGTGAAGAGTCCGCATTTGGCGATGATAATGTTCGTGAGGTTCAGAGCACTCGTAAAGACTTCGTTATTACTGGCGGGGCTAAAGAGCCTTATGTTTGGGATGATGAAAGTTCTATTACCGCAAAAGAACTTACTGAAGCAATGGCAGCTCGTGAAACTTATCTTGCTACTTTGAAGCAGCGCCAAGATGAATATAAAGCTTCTAAGCAGAATGCTACTGCATCTACATCTGCACCTGCAGCTACCGAAGGTTTTAAATTCTAATTAATGAATTAGCCATTAAATAAAGATGGCCTCTTAATAAGAGGCCATCGTTCTAAAGTTAATTTATATGATGATGATTCTTATATACCAAATTTAAAAGAAATACTTGAAGAAGTTCTTAAAGAAATAATGATAAAAAATAATAAGGAGAAATAACACAATGGCTATTGATTTAACTAAAATTCAACCTCACAAAGTAAGTAAAGACCTTTCTGGTTATATTACTTTTATTTATGGTAAGCCTAAGACCGGCAAGACTACTTTGGCAACTCAAATGCCTAATTCTTTGCTTTTAGCTTTCGAGCAAGGCTATAACTGTCTTCCCGGAGTTATGGCCGCGGATATTACTTCTTGGGCTGAAATGAAGCAGGTATACCGTGATTTGAAGCGTCCAGAAGTAAAGGCAATGTATAGTGCTATTATTGTAGATACTATTGATGAAGCTGCAAAATACTGTGAAAAGTATATTTGTAATCAAAATCAGATTGAATCCCTTGGAGATCTTGGGTATGGTAAAGGCTGGTCTAAGTTTAAGGATGAATTTAATGAAGTTTTCAGAGGTTTGACTCGTCTTGGATATGCAGTCTTTTTCATTGGACATGAAAAGGAACAAACTGTTACTCGTCCTGATGGAACCGAAGTTGTCGCAGTAAGACCTAATCTTTCTCAGTCTACTCGCACTATTATTACTGGTATGGCTGATGTTTATGGATACGCTCACCAAAAGTCCGCAGGTCAAATGTCTGTTTTAACTCTTCGTTCTGGTAATGATCTTATTGACTGCGGCGGCCGCTTTAAGTATATTGAAAGCGAAATTCCTATGAATTATGATAGCCTTATTAATGCTATTCATGAGGCTATTGACAAAGAAGCCGCAGATAATGGTGGTAAATTTGTCACCGATGAAAAGATGACAGTCGCTCCCGAAGCTCCTACTTATGATTATGAAGCGCTTATGGCAGAATTCCAAAATCTTGCTGGGGATATGATGAATAAGAACCCTGGATTCTTTGGTCCTCGTATTACTCAGATTATTGACAAATATTTGGGTAAGGGTAAGAAAATTTCTGATGCCACTCCCGAACAGGCAGAATTTGTATCTTTAATTGTTGGTGAAATTAAAGATGATCTTCTTCCTCAAATGGGGAATAAGTAAATAAGATATAATTTATAACCGGAGTGATAAAAGTCGCTCCGGTTTGACTTTTATTTAAAAATATTGTATAATATTTATATAAAGTAATGGAAAGGAGTAATTTATATACATAAAGTTAAATGTATTTATTGTCAGCAAACTTTTGATAGAGATAAGTTTCCTTACGTTCAAGTAAAATCTCGAAGATACGCTCATCCTGAATGTGCTAAATAGGCTGAAAATGAAGACACTCCTTTACAAGTTCATAATCCGCCCGAAAAAGTAAAAACAAAAGAAGATTTAGATAAAGAAAAATTTGAAGAATATGTAAAAAATTTATTAGGTGAATCATATATCAACGCTCGCGTCCGCAAGCAAATGAATGATTATATTAAAGAATATCAATATACATATTCTGGAATGTTAAAAGCCTTGGTTTATTTTTATGAAGTTAAAGGACATGATAAAAATAAAGCTAATGGTGGAATTGGTATTATACCTTTTATTTACAAAGACGCTTACAATTATTATTATAATCTTTGGATGATTCAACAATCTAATAAAGATAAAAATGTTATTGATTACGTTCCTAAATTAAAGGAAATAAAAATTCCTATTCCTAAAAAAGAACCTCGAAAAAGATCAGTTTTTACATTTTTAGATGAATAGGAGGAGTTAAATGCCGAGTAAATATGTAGATCCAACCGCAATTACGCAAGTTATAGGATGTGTATATAATACTCCTCAACTTTTGGATTTTACTGATAGATATACAATAACTGATGAAGATTTCACTGATGAATTTCATAGAATTGTCTTTGGAGCAATTTATAAAATTCATGAATTAGGTGCTTAGAAAATCACATTAGAAAATATTAGTGATTTTCTTTCTTCTCGTCCTAAATATGAAGCGACTTTTAAAGTTAATAAGGGTGAAGAATGGCTATTAAAAGTATCTGAAAACGCAAAACCTTTATCATTTGATTACTATTATGGTCGCTTAAAGAAAATGTCTTTACTTCGTGCTTATGATAGATATGGCATAGATGTTTCTTTTATTTATGACCCTGATAATATTTTAGATACTGAAAAAAAGCAATTACAAGAAGATAATCTTGATAATTCTTCATTAGAGCATATCGCGCAATTAATTGATGACCGTATAGAACAAATCAAATATGAATATGTAAATGATGTAGAAGGAATCGCCGTTCAAGCAGGCGACGGAATTTTTGAATTACTCGATGATTTAGAACAACATCCAATAGCAGGAAGCCCTCTATATGGGCCACTAATCAATACAGTTACTCGTGGAGCAAGACTTAAAAAATTTTATTTGCGGTCTGCGGCAACTGGTGTAGGTAAAACTCGTTCTATGATTGCGGATTCGTGCTATATTGCTTGTAATAAAATATATGATGATACTTTTGGAACTTGGATTAAAAATGGAATTCAAGAACCAGTATTATATATCACAACAGAGCAAGATAAAAATGAAATTCAGACGATGATGCTTGCTTTTCTTTCTAATGTAAATGAAGAACATATCATTTATAATGAGTATGAAGGAAATGAGAAAGAGCGTGTAATAGAAGCCGCGAAAATTCTTAAAGACAGTCCATTATATATTCGTGAGTTGCCTGATTTCTCATTACAAGACGTCGAAAATGAAATTAAAAAAGGTATCCGCGATCATGATGTAAAGTATATTTTTCACGATTATATTCATACAAGTATGAAGATTCTTGAAGAGATTACTCGTCGTAGTGGTGGAGTAAAACTTCGTGAAGATAATATTCTTTTTATGTTGTCTAATAAATTAAAAGATATTTGTAATCAATACGGTGTTTTTATTATGTCAGCAACTCAGTTAAATGGTGATTATGTTGATTCTAAAACACCAGACCAAAATCTTTTGCGCGGCGCAAAATCTATCGCAGATAAAGTGGACTATGGGTCAATCCTTTTAAACGTTCAAGATGATGATTTGGTTTCATTAGAAAAGATATTAAATACTAAATTATTTGATACTCCAACTATTAAAATGTCTGTTTATAAAAATAGACGTGGTAGATATAAAGGAGTTATTTTATGGTGTAAGGCAGATTTAGGAACTTGTAGAATTACGCCTATGTTTTGTACGACATATGCTTATGAACTTGTTCCTATTGATGATATAAAAATTACTCTTGAAGAGGAAAGTGCTTTTTAAAATTAAGGAGAAAAAATATGAAGAGTGGTAATATTGAATACAAAATGAGTAATAGAATGGCTAAGGAAATTATTCGTACTTATAAGACTATTCCTCGTTTGGCAAAGCTTCGTCCGCAAGAAATGCTTATTCATTATGTTAATGAACAGTGTGGACTTATGAGAAATTGTTCTAAAGTAATTACTTATGATAGTATTTGATAAATCAGAAATTCGTCAAGCTCTTGGGCTTGAAAATATTTATGATTTATTAATTGAATGGGGCGGAGATCCTGAATATACAGAATTCGGGATTCTCTCTTCCACTATTTGTCATAATCCTCCTGGAGAAGGTAGTAGAAAACTTTATTTCTATGAAAATACTGGATTATTTAGATGCTACACTGGATGCGATTCTGCATTTGATATTTTTGAATTATGCTCTAAAGTAATGAAAATTCAGTATGATGAAGAATTTGATTTAAATGATTCAGTTTTATGGGTTGCTCGTCGTTTTGGTTTATCAGGTATGATAAAAGATGACGATATGGGTAAAACATTAGAAGACTGGAAAATTTTATCGAATTATTCTCGTATTCAAGAAATTGAATTAAAAGATAATAAAGTTATTTTAAAAGATTATGATGACTCTATTCTGGATAGATTAAATTATAATATCAAAATAATTCCTTGGCTTAATGAAGGAATTTCTCAAGAAACAATTAATAAAGCTCATATTGGTTTTTATCCAGGAGCAGACCAAATTACAATTCCTCATTATGATATTAACGGAAGATTTGTCGGTTTGCGCGGCCGCACTATGTGTAAAGATGAAGCTGAATTATATGGTAAATATAGACCAATGAAAATAAATAATCAACTATATAATCACCCTCTTGGAATGAACTTATATGGATTAAATTGGTCTAAAAATGCCATTGGCATAATGAAAAAAGCAATAATTTTTGAAAGTGAAAAATCAGTATTGAAATATGCTACTAATTTCGGTTGGAATAACAATATATCAGTAGCTTGTTGCGGAAGTAATGTTTCTTCGCATCAAATTCAATTATTATTAGATAGTGGCGCGCAAGAAATTATAATTGCTTTTGATAGACAATTCCAAGAAATTGGAGACGCGGAATTTCAACACTTAAAATTAAATCTTTTAAAGATTAGAACTAAATTTAAAAATGATGTGCTTATATCTTTTATTTTTGATAAAAATATGATTACAAAATACAAAGATTCACCAATTGATGATGGTAAAGAAAAATTTTTACAATTATATAAGGAAAGGATATTTATATGAATGATGATTATGATATTCCTATTTCTATAAATGATACAATTATTTCATTGAGTGCGCAAATTGAAGGATTAAAAAAACAAAGAGATAGTTTGCTCCGAAGTTGTATTTATTGCGATAAATGTAATAAATATTATGATAAAACCAGTAATTGTATTTCAAGCGGAATTGAAACTCGAAAAGTAATTAGGTATAATGGAGATTTAGAAAAAGGATATACGGAAATGGAAATTCCTGTTCTTTTTCATATTTGTCCATTAGGGCATAAGATGGGAGAGAGGGGTTTATGACAGGTATTGTCTGGTGTAATACTTTCATTGAAGGAACTGAACAATTAGAAAGAATTGAAGAACAATATAAAGCAATGGGTATAAAACCAATAGAAAAAAATAAATCTATCAATCGTTATTCTATAGTTTTTGAAAATGAAGATTACTGGAAAGTAGTTATTTCTACTGAAAATGCCAGAGGCCATAAGTGTAATATTTCTTATATTTCTCGTCAAACCCCTCTTTCAGTTATTGAAACTATTATTTTTCCATGCACAAGAGCCCTTCCTTATACTGCTTATCATTATTATGGTGATCCAGTAGGAGAGGACTGATATGAATAAGTAAATTATAGAAATTTTTAAATAATAGTGGTGGTATTATGAAAGGAGGTTGAATAGCCTATGGACTATCAACTAAAAGCTCCTCGCATCCCGCAGTATTCGGCGGTCGAACAGGTGCTAACCAATAGAGGAATTAAATTACAAGATATTTCTCATTATCTTAATACCACTGATGATGACATTATAGAGCCAGCAACTATTGATAGAATAGAAAGTGGCGCAAAAATGCTCGTCAAACATATAGCACAAAATGACAAAGTTCTTATATAGGTAGATAGTGATTGTGATGGCTACACTTCGGCGGCCGCTCTCATGAATTACCTATACTGTCTTTTTCCTGCGTTTGTGCTAAACAATATTTTTTATCGTGTCCATGCAGGAAAACAACACGGAATTATACCAGATAGTATTGATAAAGATATTAAATTAGTAATAGCTCCAGATTCTTCATCAAATGATTATTTAGAACATGAATATTTATATAAAAATGGTATTGACGTGTTGGTAATAGACCACCATGAAGCTGATAAAATATCATAGTATGCTTGTATTATTAACAATCAATTATGTGATTATCCAACTAAATCTTTATCTGGCGTAGGAATGGTTTATAAGTTTTGTTGTTATATTGATGAACTTATGAACGTTCATTATGCGGATCATATATTAGATTTAGTTGCTCTTGGAATGGTGGCTGACATGATGGATATGCGTGATTTTGAAACAAAACATTTAATTAATAAAGGCTTACAACAAATCACCAATCCTTACTTCAGAGGCATAATCAATAGAGATTAGTTTCATTTTAATAATGAGATTACGCCTATTGGAGTAGCTTTCTATATTGCTCCTTTAGTTAATGCAACTACTCGTGTTGGGACGCAAGAAGAAAAGCTCATGCTATTCGAATCAATGCTTGATTTTAAGGGATACGAACTTGTCCCTTCAACAAAGCGTGGATGTAAAGGTCAAGCAGAGACGAGAGTAGAACAAGCTTGTCGTAATTGTACTAATATCAAGAATAGGCAAACTAAAATCAGAGACACTAGCTTGGAAAAAATTGAATAGATAATCGCAAATCAAAATCTTTTAAGTAATAAAATCTTAGGAATTAAGTTAGATGGATTTGCTGCTGATAAAAATTTGACTGGTTTAATAGCTAATCAATTAATGAGTAAATATCAACGTCCTGTTTTAATTCTTAATAAAACAATAGACGAAAAGACTCAACAAATTTGTTGGGAAGGCTCCGGCAGAGGATACGACAAATCCGCACTTAAGGACTTTAGAGAATTTTGTCAAAAATCAAATTTAATTATGTATGCAGAGGGACACCCTAATGCTTTTGGATTTGGTATTATTGATGAAAATTTTGATAAATTTATCGAATATGCGAATTCTGCTTTACGAGATTTTGATTTCACCCCAATTTACAGTGTTGATTTTATTTATCACACTAATGATTTAGTTGGAAAAGATATTATTGATATCGCTCAACTTAAACCACTTTGGGGCCAAGGGGTAGAAGAAGCATCTATTGCCGTTGAAGGAATAAAAGTTGCGTCTAATAACTTAACTTTAATGTCAAAAGATAAAAATCCTACCTTGAAGATAACTATGCCTGATGGCATCAGTTTAATCAAGTTTAAGTCGTCCGAGGAGGAATACGAGAAATTGTATTCTGAATAGGGTTATGTGACAATTAATATCGTTGGTAAATGCGAACGAAATATATGGAATAATAATATTAGTCCTTAGATTATTATAGAAGATTACGAAATTGTAGATAGGGCTGCTTATTATTTTTAATAATTGACACTACGACTAATAGACTTAAAAAACCTATTAGGAGGAAATCATTTATGAAAAGATATAAGATTTTAGCAGGAAGTATTATTTGTTTTATACTAATTTTTATTTTACAAACATCTGCTCTTGCTTTAAATTATAGCGAAATTGCTACTTTTTCGGAAGCTTACATCCCTTCTGAATCATCAACTGTATATAATTTCTTAACAGAAGAAACTGCTGATATGGAGCCTATGAGTAGAGAAATTAGCGATACAGTTAATCGTAAAGAACTTAAATCTCTGATCCAAGAATATCAAGAGATTGTAAATAGCGCTCATGACTTAGCCGAAGCAACAAGAGCACTAGGATATGATGAAAATCATCCTATTATTGAATTTGCTAAAAAAGAATATGAAACTGCTAATGAATATTTAGAAATTTATCAAAATCGTTTAAATGAAATTAATTCTCAATGGAATGATAAATTATCTACCTATCCAGTAGCAACAGAAATTTGGCTTTATATGAAAGACCAAGGTTGGAATGACGCGGTTTGCGCTGGCATTTTAGGTAATATGATGGCGGAATGTGGCGGACATACTTTATCCTTACAGCCAACTGCTTCTAATAAATATTATTATGGAATTTGCCAATGGAGTAAAGGATATCCAAGTGTTTGGTATTCTAATTTAGATTCACAATGTGAATTCTTAATAAATACTATTGAATATGAATTTAATACTTTTGGTTCTTCATATAAAAGAGGATTTAATTTTAATTCTTTTTTAAATTTAAATGACGAAAAAGAAGTTGCGAAAGCATTTGCGAAATGTTATGAGCGTTGCGGGTCAAGTTCTTTAAATCAAAGACAAAAGAATGCGACCATTGCTTATAATTATTTTATTAATTAATTTTATGGCTATATGAAGATTTATTTCTTCATATAGCCATTATTTTCATTTATGGAGTAAATTATGGAAAAACTTAATTATTATGATGATGATATCAATATGATATGGCAATCAAGTCCATAGGAAAGTGGAGAAGCCCTTAAAAAGCTTTCAAGAACTTTAGCATCTTATAATTATGAATACGAAAAAGCTAATGATGAAATAAATAATCAATTGGCTAAGTTAGGAATTTCTTCCGAAGAAAAATTATTTGATGTATTAAATAAATTAGCAGACATATGGATTAAAGCTTCCACTACCGGTTATAAAGAAGAAGGATACTGGCCCGAACCGGGAACAGACGAAGAAACCGACAAGTCAAATGAAAAAAGTGATTTAGAAATTTTTGGGGAAAAACTTAAATCTGAAATTTTTTCTGAATCTAATCCGCATACAGAAACTATCTCTTTTGGGCCTCCTATAACAATTGAAGCAGATAATACAGACAAAGAATTTATTATATTCTAAATTTGACTAAATAATTAAAATATGGTATTATATAAATATAAATGAAGAAAGAAGAAAAACATTATGGATTTAAAAGAAATGATAGATAAAGCTCATAAATACGATAATAGTTTAGAATTTTTTAATGAAAGAGAAAAACATACTAAAGGCTATATGTATGATAGTCTTTGCTATAGATACCAATTAGCCCGCTATAAAGCTATGAAGGAAGATATTGAAATGTATATTAATAGTAGAGGATATTCTAAAAAAGAAGCTGAAAGTGCAGCTAGAGACCTTTATGAAAGAGATTGTATGCGTTTCTATCAAATTCTTAGTGAAGCAATTGGAGAGCATGATTAATGTGGATTTACTGGAAAGAGCAATGTAATTATTGTTCTAATTATGAAAATTGTAGTTATTATAATAAAGCCCAAGAATTAATCTCTAAATTAGATAATATAGATAGACATACTACTGGCGTTTATGGAACATTAAAATGGGCTTGTGATTATTTTATTGTAGATAAAGATAAATATTATAGATTAAATCCTGGAGAGTGTTATAATGGAATTAACTCGTAAACAAGAAGAAGGATTAAAAATTGCGGTTGAGCGCTATTACGCTCGAGAACGTTGGACTTGTATAGCAGGATATGCGGGAAGTGGAAAAAGCACTTTAATTAAATTTATTATTTCTGCCCTTGATGTTGATCCAGAAGAAGAAGTTTGTTATGTCGCATTTACAGGTAAGGCCGCGACCGTGCTACAACAGAAAGGATGCCCTAATGCTACGACCGCGCACAAACTCTTATATAAAGCCAAAATGATGGCTAATGGAACTTTTAAATTCTTCCCAAGAGATAATAGTGAATTGGCGCAGTATAAAGTAATCGTTGTTGATGAAGTGTCAATGTTGCCTAAGAAATTATGGGATCTAATGTTAACTCACGGTATTTATATTATCGCGGCTGGAGATCCCGGTCAATTGCCACCTGTAGATCCTAATGAAAATAATCATGTATTAGATAAACCACACATTTTTCTTGATGAAATTATGCGTCAAGCGCAAGATAGTGAAATTATTCGTTTTTCAATGTGGATTAGAGAAGGTAAATCTTTAATTTCTTATCGTCCTGAAGGAAAACAAGTAAGAGTATATGATAAAAGTCAAGTTATACCTGAAATGTATGATTGGGCTGATTAGATTATTTGTGCTAAAAATGCTACAAGAACTAAGATAAATAATCTTGTTCGAGAAAGAAAAGGTTTTAATCCTGACGTTCCCCAAATTGGAGATAAAATTATTGGATTACACAATAACTGGGATTTTATGTCTGAAAAACGAGTATGGGCTTTAACTAATGGCACTGTTGGAACTATTGAAGATTTTTATACAGAAGATATTCGAGTTCCTTATTATATTTCAGAAGTTCCTATTACTTATATGTTTACTCAAATTGTTTTAAGTGATGGAGATAAATTTTGTGGAACTCCAATTGATTATAAACAACTTATCACCGGAGAGGGAACTCTTACAGGTAGTTAGTGTTATCAATTAAGAAATAATAAACAATGCCTTGATCCTCCACTTGATTTTTCCTATGCTTATGCTATTACTTGTTGGAAAGCTCAAGGTAGTGAATATGGAAAAGTATTGGGATTTGAGGAAAATCATCCCTTTGATAAAGAAGAACATAAAAAATATTTATATACTATGGCAACAAGAGCCAGTGATAAACTAGTAATTATAAGGAAGTAATAAATGAAAAAAATATTATCAATAGATTTTGATATTATAATGTCTCCTTGTATTCAACTTTATAACAATTATTCAACTGATGATTGGGAAGCATTATGTTCTCATTTTGAAATTTTAAAATTTGCTAAACCTGATTATATTCATTTTAAAAGGGTTTTACAACTTTTATTAAAATTAAGTAAAAGTATGAAAAAAGAGAACATTCATTTTATTGCTTCGCATGAAATGATTGCTACTTATATTGATAAAAATATAGATGATACCATATCTTTAATTAATATAGATCATCATCATGATATTGCTTATACAGACAAAGACATTGAAGATAAAATTGAGAATTTAAATTGCGGAAATTGGGTGAAGTATTTGTCTGAAGAAGGAAAATTAGAAAATTATGTTTGGATTAGAAATGAAGATTCAACTAATTATCCAGAAGATAGAAAATTTAATTTTTCTTCTACTCCTATTATAGAATGTAATTTAGGAACGATTGATACTCCTGATGAACTATTTATTTGTTTATCTCCTCAATGGATTCCACCCCATTTAAGATGTCTTTTTTATATTATTGTAGATATATTTAATAGTATTTATGATACTGAATTTAAAGTTCAAGGAGACGAAGAAGATAATGTTAAATGCATCTAATTTAAATTCAAGTATTAATGCTATACTTGAGAATAATATGTTTCTTAAAGACGCGGATTTGGCTTAGGATTTAAATTCTAATTTAGAACTTTTTACCTATAATTTAAATACAGAATTAGATAGGCTAAATTCTATGGCTTGTGATAGTATGAATAAAATATCAACTCGATCAAAAGATTTTGCTAATTTTTTAAGAGATATTCGTTCTGTATGCGATAATTATATTTCTTCATTTGATTGTTATTAAATAATATGGTATTATATAAATATAAATGAAAGATGAAAGGAATGTGCGAATGAGATCATATTTCGGGATTCACAATCATACAATGTATTCAAATTTGCGCTTGCTAGACTGTATTAATAGACCGCAAGCACTAATTGATAAAGCAATAGAATTAGGATTATCAGGAATAACAATTACAGACCACGAATGTCTTTCCGCGCATATGGAAGTAAATCAATTTGCGAAAAAATTGAGAGAAGAAAATCCTAATTTTACTATTGCTCTTGGAAATGAAATTTATCTTACGGATACACGAGATAGAGGACAAAAATATTACCATTTTATTCTTATCGCTAAAGATGCTATCGGACATAAAGCATTAAGAGAATTGAGTTCTATTGCTTGGACTCATAGCTATGTCGATAGGCGTATGGAGCGAGTTCCTACCTTAAAGAGTGAACTTGAAATGGTAATGGAACAATATAAAGGGCACGTTATAGCTACAACTGCTTGTATTGGCGGAGAACTTGGTAGTTGTATTTTACCAATGTTTCAAGCTGAATTAAATAAAGATATTGAAACTCAAACTAAATACTACAATCAAATAATTGATTATATCAATTTTTGTATTAAAGTATTTGGAAAAGAAGATTTTTATCTTGAGTGCGCGCCTTCTACAGATGCCGAACAAATAGTGGTAAATCATAAAATTTATCAAATTGCTAAGGCATTTGATTTAAAAATGGTAGTTGGAACAGACGCGCACTATTTAACCAAAGAAGATAGACCCATTCATAAAGCATATCTTACTTCTAAACCAGGAGAAAGAGAAGTTGATGATTTCTATAAATTTACTTATCTAATGACAAGTGATGAAATTTTTGAATTAATGGAACCCTATGCTAATGATTGGGATAAAAGTAATAAAACAGGAAAAGAATTAGTAAATTGGATTCTTGACAATACTCAAGAAATTCAAAATAAAATTTCTTTTTATTCACTGGAAAGAAAACAAATTATTCCAAAAGTTGAAGTAAAAGATTATAAAAAAGGATTTATTCCATCAGAATGGTTTGATAAATATCCAATTATTTGTTCTTTAATTAATAGTGATAATATTCAAGAGAGATATTGGATAAATGAATGTATTAAAGCATTACAAGAAAAACAACTTTATTATAATGAAAATTATTTAGAACGACTTGAAATTGAAGCTGATATTATAAAAGATATTGGTGAAAAATTAGATGACTGTCTTTTTGCTTATTTTAATACTTTCCAACATTATATTAATTTATTTTGGGAGTGCGGAAGTATTGTAGGTCCCGGACGCGGTTCCGCCACTGGATTTTTATCTAACTATCTCTTAGGTATTACTCAACTAGATCCAATTCGTTGGGGACTTCCATATTGGAGATTCTTAAATAAAGAACGTGCGGAATTACCAGATATTGATATTGATCTTGCCCCAAGCAAGCGTCCCGCAATTTTCAAAGCTATTAGAAAAGAACGTGGAGAATTAGGATTAGTTCAAGTTGCTACTTTTGGAACTGAAGGCACTAAACAAAGTATTTTAACTGCTTGTCGCGGATATAGAAGTGAAGAATTCCCAGAAGGAATTGATGTTGATAACGCCCAATATATGTCTTCATTAATCCCACAAGAACGTGGATTTTTATGGCCTATTCACGATGTTATTTATGGTAATGAAGAAAAAGACCGCAAACCCGTTCAAGCATTTATTCGAGAAGTAAATCAATATCCTGGTCTTTTGGATATTATTATTTATATCGAAGGAATGGTTAATAAACGTTCTTCTCATGCTTCTGGTGTTATTTTATATGGTGATGATCCATTCGATACCGCATCATTTATGAGAACTCCTAGTGGAGATATGATTACTTGCTGGGACCTTCATAAAGCAGAAGCCGCAGGAGATACCAAGTATGATTTCCTCGTAACTGAAGCTTCTGATAAAATCATTACCTGTTATCAATTACTTTTAAAAGATAAGCAAATTCCAGAATTATCTTTACGAGAGTTTTATAATAAGTATATTCATCCAGAAGTAATAGATACAACCGACCAAGCAATTTGGGACCACCTAGCGGCTGGCGATGTGTTAGATGTATTCCAATTTTCCACAGGCGTTGGTCTTGCCATCGCAAAACGTCTTAAACCTCAAGACCCTATGGAAATGACTGCGGCCAATGCTATGATGCGTCTTATGTCTGAAAAAGGAAAAGAATCTCAGCAAGATAGATATTATCGTATTCAGCATTCAGGTATTGAAGTATTTGATAATGAAATGAAAGCTTAGCATCTTCCGCAAGAATTAATTGATAAGATGCATAAGCATTGTGATAAATATTACGGTTGTTGCCCTATCCAAGAGCAAATGATGGAAATTCTTATGGATGTAGCTCATTTTACTCTTGGTGAAGCAAATACTGCTCGTAAAATTGTTGCTAAAAAGCAAATGGCTAAAATCCCACAATTAAGAGAACAAGTATTTAGTAAGTTTGATAATGAAAAATCTGCTGAATACTTTTGGGAAATTGCGGTTGCTCCTCAATTAGGATATGCATTTAGTCTCAACCACTCTCTTCCTTACTCTTTTGTAGCAATTCAAATGATTTACTTAGTAATTCATTTTAATCCTATTTATTGGGATACTGCCTGTTTAATTGTTAATAGTGGTTCTCTTGAGGATAACAGCGAAGAAGAAATTGTAGATATTTATGCGCCCGAGGGTGATGATTTAGCAAATGGAGTAACGTTTGAAGACCTTCCTGATAAAAGTGGTAAGATTCGTAAAACTGCGGCCACTGATTATGGTAAAATTGCTAAAGCTATTAGCGATATCCAAAAAGCCGGAATTGAAGTTGGTCTTCCTGATATTAATAAATCTAAATTCGGGTTTGCTCCTGATATTGAAAATAATAAAATTCTTTTTGGATTAAAAGGTATGCTAAATGTTGGCGATGAATTGGTTAATACAATTATTGCTAATCGTCCTTATTCAAATCCTAAAGAATTTTTATATCGCATTAAGCCTGGTAAACAAGCTATGATTTCTCTTATCAAAGGAGGCGCCTTTGACAATATGATGGATAGAAAAGAATTAATGGTTTGGTATATTTGGGAAACTTGCGATAAGAAAAAGAGAATTACTCTTCAGAATATGGGCGGACTTATGAAATATGATCTTCTTCCAGAAGAAAATGAAAATCAAATTATGGCCCGTCGCATTTATGAATTTAATAGATATCTAAAAGCAATTTGTAAAACTACAAGAAATAATGGTTTATATCAACTTGATGAACGTGCAATTAATTTCTTAGTAGAAATTGGAGAAGATAATAACATTCAATTTGACGGAACTGACTATTATTTAAGCGAAAATATTTGGGATAACATTTATCAAAAATGGATGGATATATTCCGCGCTTGGATAGCAAATAATAAAGATGAAATTCTAAATAATTTAAATATGAAAATATTTAAAGATGATTGGGATAAATACGCAAGTAAGAACAATTTGTCTGCTTGGGAAATGGAAGTTCTTTGTTATTATTATCATACTCACGAATTAAATAATATTAATAACAATAAATACGGATTTGTAGATTTCTTTAAGCTTCCGGAAGAACCAATTATTGATAGAAGTTTTACTAAAGGAAATCATACTATTCATATCTATAAGTTATTTAAGATTTGCGGAACTTGTATAGCAAAAAATAAAACTAAAAGCACCGTAACTATTCTTACTACTACTGGTCCTGTAGAAGTAAAGTTTAGAAAAGAATATTTTAGTTTGTTCGATAAGCAAATCTCAGAGCGTGGTGCAGATGGGACTAAACATATTGTTGAAAAATCTTGGTTTAATCGTGGAAATATGATTGTAGTTTCTGGTATTCGCAATGGAGACAATTTTATGTCAAAGAAATATGCTTCTTCTGGAGGACATCAATTATATAAAATTGATGAAATTTTATCTAATGGAGATTTAATCTTAAAAGATGCTCGCTATCAAGGAGGAATTGAAGAAGATGTATAAAATTATCGCATTATGTGGAAAATCTGGGGCTGGAAAAGATAGTCTAATGATGGCTATCTTTTCCCACTTAGAAAAATATTTAAATCCTATTATAAGCCATACTACACGCCCAAGACGTGAAAAAGAAATAGCAGATGAAAGTTATCATTTTGTTTTAGAAGATGAATTTCTAACATTAATTGATGAAAATAAAATGTTAGAAACCACCAATTTTAACAATTGGTATTATGGCACAAGTATTGATAGTTTATCTAATGATAAAATTAATATTGGCGTTTTTAATCCTGATGGAATTATGAGTCTTCTTGAAGATGATAGAATTGAATTAGAAATATATTATATCACCGCGAAAGGAAAAACTCGTTTAATTAGGCAATTAAATAGAGAAGAAAATCCTAATGTAGATGAAATTATTAGAAGATACTCTGCTGATGAAATTCAATTCCAAAAGATGAATAATATTAAATGTAATATTATGGTAAATGAAACATTCGATGATTATATGAATATTGTTAATTCTATCTGCCAAAAAGTTAAACAATGGGCGGAAATGGACTAAAATAAATAATTATTTACTAACAAAACCTAAATATAGTAGAATATTCTGAAAGAACTACTATATTTAGTTTGGAGGCAAAAAATTTGTATATTATTAAACGTGATGGAAGTATAACTCAATTTAATAAAAAGAAAATTATTAATGCTATCAACAAAGCATTTATTGAAGTTGATGGCAAATTATATGAAGATGATACCGCAAAAGATATCGCGGAAGATATTGAAAGACAAATAAATCATTTTCCTGATGGAAGCGTTGGAGTAGAAGATCTTCAAGATTGGATTGAAGATTATTTAATGCGCTCTGAACGACGTGATGTTGCTCGTGCTTATATCAGATATAGATATAAAAAAGAAGTCGCTCGTAATAAAAGAGATGATTTTATTAAAGCAATTCGTGAAAAGCTTGATGGTAATAATGTAAAAAATCAAAATGCTAATGTTGACGAACATTCATTCGGCGGCCGCACTGGTGAAGCAAGTAGTGTCGTTACTAAACAACTTGCGCTTGATTATTTACTTTCACCAATGGCTCGTAAGAATCATATTGATAATATTATTTATACTCATGATCTTGATTCTTATTATGTTGGTTCTCATAATTGTTTAAGTATTCCTTTTGATGATTTACTTGCTAATGGATTTAATACTCGTCAAGCAGATGTTCGTCCAGCCGGTTCAATTAATACAGCATTTCAATTAATCGCTGTTATTTTCCAAATTCAAAGCCTTTGTCAATTTGGCGGAGTTAGTGCTACTCATTTAGATTGGACTATGGTTCCTTATGTAAGAAAATCTTTCTTTAAACATTTCAATGATGGCATTGAGTTTTTATATGAAGGATTAGATATGAGTAAATATGATGGCTGTTATAGTAAAGAAACTCCCATTGATGATGATTTTTATGAATCATTTCCAGAAGCATATAAATATGCTATGAAAATGACTATCCGTGAAACTCATTAGGCTGCAGAAGGTCTTTATCATAATCTTAACACCCTACAATCTCGTAGCGGTAATCAATTACCATTTACAAGTATCAATTATGGCACTTGCACTAAACCAGAAGGTAGAATGGTAACTAAAGCATTATTAGATGTTTCTATTGAAGGTCTCGGTAAACTACATAAAACTTCAATTTTCCCTTGCGGGATTTTTCAATGTATGAAAGGTGTTAACCGCAAACCGGGCGACCCTAACTATGATTTATATAGATTAGCATTAGAAAGCACCGCAAGACGCCTTTATCCTAATTACGCAAATGTTGATTGGTCTGGCAACGCAGGATATGATATTAATGATCCTCGCACTTATTTCTCTACAATGGGGTGTAGAACTGCGAATGGTTGGGATATTAATGGATTCGGTCAGCTCAAAGATGGACGTGGAAATATTTGTCCTGTTACTATTATTCTTCCTACTCTTGCTATGATGGCCGTTACTTTAAATGAAAATGATAATTGGGATGACTATAAGTTATTGTCCCAAGAAGAACGAACTAAAATTGGTGTAGAACGATTTATGTCTTTACTTGATAGAAAAATTAATGAAGCACGTATTCAATTAATGGAACGTTTTGAATGGATTTGTTCTCAAGATCCTGGATCTGCGAGATTTATGTATGAGAATAATGTTATGGCAGGTTATGTTCCAGAAGAAGGAATTCGTTCTGCTCTTAAACACGGAACTCTTGCTATCGGACAAATTGGTTTAGCCGAGGCTCTTCAAATTCTTGTTGGTGAAGACCATACCACAGAATATGGTATGAAAATTGCTAAAAAGATTGAAACGCTTTTCAAAGAAAGATGCGCTGAATATAAAGAAAAATATAAACTTAATTTTGGTGTATATTATACTCCTGCTGAAAATCTTTGTTATACTGCTATGACAAAGTTTAAAGATAGATATGGTGAAATTCCTAATGTCAGTGATAAAGAGTTCTTTACCAATAGTATTCACGTTCCTGTATGGAAAGAAATGAGTCCTTTTGATAAAATTGATATTGAATCTGAATTGACTGGATATTCTTCTGCTGGATGTATCACTTATGTTGAGCTTGATTCTACAGTTAAAAATAATATTGATGCTCTTGAAACTATTGTCAATTACGCAATGGATAAAGATATTCCTTATTTTGCGGTAAATGTTCCTAATGATACTTGTCTTGATTGCGGTTATTGTGATGAATTTAATGATTCTTGTCCTGAGTGCGGAAGTCATAATATTCAGCAATTACGTCGTGTAACTGGCTATCTTACAGGCAATTATAAAACTGCTTTTAACTGGGGTAAACAAAAAGAAGTCGAAGCAAGAGTAAAACATACAGGAGCATTAGAATGAAATATGCAGGAATTATAAAGAATGATTTGGCAGCGGCACCCGGAGTATGTGTATCATTTTTTACACAAGGGTGTCCGCACCATTGTGAAGGATGTCAGAATCCTGAAACGTGGGATTTTAATGGCGGTAAAGAATTTACTAATAAAGTATTAGATGAATTAATTACTGCTATTAATGCAAATAATGTTGAGCGCAATCTTTGTATTATGGGTGGAGAACCTCTCTGCCCTGAAAACGAATTTTTAACTAATTTAGTTATTACTGAAATTAAAAAAATATATCCAAACATTAAAATATATATATGGACTGGATATGTTTACGATGATTTAAAGAATAGTAATAATATTAGAATTAAGAATATACTAAAAACCGCTGATTATCTAATTGATGGACCATATATCCAAAAGGAAAGGGATATTACTTTACCTTTGCGCGGTTCCCGCAATTAGAACATTATTAATTTAAAACTTGACAAAAAAGAAAATTTGTGATATAATTTTTCTATGAAATAGATAGGAGATTATATAACGATGAATGTTTTTTATACTAATACAATGGGAGAATTATATAATTCTCCTCGTAAATTCGAAGAAGGAACTATTGCCATTTCTGGTGAAGATCAGAAACAATATTATTACACGGGAAATGAATGGGTAATGATAGGAACTACTACTAATAGTTTATCAGATAATTCTACTACATTTCAAACTGGAATGAATTTATATGATTTTAATAAAAATATTATGATACAAATGAATCCAATCAATGAAGAAGAATTAAATAAATTAATGAGTAGTATCAATGAAATGAGTGAATATGGAATGTATTATATGTTATTATGTAAAGATTATAATTATTATACCATTTTTCACAAAAATATTCCTCCAATTATTTCAACTGGTTCTGTAGCGAGTATGGTAATTATACTTTGTCAAGAATTAGGAAGTATTGTTGGTTGGGAAAAAAATAATGATGGCGCTATTGAAATTTGGATAAATATTGATAATGAATCTTATTGTTTTTATTTATTCCAATATGATGCTGGTATTGTGGAGTGTAATTAAATGATTGTTTGTAATATTAATTTATTTTCAATGGAACAAAATGTTTTTAAAACTTATGATGATGGAATGGCAGTAAGTATTGGAACTTGTAGTATTTCTGATCTTCCAAATGTTTTAGTAGCATCTTGTTATAAGAATGATACTGATACTATACGTTTATATGGTATTGAAGATTTTATTAATGAATTAATTCCAAAAATTTATGAAAGTAATAGTTTAAATTATTCCAATAGAAAAGAAATTAAAGTTGAGGTAGGTTAATGAATAAGTATCTTGTAAGTGCTACAGAAGTTTATCGTGTAGATAATGAGGAAAGTGCGGCTGCACTTATTGATGAGGCTAAGGCTGAAACTAAATATATTTTAGCTAAGTATAGTTCAGTAAAGAAAGAAAAAAAGGCTAAGGGTGAAATTGTTGATGAATGGTATCAAGTCACTCTTGTTAAAAAATTCAATGATGAAAAAGATCCTATTAGTAATATTGATGTAAATTATGAGGTAAGCTTTTAATGAAGTTTGAACGAGTAAGCAAATATCCAGACGCGGTTTTGCCCGTAAGGAAGACGGCGAAATCCGCAGGCTATGATTTTACAGTGGCGGAAGATATTATAATTCCAGCATATAAGAATTTGCTAAATAGATTTCCAACACGTTATTTTGATTCAATTTCTCTTGAAGATATGGGTAATATGACAAAAAATCTTAAGGCAAAACCAACTCTTGTGCCCACTGGAATTAAATGCGAATTAAATGATAATACATATCTTGAATTATCAGTTCGTAGTTCTTGTCCTTTAAAATATTGGCTTATTCTTGCTAATGGCGTTGGGATTATTGACGCAGACTATTATAATAATCCTGACAATGAAGGACATATTTATTTTCAAATGATTAATTTATCTCCTTTTGATATTCAACTTCATAAAGGTGATGTTATTGGTCAAGGTGTTATTAAACCTTATTTAATCACCGAAGATGATAATGCTTCTGGTGATCGCCTTGGAGGATTTGGCTCAACTTCAAAGTAATTACCTCAAACCTTAAAGAAAGGAGGTAATTACTTGAATATCCTCTTTTTAGATTTATCTACTAAATCTACTGGTTATTGTGTATCTAATAGCGAGGGAGAAATGTTAAATTATGGACTGCTAACCGCGATTTCCTCTAATAATTTAGATAGAATACAAAAAATACAAGATTAGATTGTTGAGTTAGTAAAAAAATATAATATAGAAAAGATAGTAGCGGAAGATGTTCATCCTGAAACTTATGGGTATTCTGACACTTCACGTTTATTAATGTGGCTTCAAGGAGCAGTAATGCTAGGTGCGCACGGAGTTAATTCTTCATTTACTTCCAAAACATTAGAGTTAATGTAGGCTAGTGAGTGGCGCAAAAAACTTGGAATTAAAACCGGTCGCAGTATTAAACGTGAAACTCTCAAACAAGCCGATATTGATTTTGTATAGCAAAAATATAATATAAAAGCCAATGATGATATATGTGATGCTATATGTTTATATACCGCATATTTCACGAAAGAAAGTTCCAATAATGATTTTAATTGGGAATAATAAATAGGCCTTAAATAAATAATCCTCCTTCCTTTCTTTTAAAATATATTAGAAGTTAATGGAAGGAGGTATTTTTTATGTCTACTTTTATTGCCTAGCATTTTATAGAAATATTTTTTGGTCTTATTTCTGCTGGCCTCTTAGCCTTTTGTAGATATATTTATACTCAAATGAAAATGTATCAAAAATTGGCAGAAGAAAAGAAAGATGAACAATTAGAAGAATTAATTGAAGAACACATAGCTCCAATTAAAGAAGATCTAAATAATTTAAGATCTTTCGTATTAGAAGAAAAGAAGAGTAGTGAGAGATATATTGAAATAATTCTTGCTTCTTATAGATTTAGATTAATTCAATTATGTCAAAGTTTCTTAAAACAAGGATATATGACTTCAGGACAGTATGAATAGTTAGTCGAATTCTTTAAAGTGTATGCAGGTTTAGGTGGAAATGGATAGGCTAAAGAGTACTATGAAAGGACTTTAAAATTACCACTTAAAGACTAATAAAAAAAATAAGGGAATGAAACAAAATAGTTTCATTCCCTTATTTTTTTTATCTATTTAAATAAAAGATTAGTATTATTTATAATTTCTTCACCATAAGTTCCTACCAAACCCGCAATCAATTCTTCTTCTTCTGGTTTTAATGAAATATCATAGCTAAAAATAGCAGCATGAGTTAATTCATGCGCTAATACTTTTTTTAATTTTTTATTGCTAATATTTTCATTAATATAAATTGTTGAAGTAGGATCATCACAAGAACCTAAAGTATATATTCCAGAAGGTCGCATTAACATAGGATGATTGGAAGATACTAATAGTATCCTCCAATTCCTATCATTAATATTAACCATTCATAGATCCAATTTTAGATGCTAAAGCCTAGATTTTCTTCTCCATATAAGAACGTTCATCATTAGAAGCATCTTCAATCATTTCTACTATATCAGAGCTTAATTCTTGAAGATACTTGTCTAACTCTTTTATCTAAACGCTTTTATCTTTATGAAGTTCTTTGGCTTCTATATACATCTTTCTGTGGACGCCGCTACGGCCCTCTCTGCTATCATGGGTTTCATGAGATTTCCCACTCGTTGGCATCTCATATTCATGTTCATCATAATCATAATCTTCCCAATCATAATCATATGTCATGGGTTTATAAATTCTTTTTTTATGAGGAGATTTATATTTTTCAGTATAATAATGTGTGGTTTCAGGTAATTCATTCATAGCTTCAGTAATAGTGCAATAATAAATAGCCTGTTCAAGGTCTTTTATCATATCTATTACTTCGCCCATTTCCTTTGTATCAACACATTCTAAATGAGCCATTTGGCTTTCTACTTGAGTTAATAATTGCTTTTTAATTTCTTGGAATTTATCACACATTTAAAAAACCTCCTTATGCCACTCTCTCGATAATTAAGCTGGCATTTTCAACATCAATAGCCTATGAACTCGTGTTTTCAATACTAATTTGAGTGCAACAACCGCCTAACACATCGAGGAATAAAGCACGTGAAACATTATTAAACTGTCCAGTAGCCGTAGGAGTAGAAATCATTGTAGAAGTAGTAACTGGCTCTCCATTAATGGCTATAGCCAAAGAAATAGCCCCCGCAGTTCCAGTAGTTGGAAGTCCTATATTACCTCCAAATGAAATGCGGAAACGAGCTCTGCGCTGACCGTTCGTAAGACCGCGGAGGGTAACTAAACCACTACCCTCGCGATACAGTATGGAACAGTTTCCAGCAACAGCTGTGTTAGTGAATACTACATTAGAACCAGTAGCAACTGATTGTAAAGCATTAGCCGTTATTTCCATAATTTAACCTTCTTTCTTCAATCAGGAATTGCAACCGCATCCTGAACCATATCCGCATCCATAGCTAGTATAACTAACACCAGTATAAGGATTAGCAACAATATAAGCAGGAGTTGCTTTTGGAGACAACTGATCAATAAGATAAGCATTTTGAAGATTTTGAGAAATCTAATTTTTAAGAGTGCTATTTTCACTGGTAAGAGTCTCAATTTTATCTTGAACAAGGAAGTCAAGAATAGAACGCATATTAGCATTATTGTTGTCAATAATATCGCGGACACCATCAACGGTAGTCTAACGATTCTGGCAAGCAATACTAGCGAGATTGTAATTAAGATCAGCAAAGCTAGACTGAATTAACTGTTTATTCTCGCAGCAACATTGAGCATTAGTAGCTGCCATATTATTTAATTGCTGAGTTAAATTATTAGTATTCTACATACCAGCAACAGTATCAGCATTAATGGCTTGAGTAATACTAAAGGTATTCTGCATATTATTCATACCCATATTACAGATATCGCTCTGTAAAGCACGAGTATTAGCATTATTAGTTTCAGCAAGATTAGCGAAACCACTTAAAAGATTAGTATTTACTCCACTAAAACCATTACAAAGGCTAGAACTTAAACCATTGACTCCAGATTTAAGATCACTCATATCGAAACCATAGTTTAATTCTTCGCGGGTTGTAGTGCCTTGGAAACCAGAACCATTAGCACCATTATTACCCCAGCCATTACCGCCCCAACCATTGAAGCAGAATAAGAACAGGATAATAATCCACCAAGCTCCGTCTCCCCACATTCCGCCATCATTATTACGATAGCCGTTCCCAGAAGCCGCAGCAATGTCAGATAATGAATAACTCGGCGTGCTCATTGGATAATTGTAATTAAACATAACAAAACCTCTTTCTATAATTTTATTTATTTAAACCCCATTTGGGACTTAAAACTATTAAATTCTTTATCGAAATTCAAACCTCTTGATTCAAACAAATTACGAGCAAATTTTTCAATGTCATCGGATTGACCGTTCCGTGCCATTTGTAATAAATTATTGCCCATTGGCGTTCCACCCATTTGATTTTCAAGCATAGATAAAACTAATTGCTATGGATTTTGACCGTTTTTAATCATAGCAATAATTTGCATTGGATTCATCGATTGTGTCATTTGAAACTCTCCTTAAAAATTAAATTGCGGTTTGCTCTCTGTTGATTGCTATTGAGCTGGCTAACCCGATTCCTAAGACGGCGCAACCGCGTTATTAGATCCCATAATCTATGCGAATACTTCTTTAATAGAAGTTAAAGTAGTATTAAATTCTTCTCGTGTTATATAATCATTATTAGACTAAGAAGAATTTGGAATTTCTTTTAATTCATACATATTAATAGAAGCTGTTCCATCCATATTTATTTGTTTTGTATAGATTCTACGATTGGCATAATCAGGAAAATAAAAAACTGAACCATCAAAATCAATATTCATAGCTCTAACTTCATCTAAAGATGCTACTGGTCTAATTCGCTATACAGTATTGTTTTGAATCACAGGTGTAGCAGTTGTTCCATAAACAGGTCTATTGCCTATTGGTTGATACTGCTAAGGATAACCATAAGTATTCATGTTATTACCTCCGAAAAATATAGTAGTAAAAAGTTTTTTTATCTTTTTCTCTCATTATTATATAATTTTTATTTTGTATAAATATAATATAAATACTAACACTTTTTGGATAAAAATTTCACTTACTTAAAATTAAATAAATTTGACACTTTATAATTTTTTATTTTACAATATTTAAAAATTTTTGTATAATTATAATATAGAAAAATATAAAGATAGAGAAATTTTTTCTAAAAATAAATAAAAATGAAGGTGATTAAAATTTTTACTGTAGGTGTTTGCGACAATAGCGATTAGCAAAATGATTCATTGGAAGAAATAATAAATTAGTATTTTAAAGAATTTAATTTACCAGGTTATGTATATAAATTTACTGATCCTGAAAAATTAATTAATTCTAATATTGATTATGACGCAATTTTTTTAGGAATTACATTTAAAAAAATGGATGGTATTGAAATAGCTCATCTTTTAAGGACAAGCGGGTATATTGGAAAAATAATTTTTGTTTCCTCTCAAACAAGCTATGGAGTAGCTTCTTATGAAGTAAAGGCATTTAATTTTGTCAAGAAACCGGTTAGTGAAGAAAAAATTTTTTCTATTTTACATGAAGTTAGAGAAGAAAAAAGACGTGAATATAAATATTTAGATACTCCAGAAGGAGAAATAAAAATTGATTTAAATAAAGTTTTATATGCTGATATTCAAAAACGAAACTTATGTTGTCATTTAGAAGATGAAGTTTTAAATAGTAAAACTCTAAAAACTTCTTTTGAAAATTATATAGGGACTTTAGTTTATCATCCAGATTTTGTATTTATTCCACCGAGCTTAATTATTAATTTAAATCAAATTAAAATAATGAATAAAGATAATTTAACTTTTAAAAATGGTGAAGTTTTATATTTTCCTAAAAAAGGATATGAAGAAATTAATCGACGATGGAAAAATCCATTTAGATAAAAAAAATAAGGGAGACATTCAATTAAGAATGTCTCCCTTATTTTTATTGTTTTAAATCATCACTTGGAGTACGATAATTATTTACTGTAGATTCAATCTTTTCTTGTAAATATTTATTCAAATCACCAAAAGCATTATTTAAATATTCTTTAGCATCATCACTTAAAATAAGTAATACTGCTTGATAAGTTTTCTAAAAGGCTTCTTTTTGTGCGGCTTCATCAAATTTACCTTGCTCTTTAAGAGAATTTACATAAGTTTGATTAGTGGCAATAACACAGTTGGTAATTGTATCAGTAGCCATCTAAACGTATTTATTTAAGATGTCATTATCAGTTTTCTTTTGTAATTCCGCACTTTTTGCTTTAATCCAAATAACTATAAAAGTAGTTAAAGCGCCAAGCATAGGAATCAAACATACTTGAAATAATTGATTAATCAAATTTTGATCCATAATATTATCTCCTTTTTCTTACAATAAATTTATATTAAATCCAAGCCACGGGAACAGGTGTCCAAGTGCCTGTGGTAGAAGTTCTATATTTAAAAGTGCCAGTTTTAGCAGTTGTATCTATCCATATTAAAGGCGCGGTGCCAGAAGCAGGCTGTGTTGATCCAATATAAATAGAATAATCAGTAGTAGTTCCAACTGTAGGAGGAGTGGCATTGTCAACGTATTTTTTAGTTACTAAATCCATGTCCTGCGTTGGGATATAAGTACTATCCATAGTAATTTTACCATCTTTAGTTAATATATTAGATTTATTTTTGTAAATTAAATTTTCGGTAGAAGAATTAATTTTTTCTAAAGCTTTATTTAATTCAGTTTGGATACGAACAATATCTTCATCAACATTAACTCCCGCTGCTCCTTCAATACCCATTACGGTTAGAAAATCTCCCTACTCACCTTTCCAACCATTTAAAGTAATAGTATTACCATTTATAGTATAATTTTCTGTTTCCTAAATCATAATGCCATTATAATAAAGAGTAAGTGTACTACTATCACTAAAATTAAAAGGAATATTAAAAACTGTCTAATCTGCGCTAACATCAAAAGTATATTTATTTATAGTTTTTCCAGCAATATCAGCAGGACAAGTAACAGGATATTCAATACCATTAATATTTATTACTCCAATTTGCCCTCCAGTATCATCAATATTTTCATAAGATACTTCTGACAATTCTGCTAAATTACGACCATTTTCATCATAAGTAGCATAATCCGCATGGTCGGTATATAAATTTAATCTTTTATCCGCAGTATCAATATAAAATTTATGAGTATCTTCTGTAAAATAAGCGTAACCCTCTGTAATAGGAGTGCTTTCTACTGTTGTAAATAAAGTTTTTCCAGAATCTAAAGATGGAAAAGGTATTTTCCCATTAACCGCTTTCGCATCATAGGTGACTAATCTATCTGAATCACCTTTTAAAATTTTAAATAGAGCCATCGATCTTCAATAACTCCTTTCTATAAATTAATGGTATAGAATTAAATTAATAATTCTATACCATTTGGTTTATTTATTCGAGAACAATCCAATAAACATCCAACCCATTACCACCAACAAATCCTTCTAAACGCGCTAAACGCTCCCAAATTTGTTGTACTACTTGACTATCATCAATTACATAATAATCTTCTTCTTTTACAATAGAATCTAAATTAAGTTTAGAATAAACCTAAAGGCTTGCTGGTAACGTATTTAAATTATATAATAAATTATTAGAATCTTTTTCTATTTTATAAAAAGTTATCATATAATTCAAAGTGCCAGATTTCTTAGTAGCACTATAATTTAAAACCCAAGGAAAAATAATTTTATCTTTATGAGTTAAAGTATCATAATATGGGACTGGATAAATGCGTTTTTCATTATCAGCATTAATATACTAAATAATACACATCATATTAGTTAAATCCATAGTATCAAAATATCTATCTATTTCAAAATAAATAATTTCAGCAGCGTGATCGCCTTCAACTGTGATATAATTATTTTCATTACTAATAGTTCTTGAATTTAAATCTATCTAAACCAACTTCTCATCTTCTGGGGCGGGAAGAGCGGGATATTTAACTGGAAAATTTTCATCTTGTATTTGATGTAAAACACTATAATAATCAGTTGGATTAGTTATCATTTATCTTACCCCTCAATCTTAAAGGTTCCTGGTTGCGATTTTCTTTCACCCTTCTGGATAATTACAGCTCCTTGAGTAATATTTTCATCTACTTCTGTTGAATTATCAGAAGTTGTCTTTAAAGTAGCACCCTACGCATTTTTCCATTGATATTCATAAATACCATTGCCTAATTCACTAGTATTAGTAACTGTAACAATATATTTTCCATTCTCAATTTTAACTTTTTTATCAATGATAGGAACTAAATTAGTTGGGTCAAAATAATTAGTGAAACTAATTGTAGGATAATCGATACTATCTTTATTTTTATAACCATGAACTGATAAAGTGTAATTATCTTCTTCAGTTAAAGTTACAGTTTTATCAGTACTAAAATCAGAACCATTCTTTTTCCAAAGATAAGTACACTGGACGCCTTTATCATTCTATCCAACAGCAGTAATAGTATTAGAAGAACCATAATAGCATCCATTATCAGGAGAAGGATCAAGAACAATTCTAAAATCTTCACTAATTCCTTCAACAGAAATAGCCAATCCAGTCCATTTAACTTCTTTGCTTACTTGATTGGCGGTTGCGCCGAATGCGGTGACGCTATAGCTTCCACATCCATCAACTTCGCAATACTGAACTTTTAGATAGAGATCATTCTTCTTGGCAGTGTAGTTTTCAAGATTAATATCACTACTACTATTAATATAAGAATCTCCATTTTTAGTGAAATAAGTTAATTTTTCATTATAAACCATATCTCCACTAAAAATACTATTATCTTCAATAATTTTCTTATATTCATAGCCAATACCGCTTTTTAATTCAGTATTAGTTCCTCTATAATTACAAATCCATTTATACTCAATAGTAGTATTATCTGGATTATTTAAAGTATCATTATAGGCTAAAGCATATAATTTATCCCCTGTCAAATAAACAGATTTATCATTTAAAATACTTGCCAAGAAAGCAACATTATCAGGGACACCAAAACCAGCAGATTTCTTTGAATCAATTAGGCTTTCTAAATAACCAGTTAAATAATCAACAGGCTAAGCAGTGATTAAATCTTCATCAATGTCTAAAGTTTTATTAATAACCATTTGCGCTGGTAATGTATTAAATACATACATTAAATTATTATTATCTTTTGGATTCTTTTTAAAGAAAATAATAGAAAACTATAAAGTACCAGATTCACTAGTCACTTCATCACTAATTTGCCATCCAAAAATCAATTTTCCAGCAGTTCCAATATCAGGACAAATAGCTTCAGAATAACCTTGAACTTGATCGTTTAAATAATACTGAATATAAATTTTAATATCATCAGCCGCTAAATCTTGTAAATCAAAATATCTATCAATTTGAAAATAAATTGTTTCTGCCAAATGATCGTTTTCAACAGTAAGTAATTGCGTTTTTCCAAATTCTTTAGTTAATTCAATTTGACGAGTATCAGCATTTATATTTATAATAGGTTCATCTAAAGGTATACGAAGAACAGATGGATCTAATTTCTTCATTTGAACGATACCAGTGATATTACTATAATAGTCTTCAATAGATTTTATTTCAACGATTTTTCCATTAACGTTTTTTATTGAGTTATCTTTAGCTAAAGTATTGATTTTCTTTTGAAGCTCTTCCCATTTAGCTTGTTCGATAACACTATCATTTTTAACTATCAAATCTATCTCTTCCTTTCTAAAAAAATTAGGTTAAATAGTTTCTTTTCCTATTTAACCTAATTTTTTTTATATTTAAATCAATGTATTCTGGCCTATTTAAACCTCATGCCATTCTTCTAATTCATCTTCGGGAACTAAAGGAGAGATGGAAAAGAATTCTTTTCCATCTCTCGTTAATTTTTTATTATAATCCGTAATTAATCTATATAATTTAGTCGCAGGCACTCCTGCTAACTATATAGAAGATTCAATAATGCCATTAGAACCCATATATCTATAAACAATTTCTTTTTCCATATTTTATCCTCACTTTACAATAGGTTCTTCTTCAAAGTTTGCTCTATTAGATATCATTGCTTCATAAATTCTATGTAAAGTATTCTTAACACTTTCACCATAACTAGCAACATAATAATATCTAAAACGACCTGTATATCCATTAGCGACAGTAGGCATGCCAGTCTAACGAGGAGTGAAAACATGTCCAGAACTATCTGCTGTAATCTATTTAATTGGATGTTTATTAGTACCAATCTATACTTGAATAGCACCAGTATAGCCCTTAAACTAATTACCAGACATATTTAAAATTGTCTAACCAGAGAATGCATTTACATCAAAGTTAAGAATACCATCTTTACATCCCTCTATAATTAAATTATAAGGAGAATAAGAGCCCATCTTACTTTGATAGAACGCTTGAGCTCCAAAAGTTAAACCTTCCGTAGAAGAAGAATAAGGAATTATATTATTACGACTTAAAGGACATTGATAAAATGCCTTAATACCAATTTTCTTTAAACAGTCACTAAACTAAAAATATTCCAATCCACTATCTAAAGTAAAAGCATAATCATCTATTACAGAAATTTTATTACTGTCTTTTGGAGCAAAAAATACTGCTGTAATATTAGGATTTACTTGGATACCCACAGAAGCGGATGGATTAACTTGACTATATCTAATTCTTGTAATTGGCTAACCATTATAAGTTGTAGGTAAAGTAATTTTACCCTTTAAATTCTTAGCTAAATCAGTCATTACAAATGATAATTCTCCATCAGAATTTATAATATCATAATATTTATGAGTGGAATCATTAACTAAGATATTATCATAAACACTAACTGGTTCTCCAACAGCATAGAATTCGCGGTCAGCATAAGCTAACTATCTTGTTAAATCAATTTTAACTCCTTCTTTATCAGCCCATCCTGTCTATCTCCAAGTCCATTCTAAAGAATCCTCTCCGTTTGGTAAATCTGTTACTTCTGTATTATTAAAGTAATAAAATTCCTCTGGAACTGTAATTCTTTCGCCATAATTAAATACTTTCTTTACAGTTGAATCATTAATAACGCGGTCGCCATTAACAAAAGTAATTGTATAAGACTTACGCTCAAATCTTGCTTTAAAAATATAATCTATTTTATTAGATTGTAAGGATAAAGAACCCCAATTGTCTTTTAAAACAGCATCTTTTTCATTTACATCTTTTCCAACTGTAATTACTAATTCACCAGTATCGTCTTCCCAACCTTTAAAGTTATAGGTTGGCATTTTTTCTTGTAAACTACCAAAAGAGATATAAGTTTCACTTGAAGAATCAGTAGGATTATCAAAGAACTTGGTGCTTAATAAAGGTAATTTCTAAGTTTTTAAAATTTCTTGAGTTAATACTCCATTTGCGTCTTCTTGCTCAAGGACAAACTTAGCAGAATACTCTTTCTTAACATTTTTTACAAAAATAGTTAAATTAGGATAAATACTCTATAGTTCTTCTTGAATTACGTGTTCTTCTATCTCTTGAGTATTTTCAATATAAATAATACCAGTTATATTAGGATAAATCTAATTAATACCTTTAAAACAAACAGGAGCTTTATCATATAAACTACGTAATAAAGTATAATCAATAACTTTATTGTGAATATTATCATATCCATTTACACTATTATCATAATAATAAATTAAATTATTTTTTATTTCGCTTGGAGTAATTTTACTTACATCTTCTGGGTTAATTTTTTCTAATTGAAAATGCCCGTTATCTTTATAATACTCAATATTAACACTATCTAATTCAACTTTATCATCATTTAATAGTCTATAAGGACTCCACTAAACATTAGTTAAATTAACTCCACATCCAGTTAATTTACTATTTTCACACCCAATGTAATAACGTCTTAGTAACTCATAAGAGTAATAATCTAAATTACCCCCACGAATATCAAAAGTTTTTATATTCGTTTTAATGGAATTATCATTAGTATCAGTTAAACCTTTAATGTATAATCCTTTATTTTCTTCTGCGACTTCGAGACGATTAGTAAGGGTATTAAGAGTTGGACGAACATAACTAGTAATTAATTTAGTTAAAAGATTTGCTTCAATTAAACTTAAATAATTTGTATAATCAGTTAAATATAAAGTATTTAAAGCAACACCTTCAGCAAATTGGACTTTAGAAATATTTGAATCAGTATCTCTAAAGTTTTCTAATTTTTCACTTTTGCTTAAATCTAAAGACATTGGATTTGTAAATTGAATTCCACAGAGATTCATTTCTTTTAATAATGGCATTCCCTCACTTGGAAAACTCCAATTATTAACTTTATTATTATGATATGTTTCTCCTTCTTCTGAGAGTCCATCATATCCTAATAATAAATCAACTAATTTACTTGCTTTACCATTTAAAGAAAATTCCTAAAAATATAACTTACTTAAATCTCCAAGAGATTTCATCTACTCTAAACCATAAATATAATACAACTATTCACGATAATTGGGGCTAGACATAATGCCCCTTTTTAAGTCAGGAGCTTCAAATCTAACAGGAATTAAACCATCATACTTCTAAGATTGGAAATTAGATGTATCTGTTCCAACAGTAACATAAGCTCTACGTGCTGGTTCTATATTAATCCAATATTCACCATCAAACATATGATTTTTAGTCCCAAACTCAACATTATCTTTCCAATATTGAGAATTGATTAATCCAGACCCTTCAGTAGCTCCTTCAACCCATTTATCAGAAGTAGTATCTGGATTATTAGCAGAAATACGGCTTCTAACTTTATTACTGCCTCCATCAGCAGAATATTCATCAAGAGTTAACCAAGAGTCAATATAATTAAGACGATTAGTTAAGAATTGAGAACGATAAAGATTGCGGTCGCCCTATAAAGCGTAAAAATACTAATCAGTTTCTCTAACATATTGACCTGTTTCGTTGATTCGGCCAAAAATTCCGCCTTGAGCTTCTAAAGCTTTTGAATTGGTTGGAATAATATATTTGTATTCTTCATCCAAATTTAAAGCAATGATAGGACGTTCGCCCTATACAACATAGCTTCCTGGGAATAAACTCGGATCAGTTTTATACCATTTATCAACAATGTCATTCTTTTTAGAAGTAATTTTTTCTCCTCTTTTGAAAATTTGTTGAACTTTACTTGGACTATAAGATTCATTTGTTTGACCCATTAACTATTTATATTTATCAATAATTTTACTTTCAAAGAAAGTATAAAAATTATTCCATAATACACTATCATTAGTAGAATAACTTCCTTCTTTGGTAGCATCAACGTAATATTCAAATGATGGAATACCAGTGTTATTAATACCTAATTGAGTGTCAATATCATAGAAAATAGGATACCAAATATAATGCTAAATTCCCGTAGATTTTTCAATATTTCCTTTCTGTGGACCCCAAGAAGCAAACATTGCATTCTTACCACGAGAGTCATAACATTCAAAAATTTCAGTCATTAAGAAATAAGTTGCTAAATATTCAATATTAAAATAATTACTTAATTCATTTTTAAACTTTGCTTGACGATATTCTTTGCTATCTTTAGTATAAGTAATTGAATTATAGGTTACTGGGGCAGATAATAACCATTTATCATCAATCTAATTTTCATCTTCAATAAAAGAATAATAAGTTATATATGGATTAAATTTTTCTGAGTCTAAAACATATATTTTATTATTTGTGTCCTATAAAATATAATATTTATTAATCTAATAAATCTTATTATCATCATCAGTTAATTTAATTATACTATAAGCTTTACTATCATTATTATAAATATAATATTTTTCCTCTGAGTTAAATCCTTCAGTGGCAATTTTATAAGTGTCATTGCCATTTTCATCAGTTTTATCAAATATATAATATTTATTTACTTCATATTTAGCCTAAGCTAAATCTATTTCTTCATATTTTCCCATTGATGGAATTTCATATAAAGTTCCATCAAAATCGATACTGCAATCTAAACAAGTACTCCAAACCCAACTAACAGCATCTTCCCAATTTGACATTAAAGCTAACAATAACTCACGAGAAGTCTTTCTTTTCTTTATATCAAATATAACAGGTTCTTGGCCTGGATTTGTAATAGTCCACTATTTATGTTTAGTTCCCGTAGTTTCATCAACAATTATTTCTGATTTTAATCTACTAGGAACAGTATTATTTATACCATCAGTATATTTAATTATTTTATCAGCATCAGTAGCTTCAGCAGAAGTACATTTAAATAATACATCACCGATTAAATCATCATTAGAATTATATCTAACTTCAAAAGAATCAGCAACCATTGGAGCCCCACCAGAAGTCAAATAACCTGCTGAATTAATATCATCCATTAATGGAGGTCTAAAAGATAATTTATATCTATTCCAAGGATCACGGAAAGAGCAGTATGTTCTTGAGTTATTCTAAAATTCCCAGCACTCAACAATATCTCTTACTTTTGGAGTCCCTTCAATCTAATTCTATAATATTTTTTTATTAGGCTTAAATCCATAACACTCATCAGAGCCTTTATCTAACAACATATTATATTTTCCGATATAAATAATATCTTTTTCACTATATTCATTATCATTAGTAGAGGGCCAATGGAATGCTAAAACAGGATATCCTTTTACAGAAGTCCTATAATCATTAACATCTCCATATAAGTTATATTTATCAAAAGAATCTTGATAATCTTCTATCGGATGCTTAGAATAAGTTTCATTAACTAAATTAGCAAATCCTCTATTATAATCTCCAGAAGATTCCATAAAATCAATCTTTAAAGTAAATTTAGTAGTACCAACAGTATTATTGTCCATATAGAAAAATTCAAGATAACTTTTACTTTTTGTATTTAAATTATCATTGGCTTCTTCCTCTTTATAAATAGATTCAAAAGGTCCTCTATTCATAAACATAGCTTCTTTACATTTAGCTTTATAATTACGTCTTGGATAATTTCGAGAAGAAGTGCCCTGAACCTAAAAAGTTGCTTTATCAAAAAGAGTTATAAAACTAGGACAATGATGTAAATAATAATTCTATACCGCAGTATATTTTATTTCATTGGTATCACTATCTATAACAGGCTTCCATCCTTCTTTTTCAACTATTTTATCAAGCTCGCCTTTTGCATAAGCAGTATCTAATGGAACATTTACAAATTCCATAGTTCCTTTTTGGGGTTCTACGCTTTTACTATAAGGCAATCTATTATTTGTATTTTCACTATTATTCTAAGTTGTTTTTAAAATAATATAAGGCATTAAAGGTTTGTCGTTGTGATCTATGTTATAATCAAGCATTTTACGGTAAGAGAACAAATAATCATTTAAATCAGTATTATATTCGTATAAGTCTTTCTAATCCCATTGGTTAATATCTTTCTTATCAAAAGCATAATTCTACACCACATCAGGAATAGTTAAACTAACATCATAGACTCTAATACTATAAATATCAATATCACAAGCATTAGACATAAATTTAATTGAATCAGAGTTTATAGTCCATGAAGAAGCATCAGAAGCACGACGAGCGACACTAGTTAAAACTCCATTTAAGAAAATTTCTAATAATTTAGAATCTCCACCTATTTGTCCACTTTTAGCATTCGTATAAACAAATGATAAATATAACATTTCATCTTCAACAAAATCCACAGACACAGTTTCATCAGCTCCATTTGCTGTAAATGTAGCATCTTGTGGACTAAAATAAATGCCTAAAGGTTCTGTTAGAGATCCATAAGCGCAAACAAGATTATTTAAATTAAATACTTGTGATAAACCATTATAAGTTAAATCATCATACCTTGGAGCTTCAGGATGCTCTAATAAATATTTTTTAGTTAAAAATTCATCATAATTAACATAAATAGTTTGTTTCTAAAATTCATTCCAGGCATCATCATCAACCCAATTTTTAATCTCTGATTCATCGCTCGATTTATAACGAGTATATTTAGTAATTACCTTAGAATAATTTTGTGGATTTCTAATTTTAAATTGAATTTCAATACTATGTGTAGGAGTAGAAGAACTATTATCAAAAGATAATTGTCCAATAGGAATGGAGACTTCAGCACCATTACTAACCCTTAAACAAGTAGTATTATTATCATCAAAAATCCAACCATTATTATACCAATTAAAATTTTTAAATTCTGCATATTTTCCTTTAATTTCTAATGTTTCACGACTTAGTTTACTTTCAGAATTAGAACGTCCAGTAGCAACAAAATTAACTTTTAAATCTGTTTCATTATTTCTAGCTAATTCCATATTTCTTAATGGATCAATTTTAATAATAAAAGTAAAATTACGAGAATAATCATATGGTTCAGTTCCTACTTTAATTGTATAATAAGAACTATCATTAACAGAAAGATTAGTAATTTCCCAATATTGCCATTCATTCTAATTAGTAACTTCACGAGTACTTAATAAAACACCATTTTTATACAAATTAACTTTAGCAATCGTTACATTAGGGTCATATACTCTAAAAGGAATCCTAATAGTTTCATAGGTATAATATTCTGTTTTAAAATCACCAGTCCAAATTAAAGGAGTTTTACTGCTTCTATCTAAAATAACAATTTCTTTTTCAATGAAATCAGTTCCATTTCCTTTCTCGCCACCATTAACTAAATAAAGTTTAGCTTTAATAGTATGTTCTCCATGAAGAAAATAATTTGCTAATGTTATTGTAGAATCATTATTAGTATCTATAATAACAGTATTTTTTGTTATAGCAAAACTATCTTCATCTCTAGTACTAGTGCTACTATATTCTCTATTTAAAATTAAATAATTATCAAAATAAATTTCGATAGCACTATTTACTTTATTAGACATTAGCCAAGAAACATTAATTTGGCTATTATCAAAAGGCAAATTATTATTAAATTTACTTTCTTGCCATTGAAGAGTTAATTCATGAGTTGTTACAAATTGAGTCTTTTTAGTAGTAGAAAAATGGTTATTAGTAGGATCACTATTTTTACTAACGATAAACTCAATTTCATGTGTAGAAGAATTTCTTAAATAAGCAGAAATATCAGTAGTAATTGGCTTATTATGTTGATAGGTTTTTGCTTCACTATAAATATCTTCCCAAGAACCATCGCTCTTTTTCTATCTAATAGTTAAAGTACCTTCGACAGAATCAAGAACTGGTTCTCCATTTATTGTTCTACATTTTACAAGAGCGGTTACACTTACTGATTCGCCATTAAGCACATCAGTAGGTCCGTCTAAAGTTAAAGACACAGTACCATTTACTTTAACTTCTTGATCTTGGCTTCCACCGCCCGCTAATAGTTTTTCACAACTTGCGACTTCTTCTTTATCATCATTTAATTTAAATCCTTTAATACGATAAAATGCTCCATCGCTATTTAAAATTAAATCATTTATATGAGGATTAGAACTTGATAAATTAGATAAACGAATTGAATATCCGATTGGGTTCTCATCCGCATCATAATCAATCCCGACTTCTTTTTCAGTTCCATAAATTACCTAAACGCCACTTGAGCCTATTGGTATTTTATTTTCAGTCGCTGTATCTAAATAAACTCGTCCGGTATCTGTCGCCACATAAAAATATCCATCAGTTTGTGGATATGCTTTTATCTTTTCTTCTGGACCCTATACAGGACGAAAATGTATCTTAGACATAATTTACTCCTTTCTATCCTAAAAAAAATATGGGGAAAGAATATTTCATCTTTCCCCATAAAAAACATTCTTCTATATAAAATAGAAAAAATTATATTTATTATTAAATAGTATTGCCCTTAGAATGTTCCCCACTCTAACTCAAAACTAACTTTAGCATCATCAGCTGCGGTCGCCGCTGAAACATTAACCTTTAAGCTATCACTGGCGAAAACAAGTGGTTTACCTTCAAGATCAGCACCAGCAACTTTAAGATTAGGAATTAAAGTATCAGTACCATTTACTGTATAATCTGCGTTGGCAATTTCTTGGTGAGTATTCTTTACAGTAAATGTTTTTTTAGTAGATTTAATTACATGGCCTTGAGCATCAATTTCAGTTGGTTCATTAATAACAATAGTCTACTCATCGGCATAATCTTGAAGGACTGGAGTATTTACAGTTAAAGTATTACTATGTTTAATAGTAATTTCTTTCACTACTGAACCAGTTTGAGCTTTTACTTCTAACTCAATACCTTCTTCACCTTTAAGAACATAATTTAAAAGTTCTTTAGTAGGACCAAGCTTAATAATAAATCCAGCATTACTATTATCATCAGCTCCTTCGACCTCAGTAACAGGATCATCAGCAGAAGGAACATAAGTCCAAGTAATAGTACCAGTAATAACACCATCAACTTCTTTGCCAGAAGCGATAATTAAATCTCCAGGACGTAAGTAATGACCGTTCCAAAGAGTGTCTTCAGCGCCAGTATAAATAAAGGTATTCCCTTCAGCAATTTCAGTAATATCAGCGCTATCATAAATAATGGCTCCATCTTTAACCTGGAATCCGCCACGGAATATCATAGCGTTAATAGTTCTAAGCTGATTATCAATATCTTGTTTACTATAAACAGGAAGAGTTAAAACACCATCTTTAAATTTATAACTGCCATCCTTGCCTTCTAAAGCAATTTCTGGATCAATATCAGCAGATAAAGTTGTACTATTACCAGCTCCTTCGACACCAGGACCACTAATAGAAGCAGTAAAACCAGTACCAGTAGCATGATTAATTACGTTAATATCATTAACTGCTTTATCGACACTTAAAGTATAATTGCCCGCAGAGCTTTCGGCAATATTAACATTACTACCGGCGATAATATTAAAATTACCAGCATCAGTATCGGCATTTTTTAAATTAACATTTAAAGTTTTTTTACTTAAAGAAGAGCTTAATTGATAATTAACTCCTGTTAAACTAAGTTTAATAGTGTCTACACCTTTATCATTAGTTGCAGGAATTACTTCAACTTGAATATAATCACTACCAATAATATCATAAGTCTCAGTAATAACGTTACCACTACTATCAGCAATAGTATTAGTTATAGAAGCTCCATTGGCATTATTGGGACTAATATTTACTGACACATTACTATTCTTTTTATCAGTATCCAAAACAGTATCAGTATTTGTTTGAATCCAGCCTTTACCATTATTAATACATAAAATATTTTTATCTTTTACATAATAAAATTCGCCTGCTGTATTTTGGTTAAAACTTTGAGGTAAACCTGCTGTAGTATCAACTACATTAATGCCCTAATTTACAGGAACGCAATTATTTTCATCTACACCATAATAAAGACGACTTGGTTTTTTATAATCATCCGCAGACTTATTATCATTAATTACTAAATAAAACGCACCAGGTTTATATCTACCTGCCACATTTTCAAATTCGGCTTGAGAGCCTTTTAAAAACTTAACGTTCAATCTTTTTCACTCCTTTAAATATCAGCCCAAGAAACAGTTTGTTCGACTGCTTCAACACGAGTTACCAAATTATCAGGACCTTTATCTACTAAATATTTATTAGCTATATTGATTGTTTCCATATCTCCCTAAGTTAATGTTCCTACTGGCATATCGATCCATGTACCAGCATCAGTAAGAATATGTTTCCCTTTAGTTTCGTGTAAAGAAACTGGGACTAAGCCTGGAACTATACCCTTAAAAACAGGAGCTAACTTAGCTAAATTTTCTTCCGTAGATAATTTTTCAACAATAGAATTAATTAAAGTTTCATTATTTTCTAAACCCTAATTAACCCATTTTTTCTGTTCTTCATCATAAATTAAAACTTGATTTGTTTTAACTTCATTGAGAACAATATCACTCAAATCGCTTAACTTACCCGCGGAACTAATTCCACCGCAAATTAGACGACTACCTAAATAAAGTTCTCCAGAAGAATCATTTTCCTCATAAATAAAATATAAAGTATCATTGTCTCTTTTTGTTCCTAAACTTTCAAAAGCAGTTTTAGAACCTCTGACAAATTTTACATATTTATTTAATGTATTAGGCAAGATAATCGACTCCTTTCTATTATTTATAAAATCTTTTTAATCAATACTAAAAGGGTTTGGCCTATTAAGACCAAACCCTTTATTTAAATTAAGTTGTTTCAGACGGAGTGTTAGTATTGTTTGAATTATTCTTTAAAGCATCAACATCAGTTCTTAACCCAGTAATTAAATCATTTAATTCTATATCTTTATCCTATAATGCTTTAATAGTTTTACTCAATTCCGCATTTTTATTTTGTAAAACTACAATTAAATCAAACATTCCTGCTACTGTTTTAGCTCCATTATCTCCAGAAGTCGCATTATATGTAAGACCGCGCACCGCGCTTTCATTTAATTTGCCACTTGCTAAAGTATTTATATCAGCTAATGTACCAGTATAACCACCTAAAAGGTTAGTTTTTAAAGTATTTAAACTACTCATAGTAGCAACTTTATTACTACTACTATAAGTTCCATCAAAAGTAATAGGTAAATCATTTTCTTGTAAAGCGCTTCTTGAAACAGTTATTAAACCATCTTTTTCTTCTACCGCCGTAACAAATTGTTTATCTACTTTATTATCAGTTTTATCTAATTTATCAATAGCCTACTTAATGTTATAAGCAACTGAATTGGTTGTAGATACAGTTCCGTTCAATACATCAATCTTATCACTTAAATTGCCAATACTATCCCTATCAGCATTAATCCCCTATCTTAATCCATAAAGAGTCGGGATAGTATCTTTACCAAAACTATTATTAGGTTGACCCAATAAAGTATTATATTTACTGTCGCTATTATTAATTAATTTATTAATACTATCATTAAGAGTTGTATCCTTAGTAATAGTATTTAATTTATTATTAATAGTATACCCTTCACCTAATGCTAAAGTTCCTAAATAAGATTTCTCGCTACTTAAAGCTCCAGTAGTATCAATGAAACTTAAAGAAGTAAAAACATTACCTTCTTTAGTATTAGTATAAGAACCTTTTGGAATACTAACTGAAAATGTTTCTTCTTTTACAATATGACCTGCTCTATCAGTAGATAATTTAGGTAATTTTATAGAAGAGCCAAAAGTACCAAAATCCACGTCTTTGCCATAAGTTTTTGATGCTTTATTCACATCTAAATTATTATGAGTAACTTTAATAACTCCACTATTCTTCTCAATGTCAGCATCTACGGAAATTAAATTATCTCCTTCAATAGTCGCAGATTTCATATAATTATCATCAATATCGCTATCTGTTTCAGTGGAAAAATAAATAAGCTTATTAGTATCTAACTTATCTAAACTCATTTTTCTATTAAGAGTATTTAAAGCACCCTTGATGTTAGTTCTATCAAAATTAGTGGCAGAATCATTGCGGTTTTGGCCGTAAAGTAAATCATAGGTATCACATACCGCATTACCAAGAGCAGGAAGCTTTACAACAAGAGATTTGCGGTCGTAGCCATCTTCGATCGGCTCACCAACAACATTATCCTATTCTACATTATAATAAAATCTATATCCTGACTAACTTAATTTATAATTAATAGTATTTTCTGTTTTATCATCACGAAAATGCTTTGTCTTACTAAATCCTTCTTTATTATAATAAATATTATTATCGTCTAAATCAAGTTGGAAATTAGTAGGAACTCTTAATTTATAAAGTAAATTTGTGCTACTTTGATCTGTGGTTATCGCAGGTCCAAGTTCACTTTCTAAATAATAAACGCGCCCCTCAGTTTTAATATCATTATTATCTAATTTATAATGACTATCAGTTTCATCATAATAATAATATTTACCTGGCTAATATACGATACTATTATCATCAACTGCGACATAGGGATCTTGAGGAAGTAGTGGATAAATTGAGAAATTAGGAACAACAGTATTTAATTCAGCAATCTAAACATAAGTCTCTTGATTATTGATATATTGTTTTATCCAAACGGTAGAGTCATAGCCACGGCCATAAACAGGATAATCTATTTGATAATTTAAATTATACTATTCATCATCAACTCTGTCATTAGTAATTCTAGTAAGATATTTCCACTCTTTAGTCCCACTCGCGGTTACATTTCCTACATATAAGTACCATTGATTACTTCTTTTAACTTTTACTAATTTTCCATTTTCACATAAAATAATATGAGAATCACTTCTATCAGAAGGATCATCATACATAATTTTATTATCAAGATATCCTACTAAATATTGAGTGGCAGGAAGACCATATTCAACTAAAACATAGCGTCCTAAAAATATACCATCACTCGTACAACTATTATCCATTTGAAGTCTATTACTGTAAATTTTATCAAAAGTAAAGGTTGTTTTTGAAGTATTAGTTATATTACCATAAAAACCCATTATCAACCCTCCTCAAATAAATAATCTATAATAAGATATGCTTCTTGATTTTGATTAATCAAATTCATAGAGCTTCTATCAAATTTAATCAAATTAATAGTAGAAATACCTTCTAAGTCTAATTCATAAATACCAGTATTTCCAACAATAATAGCATTAGTGCTATCATTTAAATAAAATTTCGTTCCTGGCAAAGTCTAAATACCTAATTGAGTAATTAATACATTTTGATTATTATTTTTAAATGCGGTTCCTGTAATTAATTTACTCATATTAACATCACTTGGATAGTTCTTAGAATTAAGACCTTCACCATAATAACGAATTTGTCTTATCTTTCTTGCCATTTAGTGGTCCTCCTTAATATACTCTTGATATCGCTTTGGTGGCACTAATAGACATTGAACCATTATAAGTTAATGGAATAGTTATTTTATTAACTAAATATTCTCCTTCAACGCCACTTCTTTTATCTTCAATATAAATTCTATTATTAGGCTCTAAATAATAAACTGGAATAGTAGAAATTGAAACGCTCTCCGCGCAGTAAGCGGTCGTATAAAGCAAATCCTCAATCTCATCAACCGCACTTTTACTCTTAGAACTAATTTTAAAATAATTATCATATCCAGAAGGAATATTAATCCAAATATATCCACTTTCTGTTGGATAGTTATTCTAAATAATAGAATCATAATCAGTCTATGTCATAAATAATACATCGGGTGTATCTCTATAACATATAACTTTTACATTAGTATCATTAATTGCTTTTGTTCTATCTCCAATTAATTGGACTGAATATTTAGCAATATCCGCATTTTCTTCCCCAATAAAATCAAACCAGAAATTTAAATTCTCAGGATTATTTTTTACTTCTTCCTTGAAATCTAACTTATCATAATCATAAATGTCTCTCCAAAAGGAGAATAAATCTACATAATAAGTCTCATAACCGGTTATTCCAGAAGGATAAAGGTTAGGATTCGCGGCCGCAACTTTACTGGCAAAATCATCTGCGTAATTATATTGATAATAATCTACGGCCATACGATATAAAACTTCACGCCAGTCGCAATAAATAACCCCCGGTTCATTTTCACTCTAATACCATTTATTTTTATAAGTTTTTTGTTCTAATTGCGGATTCATAGTATCAAAAATATTATTATTATACATCGTAGATTTATATCTATTTATATCATTATCATTTACAATAATCGTAGTATACTAAATAGGTTTTTGGTCTATCGCGTATCTTAGATGAATAGGAATTTCGGCCCCACTCGCACTTTCTCTCTATCCCCAAATAGAAAAATCATTTCTTAAATTGGCAATTTGTGGAGTATTATTAAAAGAAATAATTGTCTATCCGTCTCTAAACGAATAAATTGAAGATGAAGAATAAACCGCAGGCTCAATATAACTATCTCCGTTAGAATTATTTACTATACTAGTCCAAGACTAATATTCATAAAATTTCTTTCTTTGGAAAATAAATCTACCATCTATATCATAATAATATTCAAAACAACTTAACATATTTTTAATTTTGTCTAACACGCTAGCCACATTTTCACCAACACTGGTGATAAGATCTCCAGCGTAAACCAAATCACAAATACGATAACCAACTGTTTCATTAGTTGTTCGACTTACAATAGTATAAATAGTCCCATTGTTTACTAATCTTACTTTAGTTGGCTCAGGAGCATCATCCAATAGTTTATTACTATCTAAATTATCAAATTTAATATTGCTTGTATCAGTTATTTTTACATTATTTACATCTAATAAATCTGGTAATGTCCCTATTGAAGCATTAATTATTCTATTAGTTTGCGTGTCTTTAAAGAAATACATAGTTTCATCACATTTATTAGCCAATAATTCATAACCATATTGATCTAAATCATTAATAACTATATTACTTTCTTTTTCTTTGCCATAAACTGTAAGAAGTTTTTTAATAATAGTCTAAATAGGAATTTGAATTAAATTTAAATAACTTTCTCTTAAATAATATTCTCTATTACTAAATTCTTCTTCATCTAAAACATAATAAGTAGTTTGTTTATTCTAAGTAGAAATATAATAAACATTATGTTTCTTAGCTTCTTCCTCACTATTGACAATATAGCAATATTTACCTTTTATGTAGTTATCTTTGGTTATATTATCTTGTTTATTATAAGTATAGGTAATTACTTCTTCCTACCCAAAATCTATAGAAGCAGGTAAATCTCCCCCCAAATCTCCATTCAGTAAGCACATTTTATCTTTACCTTGAATAGATATACTATATGAGCTAGCACTTTGAGAAGTATTAAAAGAAGTAATTAAATAAATACCTTGATTAAACCAAATAATATCTGGATATTTACTATCAATCTTATTTTCCAATCCAATAGCCAAACTAAATTTAGAATTTAAACCCCAAGAATATTGTCTATATAATTTCTCATTAGTCATCATAGTAAGGGAACAAGACCGACGGACCGCAGATGTCCCATCAATATTAATCGATCCGCCGGTTATCTTGCCCTCTATGCTCTCTATTGGCAATTCATCAAATGTTAATAGTTCAATACGAGCATAAACTACTTTATGTTTGAATTCATCTAATTTTTTAAGAAAGTCGGTATCATATTGTCTTTGAGTCTTCATAATCCTCTGCCGCCTTTCTTAAAGTATCAATAAATAAAGTATATGTTTCATCAACTGTCTTTTGTAATTCTGCTACTTTATTATTATAATTTTTTACACAAGTCTAAATATTATTCTAATTTACATTATAGAATGGATCATCTTTAGTGAAATCAGGATTACTTTTATCTTGTTCTAATTCTTTAAAATCTTTTAAGGCCTTCTTAGCTCTTAACCAATTTTGCTTTAATTGATAAATTGTGGTTGTAATATAATTCTAACCATTAAAAATTCTATAAGTAGTTTGATTATCATTTTCAAAAGAATAAACTACTTCTTGACGTTGGACTGATAATTCGCATAAAACACCTGGATCGATTTCAATAGAAGTAATATCACTTAAGTCTTTAATCTAATATTCATTCTTCTAATCAATACCAATAATTTGTTTATCATCTTCATTTATTCTAATATTACAAGCCCAATTCTTTTCACTAACTAATACACCAGAATCATAAATTTCTTTCTTAGTATATCCATCAATATAGTAATCTTGTTCTTTAGTTTGACTTACCAAATAAATATGATAAATTAAAGTAGGATCAAAATCCGCACGTTTAATTTCTACAGAATGATCTTTTTCTCCTTCTTCGCTAATTGCTCCGCCGGGAGTAGTATAAAAATTAACTTTATTACTTGTATATAATTTCTATACATCACGTTTAGTAAAACGCAAGAAATAAATCTATGTTACTTTGTATTTAAAATCATCATTATAAAGATTTAAAATATTGCCTTCAGTTCCATAGTATTGTTCTAAAGGCAAATCCGCTACTTGAATGTCATTAATAGTATCAAACTTACTTGCTTGTTTACCATAATAAGAATACACAATAGTTCCTTGTTGTAAACCCGCATCAGATAATTCAATTACTTTAACGCTATAAATTGGAGCAACATGATCTATTAAGTAAGCACCCGTAATACCAATAACGATTTCTTCTCCATCAATACTGAATTTATCTCCAGGAGCAAAGCCTTCAAATCGAATCGTTATCGCAGGAGAATTAGCTAAAATATCTTTGGTCTATAAACTATAATGATTTCCGTCATAAAGCAATTCAAACATAGGATAAAAACTTAATGTTTGTAATAAATTATCTAAACAAGTTTGTTTATTTGCTTGTAATTTATTAATTTCTGCCTAAGTTAAATTTTCATCTTTTAAATTATCAATATAGGTATTTACATCATCAATATACCCATTAATTTTATACCATCCATCAAAAGAAATGCTATCCCATTTAAGAATTTCGCTTTCGGGTGGGTCTGCATCAATAAATCCATAAGTAGTAAGATTATCAAAGCTAACTTTATCAATTTCATAAGCGGTTCCGCTAAATGTATGAAGCATACGACCTAATTTATCTTCTGGACTCAAACTTACATTTAATAAACGCACAATAAAGTTTCCTTCGGTTGGAGACTTAAATAACTTAGGTTCTCCATCAGTCAAAAATTCTAAAGCTTTAGTTTTAAATTGACGTTCTATATTGATATTATAATCAGTTAAATCAGTTGATGTAAAATCCTTAATTTCATCATCACCTAATTTATCCATAAATAAGTGGTCTTCATCCATAAGATAAGAAATTAAACCACTTACCGGGAATTCGTGATAATAAGTATTCCCATTCCTAAAAATATAAGGATATTGACTTCCAATAGTATCAGTTTTACTTTCAAGAGTATTAATTTTAAAACTACTTACTTTTGGATTAAATCTTATTTTTAATAACTATCCATTACTGTATAAGAAACTATCTTCAAAAATACTATATACAGTATTAGAAAAGATTTTATTACTGCGGACCGCGGTTTCATCACTATATTGCTGAACTGCGTATTGATAACTAAATCCATGCTCGACAGTAAAATCTCTATATAATTCTCTTGATGGAGTTTCGCCAACTAATTTAAATTTTAATACCGTGTTCCAAGTATTAAAATCATCTTCACTACTGGCTCTTAATAAAGCAAAAGCTCCTGTCGCGGGAATCTCTAATCCTGTCTTTTTATCACGGATTCCATTTAAATTAATTTTTACATATCCATTATTTTCATCCATAATCGCAGAAAGAGTTGCTTGTAATTCTGGATTAATAGTTTCTCTATTAATAATTTGATAACGAATACTTTCTGCTTCATAGTTATTAATAGTGGTTATAGAATATTGAATAAAATAATTTTTATTTTTTTGTAATTCTTTATTTAATTCAAAACTATCATAGCTTTCATTTAATTCTGTATCATTAATTGAGTTATGTAATTGCTCCCCGCTATCAGCAAAAATATTACCATTTTCATCATATACTTTAAATCTATATGAATAAACTTTTTCAGTAATATCATCATTTTTTTCTTTTTGACTATATACTCCAATAAAATCTGTTTTGTTTATTCCTACTAAATTATCTTCAAAACCTTTTATATAAACTGCTGGTTTAGTTGTACATTTAGCAATACCAACTGTAGAATAATATCCAACCACTCCACTAGTATTAATATATGCTAATTGAATTTTATAAGACTAACCTGGATTCAATTTATATTGAATGGGTTTTCCATTATTAGTAATTGATTTAAGATTTATATTGAAAGTAATAAAACCTTGTTCCAAGCAACCGCGGACTTTGCTTGGACTAAAATCCGCGGTTGTTCCCTAAGCAATTACAACATTGCTTGATACTGTTTTAATTATATAACACAATCCTGAAACCTCTACCATACTAACCGCACGATTCATTTGAAATGGAATGGTAATTTCCTAACCAACAAATGCTGGTAAAGTTCCAGGTATAATAGGTGGATATAATTTATTAACCATTTTATCCCTCCTAATTATTTTCGTTATTCTTCTCCTCTTGAAGATCTACCAATCTATTCGTAAAATCTCTTAATTGTTTTAAGCACTCTCCCATAAGAATAGTGTCTTCTCCTTTGGTTGTTACCAAAGAAAGAGTATTATATAAAACCTTTAAGAAATTAATATCTCTTTCATTCATTTTCCTTTTTCTCCTTTTTAACCAGTAATTTCTTTTCCATTAACTGTTAATGAACCAATTATTTTTACTTCTCCCTGTAAATAAACAGATGTATCAGACACATTTAAAGCACTTCTTCCAGCGGATAAACCCGCGATAGTGCCGTCTAAATATACTCGAGGCTATCCGTAGCCCGTTTGCCCCCAATAATGCAAATAGACATTTCCAGTTTCTCTTTTATAATTAAGAACTTCACCAACATATGATAGTCCACTAATAGCTTCATCAGCTCTACCCTAAGCTTGATCTATTCTGTCAATCCATCCTACAGATGCTTCAGTAAGATCTTTAGCTTCCTTAGCAGCTTTACTAGCTTCAGCTGCCGTACTTCCAATCTTATTCAATATATAATTTAAACTCTAATTGCCATAGGTCCAAGTAGACCCAGCTACACCATTATAATTAATAATAATATCATCTTTAAATGTTCCACTATTTACAGTAATATTATTTGTTGTAATATTTCCTGTGTTCAAATTAAAATAAGTGCCAGTATTAGTGGAAGCATTATAATTTTTTGACTATAAATAATAAGTGCTAGCTCCAACACTTAATAAAGTAGTTGGTGTCTAATTACTATTTTCCACGGGGGTATTTATTTTTAAAAAAGGTTCGCTCTAACTTAACTAAAATACACTATTATCATTTTTTATTCCATCTATTTTATTATTCAATAAATCAATTAAAAGACCATTGCCATTATCATAACCAGCAGATTTTATTTTTCCAGAATCGCCTTTAATTTCAATCTAACCATTTCCAGATTTACCAAATGTTGCGGTTCCATCATCTTTTAAAGCATAAACCTACTTACCTTGATAATAGCCATAAACCCCAGTGTTTTTACTAAGACTGCTATCGGCATTACCATCACCAAAAGACCCCATTAAAACGCCAGTAAATGTATTATTATTTTCTTTTTTACCAGCCGCAATCTAAGCAACACCAATAAAATTATTACTATCGTCTATATTTAACTATCCATCCCATTTATTTACCATTGCTGATGGATATTTATTCTAAATAACTAAAATAGGTTGGCTCCAAACTACATTATCACTCTATTTTCCTTGAACTCCATAAGTACTTACACCATCAACATAAAAATTCATAGGACTTAATCTATATTCTTTTTTCTTTTCATTATATTTAATCTAACCAATAAATTTATCTGTAGATCCAGTAGGATAAATACTCCAAGTCGCATTATTATCTACTTTACCATTTTCAAATAATTTATAAGGCTCTTTAGAAAATACAGGTTCGCCATTACTTAAATAAATTACTTCAGTTGGGCCATTTATATAAGCGTTATCTAAAGTCATAATAGGAACTGGATAATAAGCGGTTAAATCATAATCTCCCCAACCAGATAGTGTCACCTATAAAATAATTAAATTATTCATTATAGAATTTGTAGTATTAACACTTAACTTACAACTCTATTCATTTTCATTATTTAAACTAACACTATTAACCGTTGAACCATCCATGAATTTCCAGGCCCATTTACAGTTATTAAAATTAGTAACTTCTTTGCCTTCATTATCATATAACTAAGCCTTAAAAATATACTTATCTCTCACACCACTTCTAATAGCAGTAAATACTTTATTATTTAAGTTTTCATGGGCAACCATATCAATTACCAAAGTACAATCAGTGCCATTGGTTCCTGCCTATCCAAAAGTAAAATCCTTGATAGCAGTATAAACGATACCATCTTTTTCCACTTTGGCAATTACAGTATTATTAGATTTATTAGCACTATAAAAAGTATTAATAGTATAATCTAAAGAAAACTCTCCAGGAGACACATTAACATTTTCATTAGTTAAATCAATTACAACTTCTTTATAAGTAGCATCAGTTCCATCATCTTTAACGCCAAAATTAAGCATAGTATTTTTAATAGGAATCTACCAAATTACTCTCTATGCCTCAACTAATTTACTTTCTCCATTTTGATTCTTACCAATTATACCATTAGTAATAGCATAAGTCTTAGAATCAAAATGTAAAGTTAATTTACGACTAATCTTACCATCTGATCTATTCATTAAATAATTAGCCTAATTATAAATTAAATAATTACCATTAGTCTAATCTTCACAATAAATAGATAAAGCATTTAAGCTATCAATGGTTGCATCATTAGGAACTTGTTTCTCATTATTAAAAGTAATTATATTACTTCTATAAACTTTTCCATTATATAAAATAATTACTTTAACTTGTTCTTGATTTTTATTAGAACGCGGTTTTAGCTAATAAAAGAAATTATTTTTATTATCTTCAATCGCAGTCCAATAGACACCAGAATAGTCATCAGCGGAAGGTGCCCCAAATTCATACATATACCAACGAACTTCAAATGTGTCCTCTTTTTTATGCTCGGTTATTTGGACTCTATTACCATCTTCATCAAAATGAACCCATTTTAGTCTAATGGTTTTAGAATCAATCTAACCTTTATCATCAATTACATAGGTACTTCCATCTAATGAATATAATCTTACATATTCATTTTCAATTTCATCGGCAGAAATACCTAATCCCATATATATATCTTTTACAAAAATATTATTAGGCGGGACTGACATATTAAAATCATTAGTATAGCTAATTAAATCATTATTACTATCTTTAAAATTACCTTTTTGATAAAGGTATATTTTTATATTGTATATTTTTGCTACCGCGCTTGTATCAATGACAATTTCTTGAGAATAATATCCTTCAAAATTATAAGGATTACCATACATATCATTAGTATCTAAATCAATAGATGCTATCAAAGGAACTTCTCCATTATTTTTGATACTTGCTTCTATCTTTTTAATATTATCTGCGGTATCATCTTTTATACCATATATATTTAATTTTAATCCATAATTACCACTGACTACGCCGAGCGTTTCAAGCCAGGCGCGAAAATCAGCGCGCAGGCCCAACCGCGTAAATCCTTGCTATTCATCAGTAAAAGTAATTCCGCCTTTTGGGGTAATCTCAATTTCTTTTTCACTACCATTGGCTAAAATACTCCAAACTTCTTTGTTATTATCTTTAGCAACAAAAAAGTTTCCAGTTAAATCAATAAAAGTATTAAAAGGATTAACAAAATTATATGGCTTATCTTCATTTTTATCAGTCTTTTTACCAACAATAAATTTAGTGCTATTATAGTCTCCTTTTGGGATCTATACATACACTTTATCATCTTTGTTATAAGTGGTTATTTGGGAATAAGCATAAAATTCCGCATAAGATTCATTTTTAACCTTATACTTACCAATAAGTTTATCAGTCGCATCAATAATAGTACATTCAATAGTGCTATCAAATTTAACTTTATCAACACTTGAATTAGCAATAATACTCATTGCTTGACATAAACTTTCTTGAATATTTAGTGCGTTATCAGCCAAAATAATCCCTCCTTTTACTCATTACTCTATAATTTTCTAAAAAATTAATTAATTTTATTCAATATAATTACCCAAAAAGAAAAAGGGTGAAGTCCGCGACCTCACCCTTAATTTTATTTTCTATTGGCATATTGAGAAGCTACATTAACTAATGTATTAAATGCTTCTTGAATTTCATATCTATCAGTTGCGTTCGGGAAGCTAGCTTCAATTTTAACATTCTATTCTAATGTTCCATCTTGAGAACTAACAGTAAATCCAGAAGATGAAAGAGTAGAAATTTGTTGACTATTGAAATCTAATTGTTTGGCAATCTATCTAACTAATTGAATAGAAGCTAACATATTTTCAGTATCATCAGCATTAAGAACTAATTCTTTCTGATGTAAGAAAGCTAACTTGCCATCATCGTTCCAAGTGCCGGTATAACCGCCACTTCTAAATCCGACTAAATCTCTCCACTCCTAATCAGTAAGTTGAGTAAAACTATACTTACCGTTAGGAAGTCTACCAGAGATTTTTCCTTCACTTAACAATTTATAATACGCATCAACTCGAGCCGTAGTATCTTCATTAATACTACCACCATTAGCAATTTTTTCCTCGCGGTTTCTCTTATACTGATTATATTGAGCGGAACCATAAGCTACAGTACCCATCATCGCCGCCCAGTCAGTATCTCCACCGCTAGAACCGCTATTACCAAATCCGCTCTAAGCACGTAATGTTGCTTGAATGGCATCTAAAAGCTCTTCATAAGCTCTAATAGTATCAAGCAACTACTGACGATGTTGCGCCCAGGCTTCAGTTGCACTACGAACAGAACTTAATTCACTTTCAAGAGCAGGAATAACTTTATTAGATACTTCTTGATAAAGTTTATCACTTTCATCGGTGACATCTTTAACTTTCTATTGAGTATCTTTTAAATCATCACCAACAATCTTAGTGATTTCATCCATACTATCTTGCCATTCTTTAAATGTGTCATTAATAATATTAGTATTTTCAGTAATAGTATCTTTCCAACTATTACTATTATCTTTAATGATATCAAAAGAATTTACCCAAGCGTCTTGAACTACTCTACTATCTTCCTCTTGTGCTTTCGCATAAAGATTTCCAGCAGTAGTAATCAAATCAGTATATTGTTGAATTACCAAAGCGCGCTCTTGCTGATACGTAGTCTCGCGGTAAACTGCATCTTCCGCGGCCTTCTAATCAAGTTCCGCGAGCTTTTCAGCCAGCTCTTTCTCATATTGGAGTTTTTGCTGGCCGTATTTATTTGTCGCATTAAGACGAATATTATACAAGTCATTTTCCGCGTCTGCCAAAGCCTATTGTGCGTCATTTACTTTCTCTTGGTCTGCGGTATATACATAACCAAAATTACCTTCATTATCGCGTTGTAATCTAACAGTAGATTTCGCATTTTGAGCTTCTTCTAATGCGATCTGTGCTTCAAGCACTTTATATTTAGCCTAAGCAATTTCTAATTCTAATTGACTTAATTTATCTTTATCTCTTAACTATTCAATTTCTTTGGTAAATTGCTGGTATCTATTTTTAGCTGCTTGATTATTTGTCTTATCAATAGCCTAATTAACATTATTAAGTAGTTTATTCATTTCATAAATCTGATTAGTTTTTGTTAAATATTCATCTTGATAAGAAGACATTCTATCTAAAGCATCATTTAAAGCATCCCAACCAGAAATATTAAAATTATTACCATTAATACTTACTTTAGTGGTGCTTAATTGCTTATTCATTTCATCAGCAGCTTGTTCCATCTTCGTAGTAAGAATTTCTTTTAATGCTTCGCCATATTCTTCTGCTTTAGAGAGCATATCCTCTTCCGCTTCATCGAACGCGGCTAATATAGCATCGTAATTCTTTTGAAGCACTTCACGTTCCGCTTCATCGGTCGAATTGGCTAAGGCCGCGGCCGCAGCATCACGTTCACGTTTCAAACTCTCATACCATTGTTTAGAAACATCAAAGTTATTTTTCTTAGTCTAAGCAGTTCCATTTAGAACTGATAAGACTTTATCATAATCTTTATCCTTACCTAACAAAGTAATAATAGAGCGATAATGATCTAATACACTGGTTAAATGTTCCATATGATCTGTATATTTAGACAATTCATCATTTGCCAAATCTATAGTATTACCATAGTATTCAAGCATTTCTTTATCTAAATCCTACAAAGCATTTAAATTATCTAATGTACTGTCATACACATCCTACAAGCCTTCAATATAATTTTCTTGAGAAATTTCTCCATTAGAATAAGCGCTATTTAACTAGCCATAGAAATTTTCATAAGTTCCTAACTGACTAATTACTGGATCAAATTGACCTTGTAAATATCCAAGAGCTTCAGCAGCTTTATAAATATTATCACTTAATTTATCGAAATAATATTCTAATTTTTTAGTGTCATTTTCATCTAATTGAACTTTTATTTCAACTTCATAAGTAAGCATTTGATAATTTCTATCTTGCCATTCGTTTATTTTATCTTGAATATCATCAGTTAATTCTTCGACTAAATCTCTTGTATCTTCATATTGCTTAATAGCATCTTTCAACTCATTGATTTTCTCTTGAATCGGGTCTAAAGTTGCTTCTTTATAAGCATCTTGAGCATCTTTTGTGGAAAAAGAATTTGCTTTATTCTAAGCAGCTATGAGCTAATTATAAAGTTTAGTCATCTAATCAGTATAATTAGAAATATCACCATCTTCATCAAATGTGAAAGTAATTCCAGCTTTTTTCGCAGCTTGCTATAAAGTAGCTTTATCTGTTTTTAAATAAGCCTAAGCTTCTTTTTGCTTTTGTTTTAATAAATCAACTTCTTTTAAAGTTAACTTATTGCTTTTAGCCATTGCATCAAGATGAGCTTTACCCCAAAGCCTATCTACCGATTTATTAGCTTTGTCTAAAGCACGAGTAGTATCATTGATATTATCAGTAATTTCTTTATACCGATCAACAACATCGCTTTTTTTAGTTAGGTCTCCCTTGGTTGGTTTATTTTTACTTCCTCCACCTTTGCTTGAGCCTGTAGTACCTCTATTAGTCTTTGAACTATTATTCATAATTCCAGTAGGCTTACTAGTCATACTTTCAATAATCGGAGTTTTCGTTCCATCAGGAGAGGTCGCCATAGCAATAGCATCAACATAACCTTTTTGAATACTATATCCGTCATTCCAAGTTTCTGTTGTTGTTTCCCAATAAGGAACTCCGTCTTTAAATCCCGCGTCAACTATTGACTATCTAGTATGTACTATTGGAGTTCTCTATTCAACTTCTTGAGGTTCAACTTTAAATTTAGTTTCAAAGCCCATGGCACTAAAATAAGCATTTGCCTATTCGGCGGTCATTTTCGCTGTGCCGATAATATTTTGAGCCTATCTAACTAAATCATCTTGACCTTCAAAAGTTGTACCAATTTTTATATCTGGAATTTCTGCCGCTAATTTATCATGCATTGATAATAAAACATCTTGTAATTGCTTATTATCCTAAACAAAATCAACATTTAAAAGAATATCTTTACTTGCCGCGGCTGCCAAACGATCTATAGCATCAGCGTCACCTTCTGCCGCCTTACCTATATCAGTTAAATTTTTAGTAATAAACTCATCAGTTAAAAATTCTTCTGAAACCCCAAGTACATCAGACATGGCATCTTTAATATCAATCATTGCATCATAATATTCCTGTGAAGCAGAATCAGATTTCTTTAATATATCAGCCCATCCACTAAAACCATTTTTCAATTTCTCTACGCCATTATTCATTTTTATAGTATAAAGAGCTACATCTTCAGCGGCCTCTTTATTATTTACAAGTTCATCACTTAATAGTTTAGAACTTTTAGCTGTCTTCATTAAAGAATCTGCATATTTATTTACTTCAGATGAATCTAAATTTTCCCATTTTTCACCAGACATACGCTGCATGGCACTCATATTATAAGCCATTTCATTGATACTACCATTTTTAAGCATTTCTTCTGCTTCTTGAGCAGTTTCGGTGGTCATTGCCAATTCATTCATAGCCTATTGACTACTTGCTGTATATTGTTCTATACTATCTTTGCTAGATAAGAAAGAATCACCAACTTCATTAACTGCTTCAGCAATAGCTTTTAAAGTATCAATATCCTATCCTCTAGAATTAGCAAGCTTACCAATCCAATCAGAAATCTATGTTTCATCGTAGTTCTAAGTCTTTAAAAATGCTAATTGGCTATTAACATTTTCAGAACCAACTTCTCGAATCTAATCTAATCCACCCGCTTTTTTAAGTTCTTCAGCTCCCGCATAATACTAATCAATAGCATTTTGATATCCATTTATAGTTCTACTTAATTCATCTTGCTTAGTGGATTTAATCATCTACTGGAAATCGAGAGGATCACCTACAAAAACAGCAGATCCATCAGATAAAATAGTAAAATATCTTGCCAATTCACTATTATAATTTACTAAAGTATCATAATCTTCTTTTTCTAAAATCTTACCGATTTTCATGTCTTTAGTAATACTATCTATTTTATCAAGACGCTCTTTAATATCAGTTAATACTGGAACAACATCTCCAGCTTTACGCATCTAACTAAAAGCTTTATCCCAGTTATCTCCAAGAGTAGAAACATCTCCGCCCATTTCTTTAATTAAGTTTTCAGCTTGGCGTTGAGCATCGAAATCAAACCAATTAATATTAGAAATCTTATTCCAAGCCTCAGCCTAAGATTCTGGTGATAAAGCATTCCAATCAATAGATTCACCAATTTGATTGATAGCACTAATATAGGCATCTTTACCTTCAGAGCCGAAATTCTAAATATTTTCTTTTAAAGTCTTATTTACTCCAACCGTGATCTAATCACTCATAGCTTCATTAAGACCATCAATTTCATCAAATACAACTTTTTTAGCTTCTTCGATAGCTTGTTTATCAATTCCATATTCCCTTAACTAATCATCAGTTAATCCCTAAAATTGTTTAAGCTCGCCTTTTGTCATATTATCAAAATTTTCTGTTGATAAATATTTCCCTACGCTATCAAGACCATCTTTGTTAGCTTTAGCAATATTTTGATATAAACTATCTAAAGCTTCTCCAATCCTATCATTAGCATATTGGGTTGCGGCCGCGATTTGAATAGCTTCTTTACTGATTTCCTAAGTTATCTTTTCACCATTCTCATCATAATAACTATATTCAACTTTATCGCTTTTAATAGAACGTTTATATCCTTTTAGAGAATTCAAATTATTCATTTTTTCATAGGCAGCCCAATTAGTGTCTAATGAATAACCTTTAACAGTATTTTCTCCCTCAGCATAAAGATTATTATATAATCTTCCGCCACCTTCAAGCGCCATTTTTCCAGCTTTAGTATTTTCTTTACCAGAACCAGACCATTGCGCTCTTGCTGCGGTTTTACTAGCAAGATCAAAAGAGGTTTCAACCCCATCCATGGTATTTCTTAACTCATTTAAAGCATCAATATTGCGCCAAAGGACATTAATTAAAGCCTTATCGTCTATACCATTATCAAGATTAAGGATATCTTTTAAGTCTTCCTTATCAACAGCAACTCTATCACTATTTAAATAAGCGTCAATAGTTTTATCTATGCCAGTTGTGTTGCGTAAAGAACCAGTGACAGTATCGACAAGATTTTTTTTCTATAAATTTGCCTATGCTTGAGCATTATTGGCATTAGCCATAGCAGAAGTAGCCTATAAATCTACAGTCTCTTGTCTACTGGTTTCAGCTACACGAGACATAGCTGTATCTTTAATAACTAATTTATTATCATCCCAATAATAATCATCTTTATTAAATTTATCAGGATTATTTTGGATTAATTCTAAAGCCTTTTGATTAGCTTCCTCTAAAGCATCACGATATTCTTGAGTTCCTTTAGTTAAATTATCCAAAGCATCTATGGCATCTTTGTATTCATTAAACTCATCAATCATTTGCTGATACTTTTCACGACACTCATCATAAGCATTACCAAGATCTGAAGCCGCTTTAGCTGCTGCTTCAGCTGCTATTTCTTCTTTATGAATGGAATTATAAACTGCTTTAGATATAAGTACTAAAGCTGCTGCAGCTGCAACTACAACTAATATAGTACCAGCTAAACTTAATCCAAGAGCTGCTGTTGCGGACATCTGTTTATTACGGACTAACCAAGCGGCATTCTACAATATTATATTTTTTGTAAGTTTGCTTTCAGCCAATACCTATCTACCGGTAGCTTCTGTTTGAGCTCCTGTTCTGGCGGCTGCCTAAGCTTTTACCACATTATTAATCTCTGTAATAGCCGTATTAAGCGAAGTCTTTATATTATCTAAAATTTTAGCTTCTGCCAATTCTTTATAAGCTTTAGCCATAGTAGATAAACCAGAAACGGTCATAGAAATACCCATGCCTAAAGACATACTAACTGACAAAAGCTTATCAAAGAATGACATATCTTCATCAGATAAAGTATCAAAAATACTCTTAATGGAAGCCAATCCCATAGCCAATGAAGAAAAACCATTAACCATAGAAATTAATTTCTACCCTAAATCTCCAGTAGCATTTTTATAATTTTCAATTGCAGCTTTTATTTTTTCATAAGACCCAGCAACTTGCTTATTAGTAGTATTTAATTTATCTGTTGTTACAATAACTTCAGTCATATCTTCAGCAAGCTTTTGACAATCCTCACCGTTAATTTTAACTTTTTTACCAAAGTCATCCTCAAGAACAGTTGCTGCTTTAAATGTAGCATCAGCCATTAAATTTTCTTTAGTGACAACATTATTTACTTTTTTCAAGAACTAATCTACTGTTATAGTTCCGTCCTTTAACTCTTTAACAAAATTTCCAATAGATTCAGCTGCTTCAGATCTATCTACTTTAATTAAAGCCTACTGAATTGTATTCATTCTACCCTCAAAAGCTTTTCCTAATGGACTTCCTTCTTTTAATGCTTTATTAAGTCCGTCTAAAGCTTTACTTCCTCGCAAACCAGTTTTAATAATTCCACTCATTTGCTATTGAACATTTCCAAAAGTATTTAAATTTTTCTCTACTTCTCCAGTGGCAGAATTTCTTCTTATGCGCGCTCTAAGATCCATGCGAGTATTTTGAAGATTCTCACTAGCCTAATCTTTTTTTTGAGCTGCTTTTATAGCCTGTTCATTATAAGCTCGATTAATTTCAATTAACCCTTCAAGCTATTGCTTTTCCTCTTTTGTAATATTTTCAGATATATCATATATTCTTTTCTTTAAGTCTAAAGTCTATTTTAATGATTCTCCCTATCTATCTCCAACTTCAGTACCAGTATCAAAAGCCATATTAGAAGCTCGATTATAAGCTTCTTGTTTAAGAGAAACTGCACTCTTTTTTGTAAGTCCAACTAAAGACTAAAGGCCAAAAACTAAATTATTAACGCCCTCGCCCATTTGAACTTTAAACACTTTAGTAAATATCATTCCAAGAGCGGCAATTACTCCTGGGAGACCTCCTATAGAATCAATTAATTTATCAATAGCGTCTAAAGCTCCAGCAATTGCATCAGATAAACTAATAAAGAATTTATCATCAACTAAATCATCATAAATGCTTTCGGCTGCTGCACGCACACGATCACGAGCAGCTTCCCAGCTTTCAGCATAAATATCAGCTTGTTCTTGTAAAGAACCATCTGCTTCTTTTGCTCTTTGAATATTTTCTTGATAAAAATCAAAATTATCCATTAAAGCAATTAATTGGTTGTACTAACGGATACCAGCTACTTGCTGAGCTAAAGCTACCTGTTGATCTTTACTAATTGTTGACCATTTGTGCCCCAAATCATCAAGAATGATATCCATATCCTTTAATTGTCCATTGGAGTCTTTAATATTAACTCCAACAGCTGCAAGAGCTTGTGAGTACTGATTTAAAGTAGTGCCATCTTCTAAAGTCTCGCCTAATTTTAAACCTTGAATACGAGCAAAAATAGTCTTTAAAGAAGTACCTACTACATCTTCACTTTGACGAGTTGTAGCAGTAATAGTAGCCAATGCAGCTGCTGCATTATCAAAGCTTAAACCAATTGTATTAGCAACTGCCGCAAATTTTTCAAGACCGCCAGCAATTTCATCAGAGCTAGACGCGGTATCTGCACCTAAGCGCACCATCGCATCAGCATAATGTTCTAGAGAGTCAGAGCCATCATAGAAATTATTCCAAATCGCAGTCAATTGATCAGAAACAATATCAGCATTTTGTTTAATGACATTAGCCATTTTAACAGTAATATCTGTTCTTTTTTCTACTTCTTCATCACTTAAACCCTATTGATAATAAATTAAAGAAGCATTAGTGTAATCTAATGTAGTAGCATTTAACGCTTTCGCCGCTTTATTTGCTCTTTCAGCAAATTTATCCATATATTCAATATTGTGTCCAGTAACAATACGAATATCATTTAAAGATTCATTTAAATCTTTGGCATATCCATAAGCAGATTGAATAGTACCCATAAATGCATGTAATGCACTAGAAGAAATCTACCAACGAGCTGTATTCTTTAAAGTTGTCCATAATTCAGAAACTAATAAATTTGTTCTTTTTAATGGAACATCAGCTTCAACAATAGATTGAGCTAAAGACATAAAAGCTTTTTGTCCAGAAGGCCCAAGCTCAAGTAAACTATTCTATATCTTTTTTAAATCTAAATTACTCTATTTTAAAGATTGAGAAAATCTTGTTAAATCCATTTTTCCCGTTTCTACATTAGTAGTTTGAGCTAAAATGGTTTGTAGTTTTGATGCCGCTATCTGCGCTTCGTTTAATCTTTTAGTTAAATTAAAATCTCCTTTAGAGACTCCCGCCACAGATTCCTTTATAATAGCATCAAGGGTCGTTTGCAAATCTTGCAATTGCGTTTTCGCCTATGTAGTATTTGCATTAAATTGTAAATTAACTTGATAACTATTTAATTGTTTAGCCATCAAAAAATCTCCTTTCTCTCTTAATTTTTACTTTGCAAAATAAAAATAAAAAGGGGATAAGAGTAATAAAATACTCTTATCCCCATTACTCTAATGACTTTAAAAAATTAATTAAATTAAATAATTTAATTAGCCCAATTTAGTGAGAATATCTTTCAATAAAGTCATATTATTAGGATCGGCAAGCTCTTTCTGAATTGTGCTAGCATCAAAATTTAAATTGCTATAATCAGTAGTAATGCGCTCCATAATTCCCATCGCGGAATTGCGATAAGCCACAATATTATTAGCCATTTCATGGACAGTCTTATTTAAATAATAAAACTCCCCCTCTGGAATAAGACCAATAATAAGATTAAGCACCTTTGAAGCATTAAGCATATCATAAAGCTTCGCTGAATCCTCTTTTTGCTTTTCTGTAAAATTAATATTGCTATAAGCATAAACAATCTCAAGTGCAAGATGCATATCCATCTTTAAAAGATTATAATATCCATTATCTTCATCTACAGAATTATTTAATACACGAGTAATTAATTCACTCTTTTCTGCAACTGGAAGATATTGCTTTACTTCAATGGTTTGATCATTATATTCTACAGTCTGAACTTTATTCAATTCTTCCTTGCCAATTCCTAATTTAGTATATGAAATTTTAGCCATAATTAGCCTCCTTTTACTCTTTATTATATTATACAAAAAATTTTCTATTTAGTCAATTTTAAATTTCACTAAACTTATTTTGATTAATCCTAATACGTCCATATAAAGCCTTTTGCCAATCTATATCTTTATTAAACTAATCATCATCAATATTGTCAATAAGCTCTTTTATGACACTCTAAGTAGGAATAACTCTTATATATCCCTATAAATTTAAAACTAAAAATTTAGTATAATTTCCACCTATTAGCTTATTTAATACAGTATTAGTATAATTAGATTTTCCACCAGTTAATTCATAAATAGCTCTTAATCTATAAAAATACTTTGGTGCATCAGGATGCTTATCAGGAAAGTGCTTCTATTTACAAGCCAACATACGGTAATATCTCTAAATTTTACTTGTAGCTCCTCCAAGAGGAATCATAGTCATAAAAACACGAAAAGGATTAGTAGATCCTAATTCAATCTAAGTGTTAGACATATAATTTTTCGCAGTAAAAGTAGCATTTAATAAAGCATCATAAATTTCTTCATCTAATTCTAAATGACTAGTTTTCTATATTGTATAATTCTACTAAATTCCTATAATATCCGCTTTGCCAGAAACTCCTTTTATTGTAGAAGATGCAGCTTCACTATCTTTTTTCATTTCTTGGGCAGTTTTCTAATAAATATCATTCATTAGACTTTTTGTATCTTCATCTAAATTCTTTGCTAAATCTATAAGGTTAACAGAAGCGGTTCCAGCCTTTTTACTACTTCCACTTATAGTCATAGTTTTATTACCAGCAAAATAATTCTCCGCAGTGGCAACCGCTTCCGCAATAACTCCTTCAAAATATTTACCATGCGCATCATTAGAATCTCCATAGTTATCTGGCGTAGTAAATAAATATTTCATTGAATTAAAAAGCTAAGGATTAATCTATTCTAAAGCATCTAATAATTCACTCATTTGGATATTTTCGATAGGATTTCCAAGCTATCTATTTTGAATACTTTGAAAGAATTCTTCTAATTTTTTAGCTTGTTTTTCAGAAGTATCTCTTGCTCTTAATTTCTAACTCATACTTCTTTTTGTAAATTCATAAGATTTCTTTAAAAAATCTTCTGTATTCATTTCTCTTGGACTGGCCTTAATACTTCTCTATAATGAATTCATATTATCTCTCCTTTCTCTCTAAATAAAAAAAATGGGAGAGAATATTTCTATTCTCTCCCATAAAATTATTCTTTATCTAAATTAAAGAATTTGCTGACCTCATCAATTTCTTCTTCAGAAATCACAGGTTCTTCAGGAACCTTGATAGATTTAACAGCTTTTTTCTCTTTCTTGGTATTGTTGTTTTTTACTTCCTCAGTTTTCTTTTGGATGTTCCAACGTTTACCTTTAATAATCATCAGTCAGTGAAAGAAGCATTGTGAGCCTCGTCGTGAGCAGTCATAGTACGATGGAGGTCACTAGCTCCGCCTTCCTCAATAATTTGAATTGCAGCAAGAACTTTCTTACTGTGGTCAAAACGAGTATAGTCAGGGAAAGCATCCATAGTAAAGGTGAAAGTAGAAGGATCACCAGAAGAAGCCATTGTAAAGGTGAAGTTAGACTGAATCTTGCAGTTAGGAATAATAAATTCAGCAGGCATATCAACACCATTTTGATCACGGAATAAAGTAGAGGCTTCAAGATAATAGTTACCACCGAATTTATCAGCAGTAATCTCAATCTGTTGAGCGCCACTAGCCTTTTCAGTATAATAATCAACAATAGCGCTATCATATGCCGCGGCTGCTGGAAGGCCATTCTTTTCATTAAAAGTATAATTACCTGTGCCAGCAATATAATCATCATGTGGAGTTTTAAGAGTTAATTCAAAATATTCATTACCGTTAGTATCTTTCTTAGCAGTTAACTCCTCATGGACAGGAATAAAAGGCTCAGTGATAATTTCGCCATCTTTGACAAACATAACATAAGCAAAATTCTCTTGTTCGTCTGTTGGAAGATAGGGCTTTTTAGAAACACGAATAGTAACTTGTCCTTCAGTAGTTGTACTATCAATTTGTGATTTATCTACAGTTTCAGTAACATGCTGTTTAATAGTACTAGTAGCACTTGCTTCAACAAGACCAGCACCAGAAAGAATCATGAAACCTTCTGGAGAAATAAGAGCATCTTCCATTGTAAAGGTAACAGTACGCTCACCTTCCCAGGCTACTAAACGAGCATTACCGCGTCCTCCCTGTGCATATACAGTGGTAGCAGCGCCTTCCATACTGGAAGTTTTCAAAGTGTCGAAATAAATAACTGGCTCATTTCTATAGAAGATTTTATTACCAACCTTCTGAGTTGCCTTAGCCTTTAAAACGACATCGCAAATTTCGCGAACACCAAATTTCATAGGTTATTTTCCTCCTTAATAAATTTAATGGATATTTTTCATCCAGTTCTCCGGTTTGCCATCAGGTTTTCCGCCCGCTAGCCTTGACCGAATATCAATATCCCAATTAATATAAAGCTAATATCTTTCAACAAGGTCAAAAAGTTGGAACATTGTTAAATCCATTAAATCCTGTAGAGACATTGAATCTAAACCTACAGTAAGCATTGAAAGATACTAACTAAATATACTAACATTAGCTGAACCATTTAATTCAGCAACTCTCTATCTACCTCTCATTAATTTATCTGCAATTTTTTTAGCAGTATCATTAGCAGGGTTAAAACCCAGTTCTTGAGACACAGAAGATTTAAAACAAAATATTTCCTTTAAATATTCCTAAAGAATTTCAAAATTTGAATCATCAATCATTATCTAAGTATCACTTTGTAAAATGATAGATCTTGGAGTAAATAAAGTTTTATATTTTGGAAATATAAGAGAAAAAACATTTATAACTGAATCTTTTTTTTCAGCCATCTCTTTTTCTTTCATCATTGTCATAAATATCTAAAAATTATTCGTATTAACTAAAAGACTTTCGCCCTAATTGGCTATTATATTTTTATCAATACAAAGACATTGAACCCCAAGGAAGAAATCTTTTTCACCAACAAAAGCAATCTCTTTTATCTTTGGCTAATGAATTGTAGCCTAAAGTTCTGGTATTGGTAAATCAATTCCGCACATTAAGCCTAAACGTAAATCCATTATTTAGTTCTATCCTAAAAGTCTTTTAAAAATCTTTCTTCATCATTGGGATTTGGCATAAATTTCTTATCTTCTTCTCCATGAATAGCAGTATACATAAGACATAAACCAGCGTATTCATCAGTTAAAATAATTTGGTTACCACCAAGAAATTCTAATTTTCCAATACCTGTTAAATGTGTTTTATCTATCATACTATCTATTTCCGCAGCAATGCGATAAGGACGTAACTAATAATCTTTTAAATGCCACTAATCATAATGACAAACTATATCGAATTCAATAATATTATCTCTAAATTCTGGATTTGTATCATTAGGAATAAAATTATCAAAACTAATTACGACATAATTTAAAACACTACCATCAACGTATAATTTAGGAATTAATTTAATATTTTTCTTAAATAACTAAATCATTTGTTCATCATCCAGATTTGGCTTGTCTATAGCATCTGGGGTAGTATAATACAATAAACGTTTTAATCTTTCATTTTTACATAAATGATTTACGACAATTTCTAAATCCTTTTCCATAGATAAGAAACTGGATTTAGGAATTTTTACTCCATCAATCTTCATAACACCTTTTTCTCCTTAAAACAATGATTGAACAATTATCGTTTTTTTATAATCTCCATATAGTAAATCGAACTATCCACTATATCCAGAAGTCCAACTTATTTCGACTGTTGGTTTTTTTGCTTCTTTAATAATTTTTAAAGAAACCGGCAACTTTTTATTATTTTTTATTTTCCATTCTAAAACAACTTCACCATCAAAATAATAAGTATAAGTTTTCTTTGGAAAAATAAACGTTTCCCCTATAATATCAGTTGTTGTAGGATTTGGATCAATCGGTTCCGCAATTAAAGAACCAACAGTCTTATCATCTAAATTATCTTCCTACTCATTAATATAATATTCAGTCGCATTGACTTCTAAAATACCAGGCATACTTATGGAATCTACAGCTTCAACGCGCCAACAAATTAAATTGTCTCCCTCATCCTAACTATCTAAATAGAATTTAGTATAACGTCTAAAATAACTTAAAGTATCTTTATTTTTAGGCAATAAAATATTTAATGAATAATTAGGATTATCTACGCTAATTTCATGTTTTTGAATATAATTAATTTTCGTTTCTACAGGACCGCGAATTGCTGCATAAGTAGACTTTTTCTCTCCCTCATCTACCCAATTTATTTTATAAGAGCATTTTCTAATATCTCCTCTAAAATAAGCTAATTCAGTCAAATCCTAAAGATAACAAATCCAATAAGTATTAGTTCCACACCATTCAAAAATATCTCCTGGCTTAAACTAATATTCATTTCCAACAGACAAAATCTTATCATCATAATCCTATTTTAATTTATTAGGATTAATCAAACATCTAATAGGTTTTTTATATTCCGCATCCTATTTAATAATTTCCGCGGCTTGGTATGAATTCCATACTGCTCTATCTAAACTTCTACGCTTAGACAAAATCATACGTTCTTGTTGGCGGTTTCCGCCCATTTGACCGAGCCGAACCGCTGTATAATTAACGCCTTCAACAGGGCTACCTTCAAAGGGTGGTTTATCATAAATTCCCAAGCGACCTTGTTGTAATCTAAAAGGTTGCTTACTACTATAATCAAACCCTGATGCCATAATTTATCTCCTATAAAAGACTAATTGTTTCAAAAACAGTCTTACGATAAAAATTAAAATCAGTATCTTGATTCTATAATCCCTCAAGTTTGTTTAATAGCTATAAATAAAGGGGTTCAGCGCTAAAAATCACACTAAACCCCACAATTTCATTTATAACAGTTTCTAACTATTTATGCCAATCTTCATTGTTTTCGCGCATTGGAATTAATTTCCATAATTGGTTGGTTAAGCGCAAACAATTGACCTTTATACTTTCTACTGGAATATCAAAATTATATTTAGTAATCATACCGACTTTTAAATACATCCCAATTAGATTCATACTCACCTTTGTCATTTAAGCGTCTACGTTTATATAAACGCTACATATGGTGAGACTATCTTTGGCATTCACCTAGTAAATTTAATAATTTAGATAAATGATTTGCCTAAGAAGTAAATTTAAAATCAGAGCCACTATATTTCATTCGAGTGTTCTCAATTGAAGTGACTTGTCTTTGCGTCCAACCACACATCATTAAAATAGCTAGAATATTAATTTCTTCTTCAGTTAGATCACAATTAAAACTGGATCTATCAACTAAAACTTGAGGTTCTTCACCCGGTTCTGGAAGCTCTCCCCATACTGTTCCTACAATGAAATCATCAGGCGTAGCATCAGATTCATTAATAGTAGCAACATCTAAATTATAATCTAAAAGATTTTTTCGTGGAAATTCAAATCCAGGGATAGCATCTATTATAAGATTCTATAAATCTCTTAAAGTATCTTCGGGAGTTAACTCCAGATACATATCATCAGTAACCTTGTTAAGAAAGCGATTATAAACAGTTGAGAATAATGTTCCCACTTAATCGCCCTCCTATAAATTATTTCTTGGAGGAAGTTTCCTCGGTTTTATTAATTACTTTATATCCAGAACCGCTTGTGCGACGACCTTGAGTAACAGGTTCTTCTCTTACTACACGACGCTTAGCCGCAGGTTCTTTCTCTACAATAGTATCTTCTTCTTTACTAGCGATATCATTAGCAATAGCTTTATCAACATCAAACCCAGTTTTTTCCTTCAAAGCTCTACGCTTATTAATATCAGTAATAGGAAGGCTAACAGACAAATTCTTGATTAAATCAATAATTCCAATAGGAGCAAAATCAAGAGCGTCTAAAAAAGCATCTAATGAGCCATTAAGAATTAAATCAGCAACTTGCTGCTCTGACATATTATATTCAGGTTCAGTATGAACGTTAAGAGTATGAGTTACTTCTGGCTCTAAAATCTGTAAAAAATTAGCAATCAATTCGCGGCCACCCGCTTGATAAGTCAACTTCTCTAATTCACCAAATGGAATGCGCTTAGTCTCACCGGGCGCAAATTCACGGCGCAAATTAGTATCAGGAATAGTATAAACAACTACACTAGTGCTTCTATTTTTTACATTATAAATATCTTCATTATTAATCATTATTCAATTTCTCCTTTTACTCATAAAACAAAAATATGGGGAGAGGGAGTTTAATCCCTTCTCCCCATGGAATAATTTATATTAAATTAAACAGTGCCATCAAGACGGCCATCATAAGTGATAACCTTACCAGTGACTCCATCATAATTCCAAGTATACATCTGACCAAGAAGTGAAGTATCAACATAAGCACAGATGTTGTTAGCAAGCATACAAACTACGCCAACCTTCTTGTAAACCTGAATCTCACGAGAACGATCATAATTATTGAACTCGTCAACAATAGTGCCACCTTCGAAAGCAATCTTTACAGGCTTACCATCAGCGCCCGTAGGAATAACCCAAGCATAACCAGGATCAATAACCTTACGAGTATTGGTTTCATCTTCAAAGCCCTGCTCAAGAATAATAACCTTAGTGCCCTTATAGGTAGCAAGACGACCATTATTCCAAAGCTCATTCTTCATAGCTTCAGTATATCTCCAAGCCTCATGAGGAATCATCTTAACAGCGAACTCATAAGTACAATAAATAGTAGGAGTACCATAAGCAGAAGCAATGGTAATCAAACGATCCATAGCAGCTTCATCAAATCCGGCAGCCGCAACGCGGTTAGCAGGAGGAAGCTGATTGATAGAAGATCTAAGAGCAGCAGCGACTTCTTTATAAATAAGTTCATCCATACCATCCATGATGATCTTGGTTACTTCACCGAAATCAACACGACCATCAAGGAACTCTTCGAAGCCAATCTGAGCAGCTCCGCCGATAGCGCTAGTACGTACCTCGAAGGCTTCATTCTCTTTAGGTCCGAGCTTGAAGACTTCATAAATACCAGCAAGACCAACGCGAGTTACAAACTACTTAGCACGAGCACGATTATTAAGAGGACGACGGAAAATAGGCTTATCACCCTGAGCGAAAGTCTTAACCTCAGCAAACTGATCATATTGCTGAATAACTTTCTTAGGAAGAACCTCATCAAGAGTCTGCTCAATCATAGAGAAAATAAGATTCTTATTTTCACGATAAAGAGCATAAGTACCAGCTAACTCATTCATTTCATTACGAAGAGTTTCATTTAAGGCTTCATAACTAAGATTTTTTCCCTCATAACTATAAGCAACAGGAGCAGAAGGATCAGCCTTAGCAACTTGCTTCATAAGAGCAATTAAATTATTTTTATCTAACATTATCCTTTTCTCCTTTCTTACTTAATACGCATTACCTTGACGCCCTTTTGACCATCAGGCATAGTATAAACTTTAACAACCTACCAGGTCATTGAATCGTCACCAGTTTTGCTAAGAATACCCTTTGTAGCAGCAGAAGGAGAAAGCTTATCTCCAACAGCAAGAGTCTCTTCATTAATCATATTAGTAGTATAAAGATCACCAATCATGGTCTTAAATACACGAGGAACCATAGAAGTGCCAGATTCCATGAACTTCTCATGATAAATACCTAACTTATGATATGGATCATTAGTCCAATTCATTTCATACATATCAGGAACATCAGTAAGAAGCTTATCATAGTAATACTTTACAGGAACATTAGCAACCTGATGATTACTATCAAGAGTATATTCATTACCATCATAAGTAAATTTGCCGGTTTCATCAACATCATAAACACGACCAGCAATAGTAACAGTCTTTAAACCCTGATCTGCGGAAACGGTCTGATTGATTAACTTATAGGTTTGACCCTTTTCATCAACGCCGTTCCAGAAACGACCACCATATTCAACCTCGGTATGCTCCCAATCATAAGGGCTATAAACACGAGCCTGATAGTCATCTTTAATCATAGCAAATTCGCAATCCCACTGCTTACTGCCATCATAATGATCACGATAAAGCTTAATTTCGTTATAAACGAGCATCCATTCACCTTCGCCAGTGAAGTTGACTTCGCCAATACCATTACCATTAGCAGCATAGTCATACTTTACAAACTGACCGTTTTCAAGAATCTCAATGTCTTTATTGGCAGGAAGTTGAGCATAGATTTGAGCATTTCTTTGTGCGGAAAGGTGATTAGGCTCGACCTGACCGTAACCAAACTCAACATACTTTGCCTGAGACTTAATAGGAAGATTCTTATTCAAAAAGTCTTTAAACATTTAGTATGTCCTCCTTATTAATTTTTGTTGGCGGTAGCAAAAGCCGCCTTCACCCAAGCGGGCATATCATCATCTTCTGAACCATTATCGTTCAAATTAAAAGTAGTAGCACCATTGGGCTTATTATTTTCGTCAAGGTCGAAACTCACCTTGTTGCGAACACAAATAACAGATAATTTAGCTTCAATATCATCAAGAGAATATTTATCAATATTTTCAACAACATCAGCCTTATCTTCATCAGAAAGCATATAGAATTTAGCAATCATATCTTCTTTATCTTTCTTCTCAGCGGCATTTTTAAATTCAGCAAGTGGAGCAATTTGCTCTTTCAAGCTATTATTTTCAGTTTCAAGAGCCGCGAATTTAGTCTGTAATTCATCATACTGAGCTTTAAGTTCAGTATATTCAACAACGTCCTCAAGAGAATAATTTTTCTTTTTCTTTTTATCATCATCATTCTCGCCATTGTCGCCTTTATCAGACTTATTAGAGGGTTCCCCATTATCAGGGTTCTTTTTATTATCATTGCCCTCTGATTTATTATCAGGGTTTTGGCCATTAGATTTATTATTTTTGTCCTCTTCCTCAGCCTTTTTCTTTGAAGCATAATCAGTCTCAAAAGCTTCAACATCAACAAGAGCAAACTGAGGCTCTGCTGCCGGAGTATAAGACTTAGTTACTTCAGTTAAAGCATCAGAAGGAACAAAGCCTTCTACATCGGTAAGAGAAAAGTCCATGCGATAATATTTTTGGTCTTGTCTATTTTGAAGAATAGCAAACTTTTGTCCAGCATCTTCATAAACGCCTTCAATGCGATAAATAGAACAATAACTACTAGGCTCGCCAGGATATTTAGTCTCAACATAAGACCAGAGAGAATTCCACAAACTATCGCCAATTTCAACAGCATATTGTGTAAACACTTTGGGTCCTCCTTCTTTCATAAATTCTTTAAGTTCATTCATCATGGAGAACAAAGTGTTCTTAAAACCATCATCGAATGAAAAATTCACATTGATTTGGGAGCCTTCGAAACAAGGTTCATTTTCTTCTCCCAAAATACAAAGTTTAGAAATAATTGCCTTATTTATAATAAAAAACTAAGGCTTTCCATTACTATCTTTTGCCCACGTAGCATTTAATGTTTTTTCATCAAGCTCCATAGAATGATTATTCCCTTTATCAACTACACGTTTACATTCAGGATACTAACCAGTCCACAAATAACCTTCAGTCATTAAATACTCACGTTCGGCAACACCATCATCCAAAAATTTCTAAAACCAAACTTTAGCTCCAAGATCAACAAAACCATAAGGGCGAGTATTATCTCTCATTCTAAATTCGCCATTAGATAATTCAATTATCCTATTATGTTCTTCAAAATCTTCAGCATTCTCATTAAAAAAGCCAACAATAGGACTGCCAGGAAGGCTATTAGCCATCTCAGTCGCTACATCTTTAGTAATTACGCTTTTGTTACGATTAGGTTTATCATCTACATAACAAACCTTAATTTGGCATTTAGAAATTAAAGGATTTACAGGAGTTATATTTATAAACTCACAAGGTGTATTTAATTTAATACTTGTATGTTTCATAAATCCTCCTTATTTCATTGCTTCTTTATTTTGAATAGTTTTTTCACTTTTCTAATCATCAGGTTTCTCCGGACGTCCTGCCTCGCCATTAGAAGCTTTAGCAGTTCCAGAACCTGAACTTCCTGAATTATTTTGAGTTTTATTATTAGATGATGAACCTTTTAAACCCAAAATATCTTCACTACCCATAGTAGAACTCATAAGAGGAGGAATCATAATTTCACTTAAATGTAAAATCTCATTTTCAAAATGAGCTGCATTAAGAATAAAACTCTATGAATGTCCAAGAGCAATCTAAGACAATAGTTTTGATTGTCCCATTTGCGCTTGTTCTTTATACATTTTAGAAAGTGTTTGATAATTATTTTGAGTAGTTTCTAATAAATAAAATCTAAAATTATATTTCTTATTACTACTCTTTTTTTCAATAATTCTATTAAAGAATATATTAAACTATAAAATTAAACTTCTTATTGTAGATTCATCATTTAATACTGATTTTTCTAAAGCCATATTACCATCAGTATTAAATAAATTCTATGAAATACCTAATGAATTATAAACACTACGTTCAACTTTAGCTAAATCATCTGTCGTTGTAGTAGTATTCTTATCAGACATATCAATAGAATCTACATCAGTAAATGTAGTTAAAACATCTACTCCAATAGCCCTCTATAACATCTAAACGGCATTATTATGGATATCTCTGGCTTCATCAACATCAAATATCAAATCGCCATTTTTATCCATTGGGAGCTTTTGGACTAAAATTTTAAGCAACTTCTACATTTGTTTCTTGCGGTCAAGATCTTGCGCTGCATCTAAATCCATAATAGTAGGAATAGAATTTACAAAAATAGGAACATCACTATTATTAATATTAAATTTAATACAATTTTCTGGCTCAAGAACATACCAACTACCAGTATGCTAGCATCCAACCGCTTCTTCTAAAGCAAGTTTTCCTTGCTTATATAAAACATAACCTTTAGCAAATTCTTCTGGGAATAATTTTAATACCTTTAAGCGGTAATTCATATCTCTAAAAGTATCAAAAAATCGCATATCAAATTCGACAACTGGGGTATTATTTACACTATAACGTGTTCTACAATATCTAACTGGCAATTCTTGTAAAATTAGATTTTTCTCTGAAGGAACTATATATCCATAATAGCATCCATTTTTAACGACTTGTAAAGCAATATCTCCGCAAATCTTTTTAATATAACTATTATCAAAATAATTCAACATTCTATAAAAATCTTTTAAAACTTTTTCTTCTTTTACATTATCATCATAAGTTTCGGCTGCAATATACCAATCATAGCGGTATAAAAAAGCAACATAATTACAAACTCGTTGATATACACCACTTATATCATAATAAAAATTAGAAATGTATCGCAAAGCATTTAAATCTCTTTCCGCGAGTGCGCGAAGCACATCAGGTTTCGTGATAATACGAGTTTGACCTGGGTATCTAATCTTACTATAATCACCAAGTTTTAAAATAGCATCATCTAAAGTTTTTGTGCCAACTTTTATTTTTCTATTGGCATAATCCATAGTGTCATTATAATTATATTCATAACGACTATTATAAATATCAAAACCTTTAGCATGAATCTAATCATTACGATCTTGCGTATCCAAAGTTCCACCTCCTTTAATAACCTGCTAATTTCATTATATAATCATAAGAAATAAGGTTTTCGTCGGTATATGGAATCTCTATTAATCTAAAATCATGTAAAGCGCAAAAACGTCTTTTTTGATTATCATTATATTGCTACTGGTATAAACCGCGTTTTCCGCCAAATTTAGAACTGGCTTCATAATGCTATTTTCCCTAATACTCAATAATGAAATCAATTTTTCCATCATCATCAAATATAACAAAATCAAAACGAAGTGGACGCCCGCTTGGGCTTTTTAAATCTGGAAAAATATATTCCATTTTAAAAGGTAGTCCTGCTTCTTCTAAGATTTCTTCAATTTTAATTTCTCCTCTTGAAGCACGCATTTTCCACCCTCCTTAATTTAAAAAGCACCAATCAGCCGCATTAAACTTTTTACGTTTTTTCTTTTTATCTTCTTCAAGTTTTAAATAATATAATCCATATTCAAAAGCCGAAAATTTATCTTTACGAATTCCGCGATTTGCCTATTTTAAGATAATATTAATACCTTCATTTTCTTCGCGTAAATTCATCATTTCTTCTTTTAATATGGAGGTTAAAGTAAATGGTTTTAAATAATCTGCCCTTTGTTCAGGAGTCATTTTTGAACCTTTTTGAGTAGCTAATAATTTTTCTTTAGCCGTTCTCTCATCTATTAAGAATTTTACCTTACCCGCTTGTAATTGAGTCTGAGCATTAGCATGACATTCAGTATTTATTGGAGCATTTGCTTTAATAACATACATAGCATCAAATTGAGTATTTGGTGTGCGATATTTTTTATAGTATCCATCATCATCATTCTCAACACCAAAATCAGGTAAAAATTCACCATCTTCATCATTTTGAGATTTTACCATATAATCTAAAAGTCCAATACCTAAACCATTACCATCTATAACCAAAGTTTTAGCTTTATATTTATAAAATAATTTCTTTAATTTAATAGCCTAATCTTCAAAATGATCATCTGACATAGTATACATATTTACTAATGATTTAATAGCTGGGCCTTGTGCTTGTGGTGTTACTTTAAATACACAAACTACTGAATCGCATCCTTTACGACCTACATCTACAGAAAGTACATAATAAGCTTGCGCGCCTGCACGTCCAGAAGCTTCATACTCAGGCTATAATAATTTTCTATTTCTATCAAAATGCTCTCCATTAAAGAAAGCATCTTCAACAGTTCCTGACCATTTAGATTCATATTCACGTTCGAATGAAGCTTCATTATAAGTTCCTTCATTCTTTTGGTCAGTAATAAATGTTTTACTTTGTAATCCTACCGCAACAGGAGTTCGCCATGTTCCGCCTAATACCATACAACGATCGGGCTAAGTCACCATACGAACTAAGAAACCAATAAGTCTATCATAAGGGAACGTACCCTTATAACCAGCAGTAGTAATATAGATTTGTGATTTATTTAATGGCTCTTGTTCATTGGTAGTGCCATCTTTAGCTCTACGAGAAATTGCCATAACAGGAATAATAACTTCACGAAGAATGGCATCATCAATACCAACACACTCTTCCATTAATCCACCATGACGACGCTGACCACGAGTGCTTTCACGAGCTGCGAGGTTATCCAAAACTGAACCATTTTTAAATACATATCTAACTTTATCTTTTCCTTCAAGAGTTTTTCCTCGGCTCCAATCAATTTCTCGATTAAAGCTTGGAATAAGTTCACATATTTCTTGAACTTTATCATGAAGAATACTAGCACCTTGCTCTTTACCTCCAGAAGTAACGAACAAATGCGCACCAGGATATAAAATACATCTAATCATTAATGCCATAACAGACAAAAATGATTTAGAATAAGCACGAGGGAAAACCGCGTAAACATACTAATAACGCATAACAGAACGGAGAAATACTCTCTAATAAAAATAAAAATTAAATTCTCCATCTTTTATTTCAGTGCGTCTTCCTCGCACCATAAAATCTACAAATAAATCAGGATATTCTCTCCAAAAGGCAACGTATTTGCGGATAGTAGGCATCACCGCTTCTACTCGTTCAGGTGATAGACCTATTTTTCTGCGACTATCACTTAACTATAATAAATCTTGTAATGCCATTACTTATCCAAACTCTATAAGAACTCATTATCTTGCGCGGATTCCTATTCTTTAAAATCCTCAAAATCCGCGTAATCACTATCTTTAATAGTTTTTTCAAGTTCTTCAATACTTAAATCAGCATCATCAACGATATCACTTTCCGCGTTCTTTGCTTTCTCTTCATCTTCTTTAGCATTTTCGCGTAAAGCCTTTTCTACCATTGTGCTAATATTAGTTTCATCTTCAATAAGAGTGCGAGTATAACGTTGCATATCTTGAATAGTTAAATCCACTTTATCATGTGGCTATTCAACATAATATCTTTCAATATATCCTTCTTTTTCACATAATTCAATTAATTCGCCAATTGAATCAACAAATTCACCTGATTCTGCTTTGTTTTGAGCAGCGGTAAATTTACCAGACTTCATCAAGCTATCGTATACTTTGCTCATCTTTTGGAAACCTTCAATATCACCAATATCGATCAATTGATTTGCCTTTAAAGATGTCTTACATATTAGTTTTAGCGTATCTTTATGTCCGGCACCTTGAATATCATAAGAAGCCATCATTTCTTCATACAATTGTTCAAGCTTAACCCATTCTTCAGGTTTATAAGTTTTACCCCATTTAAGCCTTAAATAAGTGCGGTCTTCATCAGTTAAGTCTAACTCTTGTTCCACTTCACCACTCTATTGTGCGAAATAATCTTCCGTAGGGGCATTAGGCGGTGGAGCATAAACCGGCTCTTTTAGTTCCCCTTCTGGAATAGTAATAGAACTTTTTTCAATAGCAGTTGCAATCTATTGAGCATCGTATCCTTGACGTTTCATAGTTTGCTCTAATTTATTATTTGCCATCTACTATAAAAATTCTGTATCTTTCCAGCGATAATCTTTAAACTATTTGAGTTTCATTTTTGACAAATAACGTCCAAGAATCGTCATACCGGTCATAGACTGCGGATCGCGCCCATATTTTTCCATTAATTTATTCCATTCATCTGGAACATAAGGAACATCCGCTTCTTGTAAAATCCATAAATAAGTATCTGGATTCCAATTATCGACGTGCATTGTCATACATTTTTTGCACACAGGAAATTTACCATCATTAGGATATTTTTCTAAATTATTAGATGAATAGAATTCCGTGCCATTCATTGTACGATTACATTTTTCGCAATAATATGTTTCAGCCATAAATAAAATATTCTCCTTTCAACTATTTATTATAAACAAAAGGACAATATTAAGATTTTTTGGCCTTAGAATTTCGACAACTTTTACAAATACTATAAAAGCCATCTTTACTTGTTTTATTTTTACTAAAATATTTATTATGAGCTAATTTTATTTTACCACAACGACTACATTTTTTATATTTACCTTTTTCAACATTTAAATAATAATTATCTAAATATTCATCTTCCGCAGTCGAAGCAATTAATTTTGGAATTTTATTACGCCATAAACTTGAAATATATTCAAGACTATGTTTAATACCAAATTCCATTTGTATTTTCTCTTGAATGTCAATATTTTGTAAACCATCAATTTTATATTCAACGATTCTATCATAAAGAGGATAATTAGCTAAGGCTTTATCACAAAGCTTATCAAAATCCTCCATTAAATACCATAAATCTTTATCATATTCGCCCCAACTATCTTGCTTTAATCGGGAATAATTACATAAAACCGCAGAACATATTTCAGGTCTTAATAAACTAATTCCATCGGGAATGGGAAAACCATCATCATCAAAAATAAATGTTTTATCATCTAATGGAATATAAGACTTTGATCTGGTTAATTTTGTAGGCACTATTGGACGACGATAAGCATTTTTCATAACATACTAATCTTTACGCATTTCAATAAGAGCCTTTTTAATAACAAAAGCATCCTTGCCTTCTGTTACTTTTAATTTAGCCTCCCAAACATTAATGGCTTCTCTTAACTAATTTAAACTTGGTATTTCTTCTAAATCTTTTTTTGTAATTGTAATATGTGGTTGAAATATTGTATTTCTATTATCTGTAATTAAATTATAAATTCCATCTTCGCCATTTTCAAGTTGGGAAACAAGACCTTCAAAAGAAGTTTCACGTTTATTAACTGTTGCCATACGGTTATCAGTTAATAATTTTTTCTCCTTTTTTTCTTGTTTCTCCATACAAAGAACCAAATAGTCTGCTAAAATTTCTAAATATTTCTCAGGCGGATCTGGATTATCAGCCAAAATTTGTTCGACTAATTGATTTCTTTCTTCTGGAGTTTGTAAAGAATAATCAAGTTTTATCATTTTTTACCTCCAGTCTATATTTATATTATACTTGAAAAAATTTTTTCTGTCAAGTTTCATTTAAAAATTTTTCTTTTTATATTTAAAAATTTTTTTAATAAAACAAATAACTTTCGCCCAAGCACGCGCCACAACTTGACATTTTATTTTTTTTATTTTATCATTATTATAAGAAAAAAAAGAAAAGGAGTATTTATGAAAATTGTTTTTATTGTAATATTGAGTTGTGCGTTAGTAGCATCGCTCCTTTTTTTATGGTTATATAGAAAAGCTTTCTGGGTGCTATATTAGAAAATGGAAAATCAATAGAAAGAATTAAATAAATGGCCGATCGCGCAATATGAATGTATGCTATTGTTAAATATATTTTATAATTATGATTTTGAGGGAAGAGCAGTAGATTTTTCGCGATATGAAACGCAAGGATTAATTGTTTATAATTGTTTCCATGATGCGAAAAATAGCCCAAAAGGAATTACAAATGATGGAATTGTTTCATCATTTTATAAGCAAGCGTTTGTATATGAATTAGATGATGGAACATTTGAATGGGAGGATATTGAAGATGGAGCGGAACCAGCCTTTTGAAGTAAGAGGGATAGATGCGGTAATATTTAGATTAGAACAAGAATATTTTAATGCAACAAGAGATAAAGATCCTTTTGTAAGAGATTGGAAATTGTTTAAAACAATACGTATTGAGAAAAAGGATAATGGATCAAGAACAATTACTTACAGACCTTTATCAGACGCGGAAAAGGCTCAATTAAGCACTAAAAAAGAACAGGAAGAATATCAGTTAAACAAATACAAATATGTATTAGAGCATTTAATGGAAAAATATGATATAGATACTATTAATAAATATATTGATAGTTGTAAATATAAAGATAAATTAATCGAATATATGGAGGAAAAATTAAATGCGGAAACCACTCAGTCCATTGAAGGCAGTTGCTAAAAAGTATCAGCAGAAAGCTACTTATTCTGCTACTTCTGGATTATATACCCTTATGTGGAGAGAGAAGCCTAAAAGGGGCAGAAAGAAAAAATCGTAATTTAAGATTATTGTTTTAATCCGTAATTTGAAATTGAAAATTGATTTAGATTGTGTTTTGACCAGGCAAAAGAAAAAATAATAAATAAAAATTTATTTTTCCCGAAATACACCCCGCCCCATGCAGGTTTTATTCATTTTTGAGTGAATAAAAATGCAAAGGTATGATGCAAGGGTGCCGCCCGGCGGTAGATTGCACAAAAGCCCGCCCCGTACAAAACAAATCTTTGTGCAATCCGTCAATTGTATCCCGTGGCTGAATCTGCTACCATGTAACCATGCTGAACGGCGGAACACCGAACAGCAAAATACATGAAAAGAGGATTTACAAAATGACGAACAACAAAATTAAAAAGATGTGTGAGCTTTCCGCGCAGATAGACGTGCTCAAGGAACAATTAGAATTACTCAAGGCAGAAGCCCGCGAGGAAGCTAACGGCGAAAGCGTTACCTTTACTTACAATAAGTTTACTGTTATTGTTGGCAAGGGCGGCAAGGCTACTGAAACGCTCGACACGGTGATGTTCCGCAACAAGGCGCCGAAACTCTATGCCGAGTGCTTTGATAAGTACAAGAAAGTCGGCGCGCCGCGTGCGGCTTCCGTTACCGCAAAGATTGCAAAGTGAGGGCGCAAGCCCTCACTCCCCACAGGGGGAACATACCTACATATAACACGATAGCGCAAAAAGCGCGGGAAGGGCTACACAATGAAAATTCAGGGCTTGCATAAATATGATGCTGTCACCATCAACGCAATGGCGGAAGATGCTTGGGATATGGTGCGCGAGGGACGTAAACTGGTTATCAAAGACTTAGAGGAATACCATTGTCTTATTGGGTGCGGCATAAGAGACTTTACGGTAGCCGCATGGCGCAAGTATAAGGCGTCTCTCGAAGCTGTCCGCCGCGAGGAAGAGCTGGCCATGGATTTGTCCATCATAGCGAACCTCTGGAACAAAACACGCTTTAAGGTGGTGGACTATTCCATCAATGATGGAGAAGACACTTACGATTATACCGCATTTTTCCTCTCGTCTGGCGAGCGTGATAAGTTTGAGCGCGAGAACCTTGAGAATGGCTCATCGCTTACCGTGGTAAGCACCTATGAGTGCACCATCGATCAACTGCCTGATGACGTACACGATGACTTCATCAGTGAGTTATTCAGCGAGTGGGTTTAACCCACTCGCTCAAAGAGGGGAGCATATGCCATGTCTATCATTGCCGCTATTATTGTGCTTACCGCTATAAGCGCATATAATTTTGTCTATGCCATAGATAGCAAGAGCATAGGTAAAGCTATCTCAAGCACGCTCATGCTTATTGCTGTTGTCACTATCGCTACTAACCTATAAAGTAAGAAAGAGGTAAAACAAAATGAAAAACATTTCCAAAATCATCACCATGGTCATTGCCATCATTCTCTCCGTGTCTTTCTTCGGCTCATTCCATGACCACGCAACCGCGGAAGCCTGCGAGGAAGCGCCGCAGTCCTACGACCTCACCGCATTAGATGAATGGTGTGGCGCTGGCACAGAGAGAGGAAGCATACGCTTTATCGGCGCAGAGGTCGCTTCCCGAAATGGTAACACTATCACGCTACTGGACGAACGCGGCAACCAATGGGAAGTTGAGAATATGACCATTGACGATAATGATTTTCTGCTTTTGTGGATAAACGACAATGACACAGATGATATAGCAGATGATGAAATAATCAAGGTGTGGAGAGAGGCTTATTAAGTCTCTCTCTATTTTTGCATATTATGTATGAATAAATATACAATGAATATGCAATGAATATACATGAATAATCATACATATACATTTGGCCGGCGCGCTGTGGGCCGCAGCGCGCCGAGTTTTGCAATAGGCAAGTTGCACAAAAATTTTCAAACGAATTTGTGCATTATGCCAGTCGCCTTTATGCACCCGAAAATGAATATTTATACATGAATATTTATACAGCCCTGATGAATAAATATTTTTTTCAAAAACCTATTGACATTCAGTCCAGAAGTGCTATAATAGAGGTATCAAAAGAAAAGGAGATACACCACAATGACTAATACCGAATTTCTCAAGACCCTCTCGCTCGAAAAAACGCGCCTCGAACACGAACTTACCACTGCCACGGAAAAGGCTGATAACCTCGATGACGCGGAAACGCTCGCGTGGGCGGCAGTCGTCGCCATGGAGCACGCACCAGAAGAAGAATATACCCGTGAACAGTGCGAAGCCATCTATGACGCATATGAACAGGCAATGCGCGCAAGCGAAGAACAAGCAGACTATGTAGAAGAAATTGAAAATGCGATTGAAAAAATCAAATCGTTAATGGAAATGTACGAGGATTAAACCTCGTACATTTTTTTATAAATGGTATTGACAAATGCCCTGTTGTCTGCTATAATGTAGATACAATAAGAAAAGGAGATAACAACAATGTATGAATTCGAGTTTATCAACAAAATCACTAATGAGCATGACATTCGACAGTCATTATACTGCAAAACTCCGGATCTCGGCCCGGACTGGGAGCTTGTCTTTACAGAGTATGTGGAGGAATATTAAAATGAGTTTGCATGATGGTTTAGTTTTACTTTTCATTTACGTTGGCACAATCACCGCGGGCGCGCTGATTGAATGGGCAGAAAAGAAGCTGAAAAAGAGAAGTTGAAAAAACTTCTCTTTTTTCTATTTTAAGTATTGACAAGTTCCATACTATCGTGTATAATAAAAACATCAAATGAAAAGGAGATTTTTCCATGACAACTTACAACATTCTCACTATTAGCGCTTATAACCCCACGCCAAAGCTCGCGGGCAAGTTCAACATCGCGGACACTGAAAACTTTCTCGACCGATTAGAGGAAACGCTTTACATTCTTTTTGAATTAGAGCCGAAGTCCCGCGAATGGAGACGCGAATTTCTCAAACATCTTTACGCGGATTTTACCTATCACTTTTGTGAAGATTCTCGCGTTGAAAAGTTAGGCAACAACATTATCGTTTATGAAAAATAAGGGCGGAAACGCCCTTATTTTTTTTCAAACTTTTTTCAAAAAAACTATTGACAAATCCTAAAACCGTGCTATAATAAGAGTATAAAAAGAAAGGGGAACAAAAAAATGTTATTTATCGTTTCTGTTAACTACTACAACTACAAGGCTGGTGATAACAACCGCTATCGCTATGAAGTGTCTGTCGCGGGACAGGAAAACGCATACGCCCTCGGTCAGAAGTTCGCCGACGCAGATAATGTTCTTTCGGTTGACATTATCGACGCTATGACCGGCGAAGTCATCGAGAGTTGGGAAGACTAAAAGAATCGGCAGGATACACAAAATCCTGCCGATTCTTTTTACCATTTTGACTATTGACTTTTGCTATACCCTATGCTATACTATAATTGTTCCAAGGGGAACAGAAAGATGAGGTAAACAAAATGACTTTAAGCATGGTTAAAAATGTGATTGGCACGGTAAAAGGTGCGTTGATGTTCTATGAGGGGAACGGCGTCGAAGTGATAAATGAAAACACTGATGGCCGTTATCTCAAAGACCGCAAGGGTCATATGACTTTGAATGGCAATTTTTTGGGTGCAAGTGAAGAATGGGTGCTGGGATTGCCTGTCACTGGTTTGAAAGCTAAGGGCGATATTCTTATCATTTATGTTGATGGTTAAAAATTTGAAATGAAAATTCAGCGGATTGCATAAAAATCCGCTGAATTTTTATACGCTCCATTTTGCATATTCATTCGGCCGGCCGTGCACGCCAGGCGCGGCCGGAATTTGCTGTCAATAGACCATTTGCACAATTTTTATGGTGAAAGTTTGTGTATTCTGCCAATAGACAAAATCCCGAATCGGTGCTATACTATAATCACAGTAAGGGAAGGAAAACCCAAACAAACCGGAAAGGGAAAACATTATGATTAACATTCGTTCCATTCGTAAGCTCGTTGAAAACGACGGTCTGACCCTTAAATATGGCAAGAAAGTCAATTACAAGTCCGGCTGGCAGGTTGCTACCGATGGCGTGGAATGTAAGACCGCACGCGAAGCCATTAACGCGGTCAAGGAATATGGCGGAAACTGCGGTGTTTGGTTCGCGAATGGCATCTACTATATCGACAAGTCCAAGAGAGTCCAGACCAAGAAGCAGGCGCTCGAAATTGGCAAAGCGTGCAATCAAATCAGCGTATATGGCTGGGCGCGCGGGAATCTCGCCTACTGCTAAAAAAATAGCATATAGGGCTTGACAAAACAAGCCCTATATGCTATAATAAAAGCATCAAGAGAAAGGGAGAAAACAAAATGGAAATTAAATACGCTTATGAAATGACGCGCAAAGCCGAAGAAGTCCGCAAAGAAATTCAAGCTAAAAATAATGCCCTTGCGCGGGCGTTCATCGAAGACCACATCATGCCAGAAATTGAGCGAGTGGCAGGAACGGGAGAAACACTTTATGAATGTTCTCTTGCTTCATTAAAGGAAAAGGGCGTCAAGCAGGCTTGCAAAACTATCATGCAGAATTATGGTTATAAAACCAGCTACATTGACGGCGTTCTTTCGGTTTTTTGGGGATAAATAAAGAGGGAAAATTTTTCCCTCTTTTTCCAAAAAGCCCTTGACAAATCCAGAAGTAGATGATATAATACAAGTATAGTAAAAGAAAGGGGAACACAAAATGATTAACGGTGAAACTTATAGTCTTTTGAAGAAATTTCTTGACAATGGCACTTTCGAGGGGATTGACAAAATTCACGCGGAGAGGGCTTGCTTACAGTATCAGGAAGCCAAGGAAGCGCAGAAGCTGAAACAGGAAATCCGCAACACCATGATGAAAAACATGATGCTCGATGTTCTCTCAAAGGCAGAAAAGCCCCTGCGTCCTACTGAGATTCAGTTTATTCTTTACCGTGAAACTGGCAAAGAATATTCCTGCTCCACTATTTCGTGGTATTGCGGTTATCTTTGTTGGATTGACAGAAAGTTGACCCGCACGCAGAAAGGGAATAGAGCCTACTATTCCATCAGAAAAGAAAAATAAAAAAAATGAGAAAAGGGGCTTGACAAATAGCCCCTTTTCTGCTATACTTAATGTATCAAAGGAAAGGGGAATAAATCAATGGAATGTCCTTATTGCGATGGAAAGTGCGGAACACACGCTCAATGCGTTAAATGCGGAAAGGGGAAATAAAAATGAGCGCAGAATTCTTAATTATTGGTGGAATCCTTAGTGCAATTATGGCACTATTTGTTTGCCTTATCTGCTGGTGTAATCTGGATAAACACCACCCAATAGTGAGATTGTTAGTCGGTATTCTCATTTCGTGCGCTCTTGGCTATGGTATGACGGGCGCGATAATCGCAGAACATAATGCCGACAAAAAAGCGTGGAATGATGGCTATTGTTCTATCTGCGGAAATGAAATGAAATTTGTAAATGCTTCTCATGGTAAATACGGCACGGTTTATTACTATTGGTATTGCGACGAGTGCGGACATACATTAGAATTAACTTCTAATTTCGGAAAGGGGAATTGATTATGAATGAAAAAACTATTCCGCAGGCTTTGAAAGAACAGGCGGAAGCCCTTGAAAAGCTGGCGCAAAGAATCGCGCGAGAAAGCCAAACACTTTCAGTCGCAGATGACCGGGAAATTGGTGGAGAAATCGCAGATTCTTTATTTGCGATTCAGTCAAAACTCCGCTATGAATACTTTTGGATTGCGGGAGCTATTTGGGACGAATAATTTTCAGGCGAGATAACCAAATCTCGCCTGAAATTTTTGTTTCATTTGACTATTGACAAAACCATCTCAATGTGGTATAATTCGGCCGGCCGCCAACGCACGCTGCGGCCGGAATTTTCAGTATATCACAGGGCCAGCAATTTGTCAAGCAAAAAGTTGCGAAAATTTGCACAAATTATTTTTCCCAATTTTGTGCGATCCGTCAATAGACAAATGCCTAAGCATTTGCTATACTATAATTGTTCCAAGGGAACAGAAAGATGAGGTAAATAAAATGACTAACTACAACATTCATTCTTTTATCAAGACCCAGCTTCTCTATGCCGAGCAAATGCCCAGTGATGCCGAGCTTTTCAAGCACAACGCCTATGGCGCAGTCTCGTGGGAAGCATATCGCACGAATGATAAGACCCTTGAAGAACAGTGGAAAACCGTATATGCTCCCAAGTTCGACGTCATCATCAGAAATTATCATTTCTGATAAAAAGGGCTTGACAAAAGCCCTTTCGCATGATATAATACATATACAATCAAGAAAGAGGTAAGTAAAATGGATATGGTTCGAGTTTACAATAGACACACTAACGAAGTTCTTGAAAAGACCTTTGCAGACCCCGCGGACGCAGACGACTTTGAAACTATTCTCGACTTCCTTGAAGCGGAATATGAGCGCTACCACGATGGGGAACAATTGTATTAAAGGGGCTTGACAAGCCCCTCCCTATATGGTATAATACAATCAATCCAAGAGAGAAAGAAAGAGGTAAATCAAATGCTTATCAGAATGTCAAAACACGCCACGCAAGACCGCATTGACCGCTTGTTCTTCATCTATGACAATATCGGTATTGGTGAGCCATATATCGACAGCGTTGAGGAAGATGTCCTCTACACTATCACTACAACAGGCGTTCTTCTTGTTCGTAGTGCTACGGACGGCACACTCATTACCGCCTATATCGCGGATATTGATAAAATCACCGCGATTTGGAGAAATAAGCACGGCGAACGCCCTATGCCTGATAACCTTTACAAGCGTGTTCTCGCAAATGCGTTCTTCGACAGAATTTGGAACAAGAAAGAAAAGGAGAAAAAGAAAAATGTTCGGTAAGAAGAAAAAGCCATTCAATCCCTATGAGAATCGCGCGGACGAACTGCTCTATGAGGTTTGGGAAGAGCGCGACCGCGTGTATGAAAAAACAACACAAGTCATTACTCGTTTAGGCGTAATCGACCTTTACCCCGAGGGCGCAGACCGCAAGAAAGCCGTCTCTGATGCTGAAAAAGCAAAACAGTCCTTGCTTGTAGCTATTGGAGCATACGATACCGCACGCATGGAATACAACGACTACGTCAAAAAATACGCGGAAAAGTTTGACAGCCCCAAAAAGGAATGGACTACTACAAGCCACGAAATCGTTGAATGGGCTTACCGCTTTTATAATAAGGAGTGAATGAAATGAAAATTACTGTTAAGCATAGCAACAAAATGGTTGCATTTGAAGACCTCCCCGAAGGTATGATTTTTCAAGACCCCGCTTCCGGAAACGTCTATTACATCAAAACTGCGTCAGTGGTTGATGAAAATACCGGCGCAGAAGAATGGAACGCTCTCAATTTGGACACTTACAATCTCGACTGCTTTGGCGCGCCCTGTATGGTTCGGCCTGTCTACGATGCGGAACTGATTATTCCCTGATAAAACCGAACATTTGTTCGCGTTTCTCTCCCCCTTTCCTATGGCTTTGGCAGTTGAGCCTATCAACTGCCACCCTTTCCAAAAAATTTATTTTAAGGAGAATAGAAAAATGGAAAATAAGGAAAAGCTTAGCGAAGTTGTCGAAAAGGTCTGTATGATGGCGCGTTATGGGATTCAGAAGCTTCCTACCCCCGACCAAGAAATGATTAACCGCGTTTCGCTCATTGAGGATAAGCTTATCCCCATTCTCGCCGACCTTGAAGCAGTAGAAAATTAAATGAAAAATCTCCCAAATTTGGGAGATTTTTTTTGTTTAATTTCACTATTGACAAAGTTCCTTAAATGTGATAAAATGGCCGGCGCGCGAACGACTGTGGCGCGCCGAGTTTTTGTCAAGATGTAGATTCAACAAATTTTCGAGCGGATTTTTGGCTATTCTGCCAATAGACAAAATTCCCATAATCTGGTAAAATGTATACATCAAATAAAGGGGGGATAAAACAATGGTAGCTTGGTATTGGTTGATTCTCGCGTTTTGTGTGGGTATTGCGTTCGCTACAATTACTGATGAATGGTGTGAATGGAGAAATACCTTAACTGACATTCTCGCGTGGATTGCTATTATTATCGGGTTCGTTCCTTTAACTTTCTATTCGATGTTTCTCAAACTGACAATTTTCCACCCTACTACGCCCGAGAAGTTTGAGGAAGTCAAAAAGGTTAGCGGAGAAACTTGTAAAATCTATCGAGTATGCGGAAATGTGTATTTTTGGATTGACCTTAAAGCAACAAAAATCTATAACAAGGTCTTTTTTGTCCGAGTAAAGGAGACTGAAAACAATGTATGAAGAAGTTGATACTCTACGCCTGATTGACTGGTTGCGCTCTTGGACGGAAACCTTTAATGACTGCGCTTGTTGTCCTTTGTCCAACGAGTGCGACCGCCGGAGCATCAGCTATGAATGTGCTGATGACCTATTAGAAAAATTAAAAGAGTAAATTAAAAACTCTCTATTGACATTTCTATTATAATATGATATTATTATAATAGAAAAAGGAAAGGGTGATAATAATGAAAAAGAAATATACTATTTGGTATGATGCTCCCGAAGTCAAGGAAATTGTAGTCTATAATGAAGCCGATGCTATCAAGGCTTTTGACTACGCCACTCACGCCTACAATGAAGAAAACAATCTCCACGGTGAAAATGCTTACATTGACTTTACACACCGCGATGATAAGCGAATGAGTTTTGAAGAATACGTCGATATTACCGACTGTATTTACTGCGATATTGAGGTGATTGAATGAATACAATTCTTCTGTTCGCGCTTTGCACGGCGGTGAATGTGATTCTGTCAACTATCAAAAGCATTTTGACTGTCAAGGGCGGAAAGTTTAGCGCATCTTTCATCAATGCTATTACATACGGTTTTTATTCCTATGTAATTGTGCTGACTTCCGCGGACGGTATGCCTATTTGGTTGAAAATGGCTATTACTGCCGTTTGTAATTTCGTGGGCGTTTACCTTGTCAAGTGGATTGAGGAAAAGGCGCGCAAGGATAAACTTTGGAAAGTCGAGCTGACTGTCCCGACAAAATACACTAATACCATTGATTTTGATTTACATGACGTCCCACACTCTTACATTGAATTGAGCGATAAACATACGCTTTTCAATTTTTACTGCGCGACCCAAAAGGAAAGCGCAAAAGTCAAGGCTATCGCAAATCAGTATGAAGCAAAATATTTTGTCGCGGAAAGCAAAAATCTTGAATAAAAGGCTTGACAAAAGTCTTTTGTTCTGCTATACTTAATGTATCAAATGAAAGGGGAAAATTAAAATGAAAGCTACTGGTATTGTTCGCAGAATTGATGACCTTGGACGTGTGGTTATCCCGAAAGAGATTCGGCGCACTCTGAAAATCCGCGAGGGCGACCCGCTGGAAATCTTCATTGAAGATAACGACTGCGTTTGCTTCAAGAGGTATTCGGTGCTTGGCTCGCTGAGCGAAGATGCTATGCGAACCGCTATTACAATGGCATCAAATTCCGGTCTGCGTCCTATTGCAATCTATGACACTACCGTGAAACTGCGGGGTATGGAAAACTTCCCGGCCTACACTCCTATTGATTGGGAAGATGAAAGAAAGCCATTTGCTTATAATAGCACTTACGGCGTTTATCCGATTACCACAGACGGCGAACTCATTGGGTATGTGGTTTGCGATTGGCGGGACATGGGTTGCGAAATGGATATGATTAACCGCTATCTGAGTATCGTATCTGAGCGCTAAAAAAAATAGCACAAGGGGCTTGACAAAATAAGCCCCTTGTGCTATAATAAAACCATCAAAGGAAAGGAATTGATAAAAATGCTTGAAACTTCTTACAATTGGGAACTCATTAACGCTATCAAAGAGGGCATTAACCAGTTAAACGAAGATGAAAAAATCATCATCAAGGACTATGTGAATGGCAAGCCTGCCCCTTCTTATTCCGTCGGCGGTATGATGGTTCGTTGCATGATTGAGAATTATGAGCGGTCAATGAGAGGGGAGAACTAAAAATGGAAATTGAAAAGACATTCAGTGTCGAATACAGCGGTAAGAATCCTTGGGATCAGTATTATGACAATCGGGTTAGTTTTGATTCCGAGGAAGAAGCTGATGCTTTTATCCAGAAGCTACTGGAAGATGAAAGCATTTATCAGATTTTCAAAACCATCACTACCAGTTATCACAAATAAAAATGAGGTGAAAATTCACCTCATTTTTTTAGTCATTTTACCTATTGACAAAAATCCAATAGTGTGATAAAATGGCCGGCCGTTTGCGCCTGCCACGGCCGGAATTTCCATTATACCACCGTCCCAGCAATTTGTCAATAGGAAATTTAGCTAAAAATACAACTAATTATTTTCCTAAATTTGTGTATTTTACCAATAGACAAAAATGTAATAATCTGCTATACTATGTTTACAGTAAAGAAAGGGGATATAAACAATGTATTACACTCACGATTTTTCTACTGAAAAGTTCCCTACTCGCGGAGAATGTGTGGAAGAACTTCTTTCTTCTATGGATTCTCTTGATATTTCGGAATTTCTCGCTCATCGCGTTTCTCTTATTGATATTATTGATGAACGCGCGACCTGCGACCCCGAAGAGTTTTATGATTGGCTGGATAGGGAAATTCAGATTGCGACTAATGCCTATCTTGAATGGCATATCAACGAACACTATGGTCATATAGAGGATTTAGAATGATTATTTTAATCGGCATTTTCGGCCTCGTTTTTGGCTTTATTTTTGCTTACGCCTGTGAAAGTCTCGGGTGGGACTCTTTTAATATCGTCTACGCTATTCCTGTGCTAATTTTGCTTAATTTCTTATTTTTCGTATATTGAGAAAGACCGCAAAAATTTTGAAAAAAACACTTGACAAGCAAATCCAATAGTGATATAATACAAGCATAGTAAGGAGATAAACACCCATGGATAAACCGGAAACTTATGAGTATGAGGGAAGAACCTTTGAAATCAAGACATATGGTGGAGAAGCATATGGACTACTAATCTATATCTCTGTTGATGAAGTTATCCGCCCTAACCGCAAATTCTTTGGTCGAACTCAGTTCTTTTGTGATGATTTTATTTTTCCTGACCAATATCTCTCTATTGATGACGCAATAAAAGAAGTCATTGAAAGAGGTCTTTGGCAAGAAGAATATAAAAAGTTTGCCAAAAATCAATGGAAAGACTGGATAAAAAAAGCGAGAAATTGCTAAAATTCCTCTTGGCAACGGCGCAAACGTATGATATAATACAGATACAGTAAAGGAAAGGGGTAAACACCTATGAAAATCACTTACATCAAATCCCACGTTGTGGCTCGTCGGCGCTCCATCAACTTTGATATGGACGGCACTATTGCCAATCTGTATAATGTTGACAAGTGGTTAGAAAGACTTGGAGAAGAAGATGCTTCTTGTTATAGCGAAGCTGGCCCTATGTGCGATATGGCCGCGCTGAATGAAATCTGCGAACTTCTCCGCGCCGAGGGTTGGGAAATCAATATCATCACTTGGCTTGCTAAAAACTCAACCGAGGAATATAAAAACCTCGTGCGTGAAGCAAAGCGCGAATGGCTTGAAAAATGGGGTTTCCATTACGACCATTTCTACGGCGTCCAGTATGGCGCGACCAAAGCCGACAGCGTGCGCGGTCGTTATGATGTTTCCATCTTGATTGATGATAACGAAAAGGTTCGGAATGGTTGGCACTTGGGCGATACCATCGACCCGACCGCAGTAAACATCATTGAAAAACTTTCGGAACTTTTGGAGAAAAGGGCTTGACAAAGCCCTACTCCTATGGTATAATAAACACATCAAATGAAAAGGAGAAAATAAAAAATGTTTGTTCTTTTGATTCTTTTGTCTCTCGCAGTTTCGTTCCTGCTTACCTCTGGTTTTGTCTGGCTTCTCTGCTGGCTTCTTCCCGCCCTCGGTATCGCCACAATCGGCACTTTCGTTATCGTGTTCTCGTGGAAGCTGGCTCTCGCGGTTTGGATTGTTCTGTTGCTTCTGCGTTCGCTCTTTACAGTCGGTTCAAAGGGGTGATAAAAATGATGCCTTATTTTTGGCTTACTCTTGGAGTCCTCGCAAAAGTGACCGGACAAACTGAGGGCGGTAATTACCGCTATGAAACGGTTGTCTCTAAGGAAATTGGACTTGTAACCGCAGATTGGGTCAATACCCATTTGCTGTAAAAAGAAAGGGGAAATAAAAATGAAAGTAAATTTTGGCGATAAGGGTCAGCTCCAAATTATGAATATTCTGTGCGGTGGCACTTTCACCACGCTGAGAAGCGAGGGTGGAATGGGTATGTATCTCAAAATTGATGGGAACAACAAAGCCCCGTTCCTCAAATCAAGAGGTTGGCAGTTTTGCTATGCTGTGAATCTTGAAACGGGTCAGATTCGCGAGTTCCCGCGCGAAAAGATGGTAACGCCTGTCAAGACCGAAGTTAGTGTTGTTGACTAATTTCAAATGAAAATCTCCCCAATTTTGGGGAGATTTTTTTGTTTATTTTGACTATTGACACCGCCCGGGAAATGTGATAAAATTGGCCGGTCGCCCACGTACGTTGCGACCGGAATTTACCATTATACACCCTGCCAGCATTTTTGTCAAGAGAAATTTCGCACAAATTTCAATTTTATTTTTTCCCATTATTTGGTTATTTTGCCAATAGACAAATCAATACCAATCTGCTATACTACATAATGTCAGGAGGGAATAGTAAGACCTACGAAAAGGCAGTCCCCCGACCATTATACCAGAAGCCGACACAAGGAATGTTCCAAGCGTGGCGTGCCGAACAAACTTTCAAAAAAAGTTTGAAAAACCCCTTGACAAACCGCTCGACCTATGGTATAATGAATACATCAAATGAGAGAGGTAAACAAGATGACTACTGATGCTCGTCCACCGCCTTAAAGACTAATTTGGTTTAGTAAAATGAATTGGTTTATGATTATAGATAAAGGTAGGTATAAACAAGATGTATAGTAATAAACCTCGCGACCGCCCCTAAAAAAAATTTGCAAAAACTATTGACAACCTACTCCCGCCTATGTTATAATAACTACATCAAAGACAAGGACAGTCTTAAAAACCAGAAAGGAATTGATACTATGGCTACTTCTACTGTTAAGAAGCTCACCAAGCGCGACCGTTTCGAGGCTCTGCTCAAAATGAGCGAGGTTCAGGCGAATCCTGATATGGTGGCGTTCATTGAGCATGAGATTGAACTGCTCGCCAAGAAGAACGCGGGCGACAAGAAGCCCACGGCCAAGCAGATGGAGAATGACGCCGTGAAGCAGGTCATTCTGGACGAGATGACCGCCAACCCTGACAAGCTGTATACGGTGACTGACCTCATCAAGACCGTTCCCGAGCTTGCGGAGTATACCAATCAGCGTGTTTCCGCTCTTCTGCGCCAGATGATTGACGCAGGCACGGTTGTCAAGACGGTTGACAAGCGCAAGTCCTACTTCTCCCGTGCGTAAGAGAAAAGGGCAGGGGATAAAAAAATCCCCTGCCCCACAAAAAAAACTATTGACAAACCAATAGCAAAGTGCTATACTATTATCAGAGGTTGAGAGAACGATGGTAAACCTCAATCTACTTTTCCAATAGGAGACGATAAAATGGGTATTGATAGGCGCAGAAACTACGGTATTATGCTGGACACGGAAACCGCAAATACCATTCAAGACGGCGATAAGCTGGATATGTCAAATGTGCTTCCCTATGACTTCGGCTGGGCGGTCATTGATTCCAAGGGGAATGTTTATGAAACTCATTCTTTTGTGAATCGCGACATTTTCTGCTACGAGCGCGACCTCATGCAGTCCGCATACTATGCCGATAAGATTCCCCGCTACATTGAGGACATTAAGAACGGTTCGCGCATTATGGCTGACCTTTACGAAATTCGCAAGGCATTTTGCGATTGTGTCGAGCGTTATAACTGTTCTTTCGTGTGCGCTCATAATATGCGGTTCGACCTTAACGCCTGTAATAACGCGCAAAGGTGGGACACGAAAAGTAAGTATCGCTATTTCTTCCCTTACGACCTCGAAATCTGGGACACTTTGAAAATGGCGCGACAGGTCATCGGAAAAATGCCTACTTACCGCGACTATTGCGAAAAGAACGGCTACAAGACCAAGAATGGACAGCTCCGCTTTACCGCAGAAATTCTTTACCGATTTATCAGTGGCGAGGACGAATTTGATGAATCGCATACGGGACTTGAAGATGTTCTCATTGAAGTTGAGATTTTGCGATACTGCGTCCGACAGCACAAGACCATGGAAAAGTCCCTTTTCAAAACTCCCACGGTGGAACGCCCCAAGCCGACCGAGTTTCAGCGCGCGCTCATGCGAAACATTAAGGAAAATCCCGTTGTAAACATGGGCTAAAAAAAAATAGGGAATAGGGCTTGACAAGTCCTATTCCCTATGGTATAATCAATGTATCAAATGAAAGAGGTGTTTTACATGAACGCTAAACAAGTCCTTTTTGTAGTCCCTGATGACAATGACCCTCACATGGGTATTTTAATCGACCATGACTATGTTATCTGCGCCGAGTGCGGTGGCGTCTTTGAAGCCGATGAAGTTTTCATTATTCAGACCTATGACACCTGGGTAAACTTTGAAGAGGAAATTGCGGACGAGCTTGACCTGCTGACCGCAAAAGACATTGGCAAGGAATTGGATAGCAAGGAAAAGTTCGGCTGGGACGCGTGGAAAGAAGCCATTAAGGGGGAGTTTTGAAAATGGATTTGGATTTTACTTACATGACAACCGAAGAACTGGACGAACTCATCGCCCAAATAAAGGAAGTCAAGGAAGCCCGAGCGGAAAGCCGAAAGACTGACCTCTGGAACAATGTTCGGCGGGCAGTTCAAAATTACATCATGGAGTGCGGAATGATTGAACTCTTTACCGAGGACTACAATTCCACGCTGGACGCTGATTCTTTCAGAATTCCCGGCGAAATCAACCTACTGGACTAAATAAAAAACTACCCAATTTTGGGTAGTTTTTTTTGTCTATTTTGCCTATTGACAAACGCGGATTTTTGTGATAAAATTGGCGGACCGCTGGCGCATGTGGCGGTCCGAATTTTCCATTATACCACACCCCGCCAATTTTGTCAAGAGAAAAATTGCACAAAAATGAAAAAAATTTTTTCCCGTAATTTGGTTATTTTGTCAATTGTAATCTGCGGTCAATCTGTTATAATAGATAATGTCAAGAGGGGAACCCCTGAGCCACAGGTCGGTGTGGGGCTACGGTTGGAAGTAGCAATAGACCGTTCGCCTATTACGTTAAGGCCTCTTCGGAGCGGAACGCACGGGATAAAAGAAAAAATTCGCGAATTTTTTCTTGAAAATCTCTTGACAAACCCCAGCAAGTGTGCTACAATAGAAAATGTCAAGAGGGAGTAGCCCACGAAATCCGAGGGCGCGCGACTTTGAGAAAGTAAAGGAAGTAAACATAATACACCACGTTGTAAAGCCAAACGTTGAACGCGAAAGTGAGTTTGATTTATCAGCTTGTCTGTATATTTATACAGAACCATTGAATAAACAAACAATAAATTATCCGTCAGGTCGGGGTAGTAATTCGTGTAAAAAGTTTGCGAAACCTCTTGACAAACCCCTAAAAGTGTGGTACACTTAATATATCAAAAGGGTAGCGACCTACCGCCAAAGAAAGGAATTGATACTATGTCTACCTCTACTGTTAAGAAGCTCACCAAGCGCGACCGTTTCGAGGCTCTGCTCAAAATGGACGAAGTCAAGGCTGACCCCACTATGGTTGAGTTTATCAACCACGAAATCGACCTGTTGGCTCGCAAGAACGCCGGTGATAAGAAGCCGACCGCGAATCAGATTGCGAACGACGGCTACAAGGACATTATCTTTGCCGAGCTGTCCGCGAACCCTGACAAGCTCTACACCGTGACCGAGCTTATCAAGGGTGTTGACGGTCTGGGCGACCTCACCAATCAGCGCGTTTCCGCTCTTTTGCGTCAGATGATTGACGCGAACGGCGTCGAAAAGGTCGTTGACAAACGCAAGTCCTATTTCCGCCTTGCGCGTTGATTCAGCGGGGAGCGCCTAAAAAAATAGGCGCTCCCACAAAAATTTCTCTTGACATTTGCTTACGGCGGTGTTATAATCATACTTGAAAGGGGGCAAAGAAAATGCCTAAAATGAGTGAAAAGGACTTTCAGGCAAAGATTGATAATCTGATGAAAAAGTTAGATTGTACTGCCGAGGAAGCAAAAGAAATTCTCATGGACGATGATGACATTGACCATGGAATCGCCAAGGACTTTGACCTGTCCGCGGAAAAGCTCAAAGAAGCTAACAAGTATTCTAAAACCGGAACACGCAAAGCGCCGACCGCTTATAAGTTTGAGAAGCGACAGCGCAAGGAAAACCCCACGAAACGCTCTATTATCGCTGAACTTGCGACTTTTTTGCGTGAAAACAGCGAAAATGCGTGTGAAAATGTCGAAATCACGAATGTTGAGCGCATGATTGCGTTCCATGTTGGTGAAAATGACTACGAATTGACCCTGATTCAGAAGCGAAAGCCCAAAAACTGATGAAAAAGGGTGAAAAACCACTGAAAAATGCGGTTTTTCACCCAAAAATCAGTAAAAAAGTGTAAAAAATGGTTGAGAGAACGATGGTAAACCTCAATCAATAGAAAGGATTTTGTGCGAATGGAAGAAATTACTATTAAGCTACGCCGTTTTAAGGACGGTAGACCCCCTGTCGCTATGGAGTTTATGCCCGATTGTGGCGAGAACCTGAAAGACGTTCAAGCGGTTTACTTTTTCAAGTTTTACAACAACAATGAACTTGAATTTAACAAAGTAGGCACTTCCGCAAAAGATGTTGTAGGCCGTTTGCGTGATGAAATCGGCGAGTATGCGAAAAAGTATTCTATCACTCGCGTTGAGATTCACCGAATCCGTTCTTGTGGCGATTATCCCGCCGAGGGCGCGGAAAGCGCATTGCGTGCGGAATTGATTAGACGCTATCCGAAAGCGTTCCGCAAGAACGACCGCTTTTTCAATGTAAACATTGACCCCACGGTGTTCGATGAAATTGTAAACGCATTTCTTGCATAAATATTCAATCAGCAGGTTGACTAAAAACCTGCTGATTTTTTTGTGCGTTTTGCCTATTGACACCGATCGGAAAATGTGGTATAATGGACCGCCCGATCACTGACGCTCCGGGCGGAATTTCGGAATAATTATAGGTTTAGCAAATTTTGCGAAAAATTGTCGGACAAAAATAGAAAATTATGAAATCCCGAAATTTATATAATAATGAAAGGACTGATTATTTTGAATAAACAAGAATTAGCAGATTATTTTGGAGTAGCGATCTCCACAATTAACACAAATTTTCCTTTATTTTGTAAAAACCAATTAAAACGAGGGTTTTTAATTACAAGAACAGGTATTGGAGCAAAAGCAGTTTATACAGTTGAACGCACGGAAAAACAAGACGTTGATAAATCTTTATTTTCTACTCGTGGAAGTGATACTACGGAATTAGATGGAGAAAAATGGATAGAAACTTATTGCTCTAAGAATTATGAAGTTTCTAATTTAGGTCGAGTAAGAAATAAACGAACTAAAATAATTTTAAAAGGAACTATTAAACAAGGATACATTAGAGTTTCTCTCGATAATTAGGTTTATAGCTTACATCGGATAGTATTATAGTCCTGGGACCCAAATATTAATTTTGAAGAGCAGATTGTAGATCACATTAATGGAAATCGTTCAGATAATAGATTAGAAAATCTTAGATGGGGCTCGCCGGAAGATAATACTAAATGGATGTTAATGAATCGAAAAGAAATCACAATTGAAACAACTCGATTAATAAATAAATATGGATACGAAAAGACTTTGGAATTGCTTCAAGGACTCTAATACACTGGATTGGCCGGCCCGCGGTGGAACGTCGCGGGCCGATTTCCCGATCGGTATACCCATATGCAAAATTTCTCAGACTTCTAGCACCTCTCCATATGGCCCAAAAAAATCCCGAAAATTGACTTTTTATAAAAAATATGTTATAATGATAAAAAAAGACTTTTTTAAGCCCGCGTAGGATCATATGCCTTTATGATTAATTAAAAATTGCTTCGCCCTTACATTGTTTCACGCGTATGTTTTCGTCCAAAAAAATCTTGACATTTTTAAAAAAATAGTATATAATATATATAGAAAATAAGAAAAGAGGTATTCATATGGATATGAATGATATTATTGCTCGTCTGAAAAATGGTGAGGACGCTCAGGCTATTGCGGACGAAATGGCTAAGTCTCTGAACGATGCGGTTAAGCAGGTGGAGAAGGAGTCTAAGCAGGCCGGTCGGAAGGCTGCGCTCGCGCAGGAAATCGCCGATCGGATTAACGAGTATGCCGCTCTTAATGGCTACAAGGATTCTGCGTTGACCGCATCTGATGTGGAAAATATCTTTGCTGAGGTCTACGGTCTTATGACCGGGGTTAACGATCTTCTTGACGCGCTTTTTCCCAAGAGTGAGAAGGTAAAGGTTAAGAAGGTCAAGAGAACTGATGATGATGTAATTGCCGAATTTTTGAATACTTTCATCAATAAGTGAACAATGTGTCGGGTGAGATATTTTTCATCCTAAGAATCGACAATTTCACCAAGAATTGCCTAATACGAAAAAAGAGAGACTAAAAAAAGTCTCTCTTTTTTTTATGGGTTGTCGGAAACAGAGACGAGGAAATGTGGTTGGTGGTTTAGTAAAACCGATCGGCAGGGCATATTCGCAATTTTCAACGTTTTCACAATTTCTAATAATTTCAGCAATTTTCAACAATATTAACAATCTTTAACAATATTAGTAATTTCTATAATATTAACAACTATTAATATTACTACGTTTTCAACCCATTTCTTTATAATTTAATTCTTTTTCCCTTACAGTGAGGATACGTAGTATCCGAACCTTCCGAACCCATTAATTTAATAATAATCCAGAAGCGAATCAACCAGTATAGATCTATTAACGGTCTCTTCCAGCATTCCATATACAATATCCAACAGCAACACCAAGTAAAAAACAAATAATACCCATTACGCTAAAAGCTCCTCCAATTTCATTTTAAATGCACTATCAAGAATATCATCAGCAAGTGTGCGCTTAGTAAGATCCACATCTTCCGATCCAAGAGCAACAGTTTTCTCAGTGTAGTTGTCTGCGGCCTGCTCCTGTAAGACCGGCTTCACATAGCGGTACTCACTCTCGATATACTCTACTCTACCATTCTCACTAATTCTACCAACAACCTTCCCGTTAAATACAAGCTTATTACAGTCGTCCCAAATAAGATACGCGCCTTGCGTATTCTCTCTATTAAAGAACTCTTTCTTGGTAGTTGCAATAACATTCCAATTACGGAAAACGCCTACCTTTTCTCCATTATTCTTCTTTAATTCTTCAATCGTAAATTTCATTTCAGTTTTCAAATCCTTACTTTTATTTCATTTTTTGAAATGTTCCCCGGAGTAAATACCCCTATTTTTCATAAGAATAATATACCCCGGTATATTTCACTTTAAATTTTTATTTCTTTCTTTACTATTTATATTATAATATAATTTTTAATTAATAGCAAATAGAGTTTTGTAAGAATGGATTCTCTTCTATTGATTCAGGCTTATCATTATCATTATTGTCGAATACTACTTTAATTGGTTTAGTATTTGGTGTAGGAATAACTAAATAAAGAGTATCACCTTTCATATATAAATCAGGTTTTATCATACCTGTCTTATCTAACTTATCAAACTATTCTTGCGTTCCTCTGGCAAATTTAACAATAGAAGGGTTTCCTTTTCCTCCTCTTACATCTGTATAACTATAACTCATATTTTACTCCTTTTACACTAAGATATAATTATCTTTATCTCTTTCAATTAAATAATTATTATCTAATAAATTCTATATTCCATCATTCAATGATTTTCTAATAGCTCTACTTTTATTACTATTAGAATCATAATCTTTATTTAACCAATTAGCATAATCTTCTATCTCAAACTAATTTAAATTATTATTAATTAAAAATAAATATACTCTTAATCCATTTAAAGATAATTTACCAGCTATAATACCGATATCATCTTTATTCTAATTCTAATTCTTCTTTATATTTTTCATAAACATCTTTCTAACTTTCATCTATCATTAATTCCATATAATTTTCTTTAATTATTCTATCTAAATATCCCTAACTAAACCATTTTAAATATTTTTCTACAAACTCATTATCTCCATAATAATGATTTTCATAATGATACTAAATAACTCCTTCTAATAAATCTTTTGCTAAATCTGTTCTACCCATTTGATCTAAAAATTCATACATAGCATAATCCAAAGAATTTATTCTTCTTTCTTCATTAACCATTCTATTTATCACCTTTCTTTTCATCTAAAAATCAAACGTTTGTATGATACAAAGTGAGGCGAATGCCGATCGTTTGTATCATACAAACTACTTAGAAAACACTCTCTACTTATTACTTAGATAATCTATGATTTTTTACCTAATTTAAGTCGAAGCATCTATGAAAAATTACCTAAAATACTCATCGGCAACTATTAAAAATTACCTATTCTAATTTTTATATTCAAAACTAAACTTTGTTAATTTCTTTTTCTACATCTATCCATCAAAAAAACTAACATAATCAATCAATTCTGAATTCTATAAAAATGTTAAAGCATTATTAATAATTTCATAACCTCTGCTGTTATTCTTAACTTTTATACCACTATGTTCTCCAATTTCCTCTAATGTAAATTCATACTAACTTCCATTATTTAACGCATATTTATAACGCTATCCCAAATAAATATATATTTTTATAATATGTTCTTTACAGTTATCATTTATATATCTTAATGTATGTAAAGGAATAAGAAAATATATATTTTCCATCTCAGGTAATATATATCTATCTTCTTCTTCAATAATATAGCCCTATTCAATTAAATAATTCAAATGCGTTTTTAATGTTTTAGGACTTTTAATACCAAGCATTTGGCACATCTTACTTTGAATTGGCAACCATTTTTTTAATACATAAGTCTTATAAATATTATACTATTTATTAATAACATCATACTCAGATAAGCTCTATAAATAAGCGTATAACTCGCCATTTATCTTCTTATTATTTAAAAAAGTTAATATATTCATATCTACATTAGCGGGAAATCTCTTCTATTCTACCGACAACACTTCCACCTCCTTCATATATACTTCAAATCTAAAATAGTAATTTTAACAATTTTTACCCAAAGTATATTTTTAAAGGCAACTATGAAAAATTTCTTAAAAATTCTCGTAAAACCGATCGCTAACTATTAAAAATTACCTACAATTTTTAAATAAAAATAGGGAACTATGAAAAATTACCTAAAATTTTTACCTATTTTGTTTAAAATTTAGACAGCTATATAAAAATAGGGAACTATGAAAAATTACCTATTTTATTTAATATTTTTATAAACAACTATGAAAAATTACCTAAAATTTTTGCCTACGCGGTTTCCCTTGCCTCAATCCGCCTCTATACTCGCTATCCGATCTCTTCATCAGTATTTTTTGACCAGAAATATAGAAAAAAACGGACAAAAATATAGAAATTTTAGACCAACATATAGAAAATTTTGACCATTTTCATTTAAAATGACCATTTTTGGTAAACCGATCATTAAACCCAGTCTTTATACTACTTTAAGGCGACAAAACCGCGTTATTGATTTTTATTAAATTTTAATATATAATATATATATAAAATAAAGAAAAACTATTGAAAGGTGATAAATAATGTCTGTTGATTTTGGTTCTAAGCTCGTGTGCGGTTATAAGGTTCCCAAGAACATTCTCAAAAATTATTCAAATATGACTGAGGCTATCGAACAGCTTACTGAGGAAGGTTATTGGCATCGCGCAAGCGATTATGATAACGACGAAAATCCTATCTTCGGTTATCTTCTCGGTGAGTCTTCTGCGGGAGAAGCCGTTCGCATTGACAACATCTTTATCGCACCGCAGGAATATTATCGCCTTAATGACACAATGAAGGAAGCTTACGCAAAGTTTCTTAAAATCCCTATCGAAAGCCTTGATGATCCCGAGATTTTTTTAATCTCTACAATTTCTTAAAGAAAGGAGACAAATATGAAGCAGTATCCTGTTTATTATGAAGCACGTTATTGGGACGACAGTGATAAGATGGATAAATTTACGTGCGGTTTTATCTTCGCGGAAACCCTCGCAGAAGCCGGCCGTTGGGCAGAAGAATATTTCGACGGTCTTATTACTGTCGCATTTACCCCTCTTAATGATGGCCCTTTGCGCGTTAACCGCGAACTCGCCGATAAAATTTTAAAGTTTGATGGCGAAGATGCTCCATATTCTGCTAAAATGCTATGATGACTTTTTATTGTAATAACTGCGGTTATTACCGACCAACGACCGGATTATGTCAAATCACAGGCAACACAATTGACCCAAATCATGCAATCTGCGATAATTTTCTTTGCGGTGAATATTACACTTGTAAAGCATGTCATACTCCAATTTTCCATAAGCAAATGATTATCGACAATCAAGGCAACACTTATTGCGATAAATGTTGGGCAAAACTTAGCACATGCGCAAATTGTGAACAAAATGTGAACTGCGCGTTTAACGATTCTCCCGACACGCCGAAAATGATCCAAAAGCAAGAAATCGTTGGGAATATGCGGTCCGTTATGAATATCCGTAATCCCGATATTGTTCGTGAGACTTGCCAGAAAGGCTGTTCTTGTTTCACTGAGGAAAATGGTTGTATGAGAGATTTTAATTGTTGCGACAACCTTAAACCTACTATTTAAAGGAGGACTCAAATATGTTTATCTTCTTCTTGAAAACGCTGGTGGGCGGTTTTCTTCTACCGACCTTAATTATTTTTCTGATTTTTGCTATCCATTCCGCATACGTGAGTTATAGCTATTACAGCACGCTTTCCGATCCTAAGGCCAAGCGCTTCCGCAATTGGTCTTACCGCGACCGCGTTGACATTCCGCGCCAAATTATTCCCGCCTTTTGGATTGGTGTCTGTTGGTATCTCGCTATTGGAATGTTTGGCGGAGTTCTAATGTCTTCCGCCATTGAAGACTATTCCAAGTATGATTATAAAATCGCGGAAGCCCAAGAGTTAACAAGTATGGATAGTGATGGCTGTATCTATACTTACCGCGCATTCGAGGGTGAACGTGTCTATTACACTTATCTTACGCTCAGTGATGATGGCATTACGAGCACTAAGACTTACCCCGTGAATGACACAGTAATTGTTTACTCTAATCAGGTTCCGCACGTTGAGAAGCGCATCCCGCGCTACGGTGATTGGAGAGAGTGGTTCTTCATTTGTTCTAAGTCAACGCGTACTTATCTTTATATTCCAGAAGGAACAGATGTAGCCAAAGATTATATTGTGGAGAAGTAAAATGAATAAAGGTGAATTAATTTATTTAAAAATGTCTAATGGCGATTTCATTTTCCTTAATATAAATGAAATCATCTCAATTGTGGCTAACCGCATCACTATGGATAACTCAGATGATGATGATATTTCTACCGAGACTCCTGGAATAGACCTTGAAATCTATATGAAGGATAAGTCTCATTATGAATACACTTTTGCCGACGGTGATCCTTATGGCACCGCGGTTTTAAGACAATTCAAAAATTTTGTATTTGAGGAGGCATTCGTATGATTGTAAGTTTACACAATTTCTGCGGTTCTAAATATTTCATTAACACTGATAATATTAACTGCGTTCAGATCCGTCCCGCAGATTCTAAAACCTACGCAGAGGAGATTGCGGAAAATGGTGGTGGTCCGCTTTCATTCATCTACATTGATTGGCATTGTGGAACATCTTCTACACGGATTCTTGTCTCGTCTGAAACCGCAGAAGAGTTCCTTTCAAATGTTTTTAATGATGTAATCGAACTCCTTTAATTTCTAAATATATTATATCAAAAATTTTGGGTAAAATCAATCAATGGAGGAAATGATATATGAATCGTATGCCTGTTCTATTCGTTTATGATGCGCCTTGCGATGAGATTTATTGCGCTACAAATGCAAGTGAGTCTGATGCGCTTGAAATCACTATGTCCGCGATTGAAGAGAATGTCGAAAAGCGATTCCATTGTCGTAAATTCGATACGAGACTTTATAAAGACGCATTGGAAGATATGATTATTTATTATGATTATGCTCCCGTTCTCTGATCTTTAAAAGGATTTGCGTAAATCGTAAATCCTTTTTTGATTTTTTATAAAAAATAATATATAATATATATATAAAGTAAAGAAAGGAAATAAAAAATTATGACTACTTTTAATTCTAATGTTAAAATTCATTCCATTGGTGTTCTTTACGATACTGCCGGAGACCATAATTTCTATTTCCTGAATGCGTCCGAAGCCGATATGCAGGAAATGTTTATGGAATATTGTCGAGATATGGTCGATGATAGTCTTATGGAGCATCAGTTCGAGACAATTCAGAAGGATTCTGATTATGACTGGTATCATTATCACGGTGAGATGACCGGCGATTGGACGAAGAGATTTACTTCTTATCTTGATATGATGAATAACGTCGCGGACGACGTTTATATTGAGTTTGTAGACGCGATTGAGATGTAAGGAGAAATAGTTATGAGAGAAGTTTCTTGTTATAAAATTGAAAACGAAATGAATGGCGGATCTTGGACTTTTGTAGATATTTCTGAGGCCGAAGCGCAAGAGCTTTATCTCGCTTTCCTTGAAGACGCGATTGAAGAAGACGTTATGGAAACTCAGCAAATTGAGTATTGTGGCCTCCCCGGCCCTAAGCCGGATTGGTGGAGAGTGGATTATCAAGAAGAAGTTGATAGACTTCTTCTTATGGACGGCGAGTTCTATATGTATAAATTTAAAGCCTATGCGTTTTAAGGAGGATTAAATGATACCTGGACTTTATGAAATCTTTAATATGCGCTGGGAGGGCCAGACGGTCTGGGTATCTTCGGACTGGCATTTCGGCGATCTGGACTTGCGGAACGGCCACCCCGACCGCATTTCTGATGATGACCTTGTAAAACTGTTGAATAGCAAAGCCGGTCGGAAAGACACACTCGTTTGTTTGGGGGACGTAGGCAGTACCTCCTATGTGCGGAAACTGCGCGCCGGCTATAAGGTTCTTATCAAGGGTAATCATGACGCGGGTTCCGAGAACTATAAGCGCAAAATCATCAAGAAAAAGTTCCCTATGGATCAATATCAAAAGGACGAAGCGCTTATGGAAATGAAGCGTCTTTATCCTGATTGTAAATACTCTATTGACTCGGGATATGATTTCCACTCTCTCTTCGAGTATTGGGAGGTTTCCGCGGACAATAATTTGTTCGATGAAACGTATGAGGGTGTTTTAATCATCGGTGAGAAACTTATGCTTTCTCACGAACCGATTAAGCAGGACTGGGCTCTTAATCTTCACGGCCACGACCACAATCACAAAGAGACGGACATCTATCACAAGAATGTTTGTGTAGATGTGTTTGGCCCCGCCCCTTTGAACCTGAACCAGTTTATGAAGAATGGTCCAACCGCGAAGATCGAGAGCGTCCACAGGAAAGTGATCGACACCGCGATCAAAAGAAAACAGAAGCGAGGAGGTAAGAAGATATGGGAGAAATGATTATTATGTTGTTTATTATTTTGGTATTTTTCGCATTTATGTATCTTGATCTACTGAATGATGATACTATGCCCCTCAGTGAGAAGTATTATTACTGCGGAATGGGTATGTTGCTCTGCCTGTTTACAGGTTTCATTCAGTCGGTCTTTTATGTTTAAAGCAATAATTCTTTGCTTTTGCGCTCTTGGTATTTTATCAGTTTTATTTGATGATTTAGATTAAGAAGGAGGGTATATGGTAGAGTTTATTGTAGAAATTATTCTTGGATTAATTATAGCAAGGCTTGCCTTATGTATCTTCAAGCTTGCTGACGGCGCTTCCCCTCCCAAAGATACGTTTTTAATTGACACTTGTGTCATTACTGGAAGTTTGCTACTTATAATCTCTACGCTCCCAATCATATCAGGAGCGTATGGAGTAATTCAATATTTTATTCATTAAGGAGAAGATAGTTATGCTTTATGTAGTTTTTATTCTTGCGCTTGCGGTTTTTATTGCTCTCATAGTTTGGGGTTGTAATAAATATTCTGCTCTTGGTTGTATTAGTTCGATTGTTGGCTTCATCGGCACCGTTATCTTTGGAATCGTAATGGTATTTTCTACTATTGTGATTATCAATGAAAATGTATACAGTGATTCTCTCTATGAGAAATATACAACTCGTAAGGCCACTCTTGAATGGCGACTTGAACAGGACTATACTGATAATGATAACAACCTTGGCGCAACCGAACTTTATAAGGAAGTTCAGGAGTATAATGAAGACCTTGCAAGCGCAAAATCTAATCGCGCAAACCCTTGGTTGAAGATCTATGCCGGAGAATATGTTGATCGACTTGAATTTATCGAGTTAAAGTAAGGAGAATAAAAATGATTATTTGTAAACATTGCGGTCAGCCCATTTCTGATAAGTCAAAGATTTGTCCGTTTTGTGGAGGCAATGTAAAGGTTCCTTTTTATGATAAGACATGGTTCCATATTCTCCTTGTACTTATCATCTTTACAGGAATTGATTATGTCATTAGGAATCCCGATCCCGAACCTATTGTATACCGCACTCCGATTGTAGAGAGTGCGGATGCCTCGTCTCAAAGCGCGGTTGATCCCGTCGAAGAGATCGAAGAGCAGGAAACCGCCACCAAGAGTGAAGAAGATAAATATTCTAATGAAAATATTGGCGATATGATTGCTCTTGTGGATAATTATCCTATGCAAGCAGAAGATTATGAGGGCCAGTATATTCGCGTCTCAGGGTATTTGCGGAATGTAGATAGTGATGGTAAATATTTTACTATTGCCGAAGATGACGACAGTTTTGTCATTGCCAATACTATTCAGTGGAATATGAAGAAATCTTCTGATGTGTATGAATTTATTAAAAACGCTTCTATTGGAACTTATATTACCGTCGAAGGTAAAATTACTGATGTTGGCGAAATTATGTATTATCTCGGTAAAGCAGATAATGTATATTAAATAATAAGGACTTATGTTAATTCATAAGTCCTTATTTTATTTTTATAAAAAAATATATTATAATATATATATAGAAAGTTAAGGAAAGGAAAATAAAAAATATGTATGTAGAGCTTTGGGATTTGATTGGCAGGAAGTATACTGATCCAGAAGATGATGAATACGCAATGCTCGTTTCTAAGGATGGCGTTCATATCGCCAATGCGGTTGAGATTCTTTTCTCCAAGGCTAAGGGTGAGGGTCGAATCCGCGAGTATAATATTGAAATTCCTTGCGTTTTCGACACAATTGGTATCGAAATGGTTTATATGCTGATTGTCTCTTGGATTAACGCCGATGGTTCTCTTGGAACTTATCATACGGAGGTGTGTTCTTAATGACTATTTATGCTCTTTGTTATCATTATGATAGTTTTGGCGGTGATGATACCGCGGTGCTTGGCCTTTATTCTACTGAGGAGAAGGCTTTTGAAGCAGGACGAAAGAGAGAAAAGGAAGCGCAAGAGCGGTGGGAAAAGAATAAGTCTATCTCGTATAGTAAAAAGCCTTCGTTTGATGGATTTTTCGTTCACGGCTATGGCGACTATTATGTAAAGATTATGGAAGTTGATAAGGAGACTATCTAATGGTTGTAATGATTTACGCTTATGAAAGCATTTTCTGCGGACTTCACGGCATTAACACCGGCGGTGTTTTTGAAGTTGAGAATGAAGCGGAAGCCAATGATATTGGCAAAGGAATGGCTTATGATGTAATTGATAGTTATAGCCACATTTTTGCAGATTACGATCTGGAAGAAGTTGAAGAGGGTATCGAATGGGAAGTTTGGCCTGTCCGCGATAACACTGAGCTTTCCGTTCGTGAGCTTGACCGCGAATTTGCGACGCTTGGTAGGAGTCTCTTTATCAACGAATACTGTTGTGTAGATATTCACAATACTTAATATAAAACTCTGGAAGGGCATTCTCTTCCCCAATAGGATAAAGTTTTAGTCCATACCACTCAGGGGTGCTATTCAATAAGGTTAGATTATAAGTGGGTATGATAGTTTTGCTAACAAACTTGAATAGGCTATCTTATATACGCTGTGGCTCTTGATGTATGATACCTCCAAAAAAGAGTTTTATTGATTTTTTATAAAAAATAATATATAATATTTATAGAAAGTTAAGAAAGGGAATGATAATTATGAAGTTGGTAGAAAAGCCCTTTACTAAGGAAGACGCAGTTAAGGCTCTTGAAACAATTGACACCTATGTTGATATGCTTGACTGGCAGGGTGTCATTGATAGCGATGAGCTTGATGACCTTACTTTAAACATTTCAATTCTTGAAAGTTTTATTCGAAGCGTAAAAGAATAAGCAATAAACATTAGTGAGAGAGGAAATGATAATTATGGAAAAGTTTATTGATGCAATCGTTTTTGATGATGGCTATCACGATAAGTTTGTCATCTGCAAAGGTGATATTCATAAGTATAGTTTCTGGCTTTTTGTTAATAAGATTGCGATTTCTCACGATGAAACTTATATCATTAAGACCGTTCACTATGAAGACATTGAAGAAGATAAAGTCGTAGAAGCTTTTGACGCAATAGATCTCTCTCCTGCTAAGTTAATTAACACTGAAAAGGTCGCAAAGGCTTTTGATATTCTTTGGAATTGTAAAAATGCGGTTGAAGGCATTGACGTTCATTAAGATTGTGGAGGAGTAATCAATATGTTTTATTATGTTAATTATAAAGATAACTGGGCTGATGAAATGTTTGTTGAAGGCTTCTCCATTATGGACGAAAAGGAATACGAACATTATACTGCGACTGTAAATGCGATCATCACAGATATTGAGTGCGGTTTGCCGTTTGTTTATCAGATCGGCACCAATGAGGAAATTGAATATAACAATGTCAACGATTTCCTCAGTGCGTTTGAAGTGTCTGAGTTCGAAGAGTATCCCGAAGGTATTGAAATGATTTTCGGTAAGAAGTTCCCTGAGTTTGGGTTCTTCCCCTACGGACAGATGCTTGATACTCTTTGGGATCGAGCCAATGGTCTTGACGATAAAGATGAAGATGAAGAAATGCGGACTGAGTATTATCGCATTGATTATTTTAATTCTTTGAGTCGCAATCGTGTTGGCGATCCTGTGTTTATCAAAGTAAGTGGATATTCTAATACTGAGATTGACGCTCAGATTGAAACATTTGAGGAGCATTTCGCCACGGAATACTATAATCAGTATAATGTGTTCTGCTATCCCGAAACCACTCAGATTTATAAGGAACTTTATGAAGAGGAGATGAATCTCAATGGCAACGAGTAAGTATAAGAAGAGTGCGAAAGACCTTGCTTTTGAACGCGAAAAGACTAAGCTTCAAGCACGTAATCTTCAACTTTGTCGCGAACTCGCAGAAGCCCAAAAGGAGCTGGAAACCGCGAAGAAGGAACTCGCGGAAACTCGTGAGCGCAATGCGGAACTCGTCTCCTATATCGAGGAAACCACAGGTTGTTGCCCTGAGACTCTCAAAAAGGATATTAAGAACCGCGAAATGATTGCGGGTTTGCTCCGTTTCTCCGCTCAGTCTATGATGTATGGAGGATTTGAACTGTGAAAGCTGGTTTTGTAATTGGCCTCGGTTATGGGTTTTTAGCTATATTTTTTACCTTCATTGGAGTTTCGGGAATTAGTATTCCTTGGCCCATTACCGTAATTCTTGCCGGAATAATTTCTGCTTGCGGTTTTCTTGATGCTAATGATTGTCGGAGGGGCTGATTTATGATGAAATTTCTTGTTGCTGGGTGCTATACTTTCCTTACAACATTCCTTTGTTTGGAAGGAATTCATAATCATCCTATTCATTGGATTGTTCCGGTGATTTTATCTGGCACCATCGCATTTAGCTATTGGTATGATTTTATTACCGAGAATAAAGACACGGAGGAGCATCCCGATGATAAATAAAGTAGGTGGAATTTGCTTTTGTGTCCTATGCGGTGGAGCCTGTATCAATATTATGGAAGGCGTAGGTTTAGAGATCGCCGTTCCCGCGCTCCTTACTTGGGCTGTCTTAGCGATTCGCTGTTTCTGGAAGGCCTCTGATAAAGATGATGATAAGAAAGACCTTATGTAAATCATAAGGTCTTTCTTTATTTTTATAAAAAAATATATTATAATATTTATAGAAAGTTAAAGAGAAGATAAAAAAAAGGAGAGACGCTTATGCTTGGCACTGTTAATATTCCTTATTCTAAGATTGAAGAAGATATCGAGAACATTTGCGTGAAATACGGCCACGGTGGCTATGATGTAATGACTTGCGACGAAAGCGCGGTCGATGAAATTCTCAAATATTTCAATAATCTTCCTCGCACTCAGCAATGGAATCTCTCTTGCGCGGTATGGCCCAATGAAGAAGGCGGTTCTTGTCATATCTCTTGGATTGAAGAAGGCCATCTGTGCGGTTATGGATTTGATTATCTGATGGAGGATTAATATGGAAATTAAATTTTACCATATTCAGACTTATACCTGCTACTGCGGTGAGACTATGGATCACTTCTTCAAGGGCACTGAAAAAGATATGGAGCGATATGCAGAGTCTTGTGTTGAAGATGACGCTATGGAGTGGTGGGACGAGCAAAGCGAAGAAGATTTTTATGGCGAGTATGACGCTTATCTTGCTGAATGTGGATACAATCTTTGGGAAATCACCGAAGAAGAGTATGAAAAGTATAAGGAGTTTTGATTATGAAAACGATTTACGCTATTATTGATAACGAGACCGAAGAGGTTGTTCTTCTCGCAGAAACTATTGATGACGCTCAGGAGACAGTCCTTTCTCTCCAAGAGGAAGCAATGTATGAGCGGTTTCTTAGTGATACCACACAATTCACCAGCTCTTATCTTACCGTTAAGCCGGAAAAGTGGTGGCCTGAGGTTGCCGATCTGAAAGATTGGTATAGTAAGCTTCAAGCAATGAGATCTCCCTATATCACAACAGAAGGTTTCGCAATTCAGTTTAAGAGCCACGAATATTATATTCAGGAGCGTGTGATGCTATGAATAGAGTTCATATTGTATGGGACGAATTTCAGCCCCTTTTAGCGTGCGATAGTCTTGATGACGCTTATGAAATACTTCTTTCTTTTTATGAGGAAGAGGTTTATGAAAGTTTTCTTTTTTCTTGTATTTATTATGAGATTTCTCCCCAGGTCTATTTTGAAGGTATGAAAAGTGGTTTTGAGAGATATAATCATTATAATCCTTCCAAGAAGTATGAAACCGTTGAAGCGTATATTTTAGATCAAAGTCAGAATTTCAGTATACATAGTTTGTGGAGGTTTTAAAGTATGGTAGCTCCGAGTTTTCAGAAATTTGAATTCATTGGCGATGTATACGTGTCTGCGGGAAAGAAGTATATTCAGGTAAAGAACCCGAAAACCGGGACTGTTCGTCAGGTGCGCTGGTATGAAGACGCGGAGTATGCTAAGCTTTACCCTGAAAAGGCCCAAGAGGTAGCAACTAAGATGGCTCCGCATCGTCAGGTTCTTGGATTTGGTGATGCGGGTTATATCACGATTTTTAAAGGTAATTGTGATGAAGAGAATGATTGGTTCAAAATGAGTTCCGCACGCTATATGCGGTTGTGGGGTTGGTATTTCCGCTCGTGTGATGAAATTCCTGCGCTTCCCGCAGACGTTGAGCCGATCCGCCTTGATTGGGATAAAGTGGGCGGACCCGATGGAGAACTTTATCGTGAAGAAGTGGTAAAGCACGCGGTTGACGCCCTTGTATATGACGAGAGTCTGGCTCAGTGGATCGGTGATATCGGCGACCGCATTGATATTACTGTGAAAATCAACGATAAGCATGCTCTTGAAAGTAAATACGGTCATACTATTGCTTATTCTATGAGCGATGCGGACGGTAATCAGTTTATGTGGATTACTTCTTCCAAGAGCGATTGGGCTGTTGGAGATACTTATCACATTCGCGGAACTGTGAAGTCGCAAGATGTTCGTAAGAATGTAAAAATTAACACATTAACAAGATGTAGTGAGGTAAAATAATGACTGATAAGATGTATTGTGCGTATGATACGCTGAATCCAACTTTGAATCCTGATGGGACAGAGAAGCACTGGTGCGACTATTATAATAGCTATATTTGTCTCAAATGTCCCTCTCGATTCAATGGTGAACGTATCAAGAAGTATATGGAAAATAATCCGAAGGAGCATTAAATTATGAAGAGATTTATTTGTGGTATTATTGCGATTATTCTTTGCCTTTCGTTGACTGCGTGTGGTGGTCCAGAAGCAACTACAATCACCGCTGAGCCGGAAGAGGGCGATGTTAAGCTTTCTTTTCTTGCCACCTTCTATGATAACTATGGCACTCAGTGGCTTCAATGCGAGGGTGAGACCTTTGATATTAAGCCCAATAAGGTAAAGGAATGGGCTTATAACACGGACGGTAGTTGGGTTAGTTCTTATTCCCTCTCGTCGGTTGTAAGTGTTGATATTGACGGTAAGAGTATTGAGAGTTGCGGTTCTACTATTATTTTTGCTGATAGCCGTCTCACTCAGTATGATGTAGATATTCCCGCGGAAACCTTGACTACGAGTGGCAATGGGCCCAGCATTTCCGCACCTACTGACCGCAGTTGGAATAATTATTGGAATCTTACTTGGTGGTATTGGAAGTCCAAGGATTTGAATAATGCGGACGTAGGTAGTAAGATCGTAGTAGTCCAGTCTCAGATGGGCGATCCCATTTGTATGTTTATGGGTGATGAAGTCTCTTGGGATATTCCAAAGAATCTTCCTAAGACTACTCAGTTGATGATTGATGGCAAGGCAGTATATATTCATCGCGCAAATTTCGCCATCATTGATACTGATTTATTCGATAATTAAATAAATTAAAAGTCCTTTTTTGATTTTTTATAAATATTATTATATAATATTTATAGAAAGTTAAGAAAGGACTTTTTTTATATGACTTATATTTCTAAGCCGGTTGTGCGTCATGATCAGTTCATTGAATGGCTTCATGACACTTTTCCCGATTGGACTGAGGATGATATAAATGATGTGCTGGAATTTCTTCTTAATTATGGTAGCTATGTAGAAATTCGTTTTATTGGTAATGATGAAGATCTATCTATCTGTGATGAAGATGAGTTTGAAATCTTTGCCAATGTGAATCGCGTCTATGCGGAACTCCGCAAATTCTTTTGTTATACCGATTACAAAACCCTGCTTGTATGTTGTGATTGGTAAAATAATGTAGGAAGTTAAGAAAGGACTTTTTTATATGAATTATACTTTGAAACCTATTGTATATGGAAATCAATTTACGATTTGGCTTCGCGATACTTTTCCTGAATGGTCTGAGAACGACATTGATGATGTTTTAGACATTATCCTTGGTGATTGGGATTATTATACCGAAGTTTATTTCATTAACAATGATGAAGATTTATCTCTTGTTGATGAAGAAGAGCGCGAAATCTTTGCTAATGTAAACCGCGTTTATGCTGAGCTTCGCAATACTTTTTGTGATACTGACTATGTAAGTATGCTCGTGTGTCGTGGTTGGTAAAATCTTTTTGACATTTTTAAAAAAATAATATATAATATATATAGAAAATAAGAAAAGAGGTTATTTGTAATGAAGTATTATTACATAGTCCATACAACCGATCCAGAAGAAAAAGAATTTCAGGGTATAATGGTAGCCTCTGATTATTTAGAAGCAATTAAGCGTATTGTAATTTTTTATCAATATGATATTGCTTTCGCAGAAATTATTATCACTGATGATGAAACTGCTCCTTATTTTGGAGCAAAGATTACATTTAGTCATCAGGCAATTTGTGATATATTAGGAGAAGATAACAATGGTTGAGAAGGTAATCGCGGTTCATAGTGAGCGTTATGGTTTGGTGTTTTGTACGGCTACTGATACTTGGACCGTAGAGGAATTCATTTCTCATTTGGTAGACCCGCACGAGTCTCGCTATGAAATTCGTGAGATTTGGGAAATGGATTATCCTGATGATAGTGGCTATAAACATATGATGGATATTCTTATTGAGAAAGATAAGAATGGCACTGCATATACTGAGTTTGATCTTTTCTGGAATGATAAGGACACGAAAGAGTGGGTGGAGTAATGGATAATTTGTTTATGTGCTATGCGAATCATACTGAGGAACTTGAAAGAATTATCAAGGAAATCAGTGCGGGCGCCACAAGTTTTCAGACTGAACTCACTTTGACGGATAGCGATATGGAATATATTCGACGAGAAGTGGAGAGGAGATTAAATGGCTGAAACTAATGTAATGGGAATTTTTGAATTCCCACCTAATATTTTTGATAAAATTTTAGATAGATTTAGTCAAGCAGTTCAAGATAATAAGTATCAGAAGTTTGATTATGTTTTTTGGCGTAAGCTAAAAACTTCTAAAAATATGGTCAGAATTGTTATTAAATCTGATCTTAATGGTAAGCTTTTCTTTGATATCTACCCCGATGTTTACACTATAAATTATTCTTTTTTTGTCGATGGTATTGATGGATCTTTCGGCAAGTATCTGATTGATAATATTTGTAATATTTTTACAGATAAGTATGCGATTAAATGTTCTGAAAAGTTTCTTGAATATAAGATGCGTAGGGCAAAGAAGACTGTTGAAAAGAATAACGATATAAGCAAAACCCGCGATGACCTTGATTATACCAAAGTGTGTGCGGGGTGGAATACAGAATTTTCTACTGCGTGGACTATTTCTGATGAAGAAGCCCAGAAAATTCTTGGAGAATTAAATGCCACGCCTATTACAGTAGTTTCTGATGGTGATTGTCTTACTGGAAAAGTTGCTTCAATTGATTCTAACGCAATTTTCGCTACCTCTACCCTTGGCACAACTACACTTGGTAGTCAGATTGAAGCAATTAAAGATAAATGCGCTATGATTGATAACGATTATATTGATGATCGAATCAATAAAGTTTTGAACGAACAAAATACATTTAACAATGTTGATGATAAGAAAGGAAATAATAAAATGAAGGCGTTTAATTTTGATTTTGGCCCCTGCACCAACGATAACATTCGTATGTCTATGTATGGCCTGGCTGTGAAGAACGCGAACGGCACTTGGGTTTCTTACAACCCTGAGAGTAAGGAGATTATCGACGTCGATATCTTCAACTTTGATGGTGGCAAGTTCCTTTACAAGATGCCGGTTGCCATCAAGGATATCGCCCCTGGTATGGTTATTGTTCATAACCGCAAGGCTATGTTCGTAATTGAGGTTGGCGATAGTGGTATTACGATTGTCGATCCGCAGGCTGGTGAGGAGAAAAAGATTCTTCCTACGAAGAATTGCTTCAACTTTAACTTCTATACTCGTGTTGTTTCTCTGTTTGACTCTTTTATGAAGAGTCCTGAGAATGCGCCGAGTGCGGAGAATCCGTTCGGTAATATGCTTCCCCTTTTCATGATGAGTGAGAATAGTGGCGAGTTTGACATGAACACCATGCTGATGCTCTCTATGATGAGTGGTCAGGGTGGCATGGATTTCTCTAAGAATCCTATGATGATGTATTTCCTTATGAAGGACTCTAAGAACGCGGATGACCTTCTTCCGCTTATGTTTATGGGTAATCTTTGTAAGTAAATATAATAAAACCCCTTTCAAAAGAAAGCCCTTTGATTGACCGCAAAGGGCTTTCTTTATTTTTATAAAAAAATATATTATAATATATATATAAGGTTAAGAAAGATATTAAAAAGAGGTTGATAAGATATGGCTAATTTATTTGAACTCCTTTCCAAAGAAGATTGCGAAAAGATTGAATGGTATATCCGCAATTTTGCGGGACTTGGTGGAGATAGTTCCGATATGGAAGCATCTCTTGACTATATCCTTCGCTTTTGGTCTTACAATAAGCAGAGTCTTTATAAGATGCTTGGAAATAATCTTATCATTTCTCGCAAGGTAAGTTATTCTCGCACTTATGAAGATATGAGCGAGGATTATTATGACTATTTTGGTCGGAATGGTGATGGATTTGAATTCAAAGAGCTTTTTTCTGCTAAATTAAGGAATCTTCATCTTGAAAAAATCATTACTCCTGATCAGTATTGGAACTTGATAAACTTTTTAAATGTTGAGCCTTTAATGTCTAACATTTATGATGGGGAATCTTTTAAATTCACTTATAACAATAAAACTCTTATGATTAATAAGGGTATGAAGCTTAGTAAGATGCTCGGCAAGATGAGTGATATCTTGGATATTGACCGCGATATTTATGAAAAGTTCCGTATCGCCCATTCTCAGTTCCTTAATCAGAAGAATATTTCTGGTGAGCTTTGTCTTTCTATTCATCCTCTTGACTATATGACTATGAGTGATAATGATTGCGGTTGGGATTCTTGTATGAGATGGCAGAATGGCGGTGGCGAGTATCGTCAGGGAACCGTTGAAATGATGAACTCTCCTATTATTCTTGAAACCTATCTCAAATCTGATAAGGATATGGAGCTTTGGCGCAAGAACGGTCAGTCTGTTATGTGGAATAGTAAGCGTTGGCGCGAACTCTTCATTGTAGACGAGAATGTGATTCTTGGTATTAAGGGGTATCCTTATTGTAATGAAAACCTTGAAACCATTTGTCTTTCTTGGATTAAGGAACTCGCTGAGAAGAATCTTGGTTTTGGTCCTTATACTCAGTATCTGAATCAGATTCATAATTATAGCGCTAATTTTATTGGTGAGCTTGATAAAACTATTTATTTTAGTTTTGACACCAATTTTATGTATAATGATATTTACTCAGATCATAATGCTTATGTTTCCACTAAGGTCTGTGCTGACGATAGTATCGACCTTAATTATTCGGGCGAATCTGAATGTATGTGTTGTGGAGAAATCTTTGATGACTCTTTCCTTGATGATAGAGAGAATGACGCGGAAATGACTGTTTGCCCGAGTTGCTCTGGTGCGACAAAGTGCGATAAGTGTGGCGATATTGTTTATGTCAATGACACTTACAATGTTGATGGAAAAACTTATTGTGCTTACTGTTATGACGAGTCTACTGAGGTTTGTCCTTGTTGCGGAGTCCGCAAAGATTATGATGATATGAAACTAATTCGTCTTCGATTCCAAAAGAAGCCGATGGGATACTATCAGGATATCTGCTGGGACTGCTGTGAAGATAAAAAGGTAAAAACATTCTTCACTGGTGAAATTGAAGAAGAGAGAGATTATTGGCGTAATAATTATTATGTTGATGGAGAAACTCTTACCGAGAAGGGTAGAGAGCTCTTTGGCATTGATAATAAAAGTTTTATTTCTTGGTGCGAAGGCACGCACCCACTCCAAAGAGCTTCTTTGATTTTTTAAAAAAAATAATATATAATATATATGTAAAGTAAAGGAAGAGATACTTCCTAAAATAAAATTGTTGTTTATGAAAGGTTAAGGTAAAAATTATGACTAATGAAGTTAAGGTTTCTAAGCGCGACTATCTGACCGCGATTATCGGAGCTATGCATACTGGCGAGATCAAGTACGATCCCAATGATGTGATCGCATTTTGCGAGCATGAGATTGAGTTGCTTGATAAGAAGACTGCGAAGGCCAAGGAGCGTGCGGCCGCCAAGCGTGCTGAGGGTGATGAGCTGACCGAGCAGATCTATGATGTTCTGTCCGGTGATGAGTTTATGACTATTCCCGAGATTGTCAAGGCTCTTGGCGACGAGGATGTTTCCGCACAGAAGGCAAGCTATCGCCTCCGCACCCTTGTGAGCGAGAATCGCGCGGAGAAGACTGAGGTTTCCGTTCCGGGCGCTGATGGCGGTAAGGCCAGCAAGAAAGTGGCTTATCGTAAGGTCGCTTTCGAAGGCTGAGAATTAAGTGATTAAATGGACTGAAAGTTTTTTCAGTCCATTTTTTCTTACCATCTGCTCCGACCGGTGCTGGTCGCGCATACCGAAAGTCCAAAAGCAAAAAGCCGTTTAGAATTTTCTTGACAAAATTGGAGTTTTTTGTTATAATTATATTATAAAGGAGTGATATAATTTGAAATATTGTGTTTCTGTGCGTCAACCTGATGTTGTTCGTGAGAAGGCTGACGAACTTATGGTTAATTATAACGATATAAACATTATGTATGATATGATTTAGAAATTCCCTGATAAGCGATATATTATCCGAATCCGCAAAGGCGAAGAAGTAAACTGGGAAGAGATCAATTCATTTAAGGATAAAGTTGATCTTATTGTAGCATTTGAGGATATGCTAACTCGTAATGGTTGTAATATTGATGTAAAATATTATTTTGCTTATCCTGCTACTACTTGGGCGGAAGTCCGCGTTCTCCTTGATCTTAAAGTCAGCGAACTTTTTATCGGGGCACCGCTTACATTTGATTTAAAACAATTAAGTTAGCAAGCAAAAGTTCCGCTTCGTATGATTGCGAATAAATGCTATAATGATAATCTTCCAAGAGCAAATGGAATATGCGGTTCCTACGTCCGACCGGAAGATGTAGACTATTATGGAACATATGTCTCGACATTAGAGTTTGACGAGCCCGCACTCTCCAAAGAAGCTGTGCTTCTGGATATCTATCAAAGCGGTCATTGGCAAGGCAATCTAAATCTTTTATTAACGAATCTAAATTATAATGCGGATAATCGCGGAATCCCCGAAGATTTTGGTCCGGCCCGCATTAATTGCGGTCAGCGTTGTCAGCGTCAAGGCACTTGCCATTATTGTGAAACCGCGTTCATATTTTCTCGTGTTATAGATAAAGCAGTTCAAGAGAGTAAGCAGAATAATCCTATCCCTGAGGCGGAAGAGGAGTCAATTGACAAATAAAAAAAATAATGTTATAATATAAATATAAGATAAAAGATAGGAGAATAAACTGTGAGAGGTTTTAAAACTAATGAACTTTGGTTATTTGAATATCTGGTTCGCTCAACACAAGAGGAGTTAAGAAAATATGTCCTTGATGTATTAAAGAATAAATATACTCAAGTGGTTGATACTAAAGAGTATGTTTGTGCAGTTGGGGATATCCCGATCGCATTAGTGGCTCATCTTGATACGGTGTTTGAGAAGCCGGTCAAAGATTTATATTATGATACAAGAAAAAATGTGCTTTGGTCTCCGGACGGACTTGGCGCGGATGATAGAGCGGGAGTATATGCGATTCTTCATATTTTGAGAAATACGCCTTTGCGCCCTTCTATTATTTTCACTACCGATGAAGAGCTTGGTGGATTAGGCGCCGAAGCATTAGTATTACAGTATTTTGATTGTCCGTTTCCTGATTTGAAATATATTATTCAATTAGATAGACAAGGCACAAATGATTGTGTGTTTTATGACCTTTACAATCCTAAGTTTATGGACTACATTGAGTCTTTTGGATTTGTAGAGGATTTTGGCACGTTTAGTGATATTAGTATTTTATGTCCCGAATGGAAAATTTGTGGTGTAAATCTTTCAGTAGGTTATAAAAACGAACATAATCGTATTGAAACATTAAATGCGGGTGCTCTTTTTGACACAATTAATAAGGTAATCCGCATGCTTCAAGAAAAGAATATCCCTGATTTTGAGTATTATCGTGATTATCATAGTGTTTGGTTCGATAATATGTGTAAAAATTTCCCAACTGACGGTGGTGGATTCTACGTTCATTGTAGAGGATGCGGTCAGTTATTTAGCGAATATGAAACATTTCCAGTAAAAGGCTTAGACGGACATACGTGTTTTTATTGTCCGGATTGTATTCCCAGTAATGTTGAATGGTGTGCGGAGTGTGAAGAGGCATTTGAGATTGACCCTGCGAACCCACACAGTGAGTATTGTAAAGATTGTATTGGAGGATTAGTCAAATGTCATACGACTTCGACATCGAAAGCATTAGAGAACAGTTCAACAAAGTCATCAGCTACTCCCAAGGAATCAGTAATCCAAAAACAGAAGAACTATTCGAAAGATTCCTCGAAGCCAAAAAAGACTTAATTAACTTTTTTCACGGTCATTTGATTTATGAATGGCCGGAAAAAGTATCTTTTTCCTTAGATGATAAAACTAAAGAGCATCGCCTTGAGGAATTTCTTGAAACAATTAATTATACTTATAATAATGGAGATTTAACTGATTTTATTTCCGTAAATAAAAAGGGATTTTTTGATAATACAGTTATTGATACTTATTTTTATAAGGATAAAAAGATTCCAAGAGGAATGAAATTAGTTAAGGCTTTTAAATATTTTGAAGAAAATCCGCGTTCTTTGGAAGATATTCAGAATTACGCAAGTCGCATTATCCAAGAGGATAAGATTGAAGGAACGTTATGTTTTTCAGTTCACCCTTTGGATTTTTTGAGTGTAAGTGAAAATACTTATAATTGGCGGTCTTGCCATGCGCTTGATGGTGAATATAGAGCAGGAAATTTATCTTATATGGTGGATAAGAGCACTTTTATTTGCTATTTGCGCGGAGCGGACAATCAGAAGCTTCCGCATTTTCCCGAAGATGTTCTTTGGAATTCTAAGAAATGGCGTATGCTTTTATATATGGAAGATAAGCGACGCGGTCTGATGGCTGGACGTCAGTATCCTTTTATGACAACTAATGCTTTAATTCAGATCAGAGATATTATCAATACCTTTGATAAGAGTTTTCAGTTGCGCGAATGGGTAGATGGGGGTATTAATAATATTTCTAATAGAATGAGTATTACTCCTTTTGGTGAAGAGACTATTGGATTAGCGGAAACGTGGATTCCTATTTTATCTCGCTTGTATCCTATTAGTGAGATTGTTGATGATGCGGGTTATTATACTCTTCACTATAATGATTTGCTTTATTCTTCTTGTTATTTACCAATTTATAGTTTAAAGTTATACTATTATCCGCGAGAGAACGATCTTCCTCATTGGTCTATTGGCGGGGATGTTCCTTGTTTACAGTGCGGTAAGACTATGATTGAAAATGGGGAATATATGCGATGCGGAAATTGTGAATTCAATTATGGAGTAGATGAGGATGATAACTATGGTTATTGCTCTTGTTGTGGTTCTCGTATAATCCTTGATGAAGCAAATTCCGTCGGCGATGAAAATGAATTGGTTTGCGATAGTTGTGCGGATACTTATTGTAAACGATGTGAGTGTTGTAACAATTTATATTATACGCAAGATATTCACTATCACAAAGGGACTGATATGTATTTATGTCCCTGGTGCTTTAAAGATGCTGATGAAGAAAAAGTTGATAATTTTAAGTCTTTAAAAGACTTCGCACGTAATTTTATGTAAGGAGAATTGTATATGGCTAAGGGAAGTATTGCCAAGGAGCAAATCGCCAAGAAGATGGCAGAAGTATTTGGTGCTGACTGGATCGGCGAGAGAGATAAAAAGTATTATCTTTGGGCTAATGAGAATGGCGAGCGAATTCAGATTGCTATTAGTATGACATGTCCCAAAACTCCGGTCGGTGAAGCAGGCGCAACCGCGGATTCAAATGTTTTGAATTTTGAAGATGGGGCAACCGCAGGCGGAGAAACACAGGTTGAAATTACTGTGGATGAAAAGAAAAATGTCGCCGACCTAATGGCGAGATTGGGATTGAATTGATTTAAAGAGTAATGTCATTTGACATTACTCTTTTTTTTTGTTATTATATTAATATAAATTAGATAAAGACTTATATATTTAATCAAGAAAGATTAAATTAATAAAAATTTTTTTTATAAAATATAGGATAATAGATAGTATATCCTATATTTTATAAAATTTTTAAGGAGGAAAATTAAAATGGTAAATTTGAATAATACTTTTAAAATTACTATTACTAATAAAGATGGAAACATAGAGGATACTGTGCTTACAGGTCCAATTACCTTTACTATCACTTCCACTTCTAGCACTGAAAATAATTTTTGTTTTCTTCGTATGCGTGAATTTAGTAAAGAGTATGATATGGAAAAAGTAGGTTTAGCTAAATAGGGAGCTAATATTATTAAAAATTTAAATAGAGAGACTATGGATAAAATAACAGTTGCTTATTTAACAGCTTCAGAAGATTATCGTGTTATTTTTGACAAGAATTTAAATGATGTTGAAGAACTTTCTTTTGAATATAGTAATGATATTGGAGATCAAGTTTTCGCACAAGAATATAATTCTTCTGTTGATTTTGTAATTAAATACTCAATTAATAATTAAAAAGGAGTAAAATTATGGCAGGAGCAGGAAGTCGAATTTCATGGGCTGATGTTCGTGCTTTATATGATAACTTAAATACAGCACAAACGAGATTTTCTCAGCGTAGAACTGCTATCCCTGATAAAGCTAGACAAGCAGTTGGGGCGCGAGATGTTATCACAATAAAGAACGAAATTGAAAATTTAAGAAATGTATCTTATGTTGGTACAAAAGCAACTTTTGACACTTTTACAGCCCCAAGAGTAAATGAACTAACTAGACATACTCCATTATCACAGATTAGGACAAAGCTTGAAGAAGTAAACGCGGTTTGCGCTTATGATGGTAGTTACAATGGCAGTTATAGAGCTTCTAATAATGCTTATGATGGTAGTTATAATGGTACTTACAGAGCATCTAATTATGGCTATGATAGTAGTTATGACGGTAGTTATAGATCTTCTAATAACGCTTATCGTGCTAGTTACGATGGTTCCCATAGAAATGGATATTATGCTTATGATGGAACTCATCGAGGCTCTAACAATGCTTATAACGGTTCTAATAGAAGCTCTAATAATGCTTATAATAGCTCTAATTATTCAAGTAATTATACTTATTATACAAGTAATAGAGGGTCTAATAATGGTAGCCATAGAGGCAATTATAGAGCTTGTTCTTATAGAGGTGCTTATAGCCCTAACAGCGCAAATAGAAGCGGAGCGGGAAGATCAAGGTCTTAAATTTTCTAAGAGAAAAAGGAGAGTCTATGAAAAAAAATACAGATATAGATATTAGAGCAGTAACGCTCGTGTCTTCATGCGGATGTAATTTACATTGTTAGTACTGCATGATAGAAAATAGTTTAAATGGTTGTTCTGCTAAATTACAACAAGATACAATTAAAGCTTTATCTGATGGTTCTTATCTTGAAAATGTAAAAAAGATTTTTAAAAGATTAGATCTTGATAGATATATAATTGATAATTTTGGGTTTTGGGGCCAAGAACCGACATTAACGCTTCATCTTATTACAGAACATTTAGATGATTGGTTTAAATTTTTTCCTAATATTAGAAATATTGATTTTTCAACTAATGGAATGGATTTTCCAGAGCGTATAATCGCTTTTGCGAAAAGAGTAGATGAATTAACAACCCAAGATGACGTAAGTTTAACAATTCAATTTTCTTACGATGGAGCTTATTCTACTAATAATATTAGAAATGCGAATAATGAACGTATCTTTCAAACCATTTCAACAGTTATAGATGGATTAAATAAAATTAAATTTAATCATACAAATATTTCAATACAATTACATGGTGTATTATCTGGAACACTTATTAATCAATTAGATACTCTTGAAAAAGTTCATGATTATTATAAAGAATTAGATACTTTTGGATATGAGTTAAATGAAAAAGTTATTAATCGAGCTATTACACTCAATCCTTCAGTTTCTATTTGTCCGGAACATCCAAGAGATGGGTCAGTAGATGAACGTATTGAATATGAATCTTTCTTACAAAGATTAATTAATATTGATGTATCTGATTTCCATGATCCACGGATGCCAGTTAGTCTAATTATTGGCTATAGAAATGTTTATGAAGATAGTTTAAATGATTTAGGAGAATATGTAGTTCAAAAAGGGTGTCCTTTAACAATTGAAGAAGTTTTACAATGTATTAAAGATAAAAATGAAGAAGTTATTAGATCATTGTCTATAAATAATTTTTGCGGTTCTAATTGTAGTGAATTAAAGCTTTTATGGGATGGTACTATGGTATCTTGTCAGAATTATATGTTTGATATAAACCCAGATAATATTAAAGATGATGGCACTATTGATACTATTTCTCGCAAAGATTTGATGACAAGAGGACATTCTTGCGTTAATCTTTTAACTGCCTCAGATGAAGAAATTGATAAAACATTTTATAAATATGATTTATTTAAAACTTCTTCTTTCCCATTTATGTTTCAAGCTATTTTAAATGAATATCAAATGCTAAATGAGTGCGGGCAATTAAATTCAGTATATAAATATGATTATAATAAATTGCTTCACTTAGCTTTTATTACAACAAAAAATCTTGCTTGTACTTATAATAATTTAGTTTCTACTGGTAGTGAATTGTTAAGAAGCATTGGAACTTTAAGAATTTCTTCTGCATTATATAATTATGTTGACAGAGAAAATAATTGGGTATTACCTAAAGAATGTTGGAATGATGATAGATATACAGAACAAGGAGTATATAATTAATGAATATTAGTGAAGGTTGTATTTTAGATAATAATAAATATTTTGAAAAATTTCTTGATAATCATTGTTTTAATCAAGGGGATAAAGAAGAAGGTTATTGGATAAATGAAAGCTCTTTTGAGTTTATTATTCGTCCAGAATGTAATCAAAAGTGTGAATATTGTTATATTGCTCGTTATGGAAAAGATTTATATCCACTTGAAACAAGAGCAAATAATGAAAAAATTCTTAAAAATATGAATATTATGTTAGATTATATTTTTAACGAAAGAAAAGTTTTGTTTCTTGAAATAGAGCTTTTCGCGGGAGATTTATTTTACGATGATTTAGGTTTTAGTGTTTTTGATCTACTTTTAAAATACTATGGAGCTCTTTTTGAAGAGCATCCTAATCTTTTTAAGAAACATCATCCTCGTATTGCTTTCCCTAATAATTTTAGTTTTGTCGCTGATGATAAAAAAGCAACTAAAATGGAAGAGTATCTTCAAAAATTTCTTGATCTTGAAATGGAATTAAATTTATCTTGTTCTGTAGATGGCCCTTATAATAGTGTAAGAGAAGAAAATAAAGATTTTGAATATTATGATAAGATTATGCAATTCCTTTCTAGGAATTCTTGTGGTATTCATCCAATGATTTCTCCAAGTAATATTGAAAGTGCTATTAAAAATTATGATTGGTGGCTTGAACAATATGAAAAATATAAATTATGTAAAGGCCCTCGTGATGAATTCCAGCCCATGTTTTTAGAAGTGCGTAATGATGAATGGACGGAAGAAAAATTAAATCAATATCTTGAATTTTTAACTCACATGCTTGAAATTAGATTCCAAATGAATGATAGCTCATTAGATAAACTAGCTCGACATATCTTTTTAGGGGACGGAGAAGAAGGGTCTTTGATTGGATTACATAATTATGACCCATTACAGCCAACCGTCACTTGGAGAGATGGAAATTACACTTGCGCAATTTCTCACCAAACCTGTTTTTATGTTGCTACTATGGAATTAGTTCCTTGTCATAGAACTTCTTATCAACAATTTATTGGTGGTAGATTTGAAGTTGAAAATGATAAAATTATTGGAGTTACAGCCATTAATCCAAGCCTTTATACGGTAATTAAAACAAATAATACTCATTTAAATGTTGGATGTGTTACTTGTCCTTATGAAGCATTTTGTTTAAAGCTTTGTCTTGGCGCTGCGCTTGAGTCTACTGGAGATTTGTTTTTGCCACCTAAAAGTGTCTGTGAATTACATAAAACAAGAATATCTTTTTTAGTTAAAAGTTATTGCGAACTAGGATTAACTAAAATTGCTTTAGAAAAAAATTATTTTCCAGATGAAAGATATAAAGAAAATTGGTTAAATCTTTGCCATAATTTGGGGTATTATAATGATTGAAGAAATGAAAAATCAAATTAACCATTTAATTGAAACTTTTGATTATAGTAATGTAGAAGATTATAGAGATCTTTTATATATTATTTATTTAAATTGGATTGAAAATAATGGTGAGAATGAAGAAATTAATACTATTATTAATAATTTTATTAAAATAATTATTACAGATCATACAGAAAAATCTAATAATAACGATAACAACAATAATGAAAATAATAATAATTGTTATTGTGATAATGGTATTGATTCTTATGAATTATATAGATATTTCTTAGGAGATCGATTAAAAGGAATTCCTGATAAGAGAAATGGTTATTAATTTTATTAATTCAAATAAAGAAATTTTAAAATCTGTTAAATTTAATGAGCGTCAATGTGATGATATTATATTTCAATTAAATTTTCCAAAAGAAATAGTTTTTGCGAAAATAATTAAAGATTAGAATGATATTGATTATTCTTTTTTAAATTAGGTTTATTAGCAAGTTAAAACTATAGATTAGAATGAAATAGAATGCATTGAGCTTATTACTACAGATAAATAGAAATTTACTTTTGAAAGTAAAGTTCAAGACATATTTTATAAAACTTTTTTATATTCTTATCAAGGAACTTTAATGTTTAAAATTCAATTATCTTTTCGTTTACGAGAAGACCATTCTGTAATTTATGATAAAGATAATGATATTTTAATATGTGATAAGCATTGTAAATATTTTGATTTTGAAAAACATTATTGCAATTTTTTCCATGAACCTTTAAATGATTTAAATGAAATTTGTACTCAATGTTTTTTACATGAACGTAATAATCAAATAAGAGAATTAGTTGATTATAACACTCATATATTAGGAGATTTCGATGAACGATATACAGATAAAGAAAGATAAAGATTACCGTGGGACTCCTCCATATACACATAGTCTTTGGAAATCTGTTTATGATGGTGTAAGTCTAGAGATACAGGTAGTAGATCATTGTAATCTTAATTGTGCAGGTTGCAATCATTTTTCACCTTTAGCCACCCCTTGGTTTATTGATGTAAATGATTTCCGCAATTAGATTATTATAGCTAATAAAAAAATTCCTAATATAAAAGTATTTATGATTGTGGGTGGAGAACCAACTCTTCACCCACAATTATTTGAATTATGTAAAATAGCTCGTGAAATATTTCCAAAAGAAAAAACTCAATTAAAAGTTTTATCTAACGGATTAAATATGAAAGACACTATTAAACATAAAAAAGAATATCTTGATATGGATATAATATTTGACATAACTGCTTATAGTAATTATACAGATTATAAAGATGTTGAAGAATGTCAAGAATATGGTATTGCTTTTAATCATCAAGAACGATTATTTATGCGTCAATAGCTTGTAAATGAAAATGGAGATACTGATCCAATAAAAGCTTATTATCAATATTGTCCGCATGAAATACCTTGTTTTACATTAAAAGATTATAAAATATATATTTGTCCCTTTTCCGCATTTTTAGATATTTATTGTAAAAAATATAATTTAAATATTCCAGAAGAGGATAAAGATTATTTACAATTAGAAAATATAAATAGTTTAGATGACTTACATAATTTTATATTTTCACCTAAAAAAATTTGTAAATATTGTGATGCCACTTTACCGGTCACTTCTTGGCTATGGCATAAATGTTATAATACTAAATCAGAATTTACTATATCAATGGAAAATGCTTATTTTGAAGACTATAACTTTTATTTAAAACTTATAAATAATAAAGAAGATTTTCTAAACAATTATTAGGAATTCTTAAATGGTAAGACCCCAATTGATTTCCGGTATAATAATTATTATTTACAAAAATGTATAAATAGATTTATTAATGGTAAAATAGATATAATTATTCCTTATTATAATCTTAATGATAATTAGATAATTGATTTATATAATTCATTAAGAGCGCAAACAATTATTAAAGATTGCTGTGTATATTTAATAAGTGATAATTCAGCTTGCGAAAGAAAAGTTATTAAAATATTTGATAACGCGGATTTTTCTTGTTTCTTTTTTAAAAATATTGCTCGTAAAGGTCCGGGATCCGCCCGAAATATAGGCTTAGAAAATTCATTTAATAAATATATTTTATTTTGGGATTCAGATGATTTATTTAATACAGATAATGAATTAGAAATTCTTTATAATTCTATAAAAAATAATAAAAAAAATGATTTTATATAGTTTATTATTCCTGATAATAAGCTTGGGTTAATTTTAAAGCGAGATTTTTTATAGAAATATAATATAAAATATAGTAATTTTTGTTTGTGTGAAGATAATTTATTCTTTGATTTATGTAATTTATATGGAGAAGGGCAATTAATTGATTAGACTATTGGAAATTATATAATTGATTTAAATATTAATCCAGGCAATATATCTCATACAGGATTATCTGAAGCTATAGATTATTTAGTAAAAATAGTTATTTTCTTTTTATAGTTTTTTTATATTTATAATTTAAATTCAGATAAAAAAAATAAAATATTACAATCAATAATTATTAGAATTTTATATGAAATAAAATATTTCTATGAATATGATAATTTAATTTATATAAAACATAATAATTATTTTATAGAAAATTTCATTAAAACAAGCTATTATATTTTATATAAAATAAATTTAATTTATCCTTTAAATCAAATAAATAATGATTGTTTATGCCCATTGAGTAAAAAAATTATAAGTGATATAAAAAATAATACTATTAATTTTCATTGCTTAGATGGAGAATATATTAAATCATTTGATAATTTAAAAAAAGAAGTATATCCAATATTAAATTATTTTAATGGATATATATATTATCAATTTGTTTACGATCAATTTCTAAATTATCTTGAGAAAGAAGAGTATGATTTATATGATTGATACTTATGATGAATATAAAGAATTTATACAAGATATATTAAAAAATTTTTTATAGTTTTATAATAAAAGAACATCTTGGGAATTAGATTATCCTCGAAGTATTCAACTTGAAAAAGATACAAATAATTATTATAATTATTGTTTTAATGGAGAATTAAATGAAATTTAGTAATGGTGGATTTGAGACTTCAGAACAAATTTTTTGGGATAAAATAAGAGCTTTATCTTTTGATTTTGATAATAATAGTATTTATGACTATTGGATACTTTTCGTTTGTTTTAATTTAGGAATTATTAAAAAAGATAAAACTATAATTCTTCAAATATAGTATATAATTAAATCTAAAATAAATTTAGATAATATATCTAGTATTGTTGTCCCAATAGAGGAATTAAAATTAACTAATTTGAATCATTGTAAAATAATGTGTGAATATATTTTACAATATAATTATAATGATAGTAATGAAGAAAAAGATATTTATTTTCAAAGAATATCTAATAATCTTTTAAACTTATTTGAACCAGATATAGAAATTTTTATACCAAAAATTTATAAAAATAAACGATGCTCTAAATGTAATTTACAAATAAATAATATCCCATTATTTAAAATAAATGATAATTAGTATTTATGCCCTAATTGTTTTTATTTAATTTGATAAAGTCAAAAACCTACCACTTTATTTGGTAGGTTTTTGACTTTATTAAAAAAATATAGTAATATATTTATATGATAGGAAAAAGAAAGGCAAAATATCATATGAATAATTATTCACAACATTATAAAGAAATTAGTCCTCTAGACACAGTAAATAACATTAAGCAATTCTTCGCGGATCGAGACTTTTATTGCATCGAAGAAGTTTTGCGTCAAGAACAATCTACGACTTGGAGTCTTGCTCTTCGTTTATATTATAAAGGTCATTCTATTTTAAGATCTTTCGGTAAAGGAGTATCTAAAGAATTCGCTATGGCTTCTGGATACGCTGAAATGTATGAAAGATTTTGTAATGGATTACATTATTTATGTAATCCATTTTTATGTAATGAAAAAATTAAAGCAAATCAAAAAAATTATGGATATTCATTATTTAAAAATGAAAAAGAAGTAAGCTTTGAAGAAGCTCTTGGAGAAAAAGAATCTTTAATGTATAAATTTTTTAATTCTTTTGATGAAGAAACTAACTATTTAATTAAAGATTGTCTTGTTTCTATGTATAATAATAAATTTTTTGGCACTCCTTATATCAATCTAAACGATGATAAAGATATTAAATATTTAGACCCACGTCTTGTTCAACGTTATCAAGGTAGCTCTGGTATGGCCGCTGGTAATACTTTAACTGAAGCTTTAAATCAAGGATTATCAGAAATTTTTGAACATTACGTAGTTAGTCATTTTTATACTAATACTGATAAAAATTATTATTTTTTTGATATTAATAGTATTACTGATAAAAAACTAATAGATATTATTAATGCTATTGAATCTCATGGTAATAAATATTATATTATTGATATGTCAAGAACTTTTAATATTCCAGTAGTAATGGGAGTTCTTATCAATTATAAAAATGGAACTATTTCTGCAAATTTTGGCGCTTTTCCTGTGTTTGAAATTGCGGTTGAACGTATTTTAACTGAAATGTATCAAAATTGTTTCTCTTATGATGATAGAAAATTTTCTATTATTCTTCCTTATAATACATTAAATGATGATGATATTATTATCATGGGTGGTTCTTGTATTACTAATTTAAATACATTTCCTGAGAATATTCTTCTTAATAAAAAGTATGTAAATACTATAAATAAAGATGTATTCTTATCCTACGAGAATAAAAGTTATTCTAATGAAGAAATTCTTGAGTGGAATAAAAAAATTACAAAATCAATTGGAGCAAAAATTTATTATGCTGATGTATCTTTAAGTAATAAAATTACAGCAATTGATATTTATCTTGACAATCTTGACGGATTTTGGTATTCTTTTTTAAATAAATGTAAAACATTAAAGACTTTAAAAAAAAGTGCTATTCTTACTAAAAATAAATGCGGACATATTCAAAAATATTTAGATACTGGTGATGGAGTATATGATATTATTAAAGATTCTTTAACATTTACAGATTTAATTGAAGGAGACACTTTAACTGATAGATTTTTAGGGCTTTTATCACAAGGAGATTTACTTGTTTCATATAATAATGTAGATGTGCAAACTATTCCTAATGAAATTTTTGTAAAAAATCTATTTGAAGATCCTGCTGATTATCTTCTTGAAGATAATCAATTTGCCGTAGATATTACAGTAAGTCCTTATTATAAAAAATTTAAAAAGTATCTTAATTTATATTCTTATGTAAAAAGTAGGAAATATTCTAAAGATGAAATAATTGATATTTTAAAAGAATATAATTATGAATATACTAATGAAGATTTTAATAATATTTTAAATAGAAAATATTTGGTTGAAAAATGTATTCTTGAACCAATGAGAGAAATTTTTAATTCTAAAGATTTTAAAACAATGATTGCAAATTACTAATAGGAGAATATAAATGGATATTAATTTTAATTGCCCTGAATTTTATTATGGTATTGATGTTTATGATAGATTACTTGAACTTCAAGAGCTTGAACCTCAAGCTTTTTATCCAGAAGCAAAAGTAAAATATGTTTATGGTGCACTTCCTGGCATGATTTGGAATGGCGGAGGTTTTATGGGCGGAATGCCAGAACATAATATTGATTATCTCTGTGCTGTACGAGAATTTTATGAAAAGAATAATATTATTTTGCGCTTTACCCTTACAAATCCTAACCTTGAAGAAACAGACGTATATGATAGACAATGTAATGAAATGCTTAAACTTTTTGATAATGGAATGAATGAAATTATTGTTAATTCTCCTATTCTCGAAAAGTATCTTCGAGATAAGTTTCCTAATTATAAACTTACAAAGAGTATTACAGCTGCAAAGGAAGATTATGATTTTGTAAAAGCACTTGATATTTATGAAAGTGTAGTTATTCCTCGTCGTAAAAATCGAGACTGGGATTTTTTAAATTCTGTACCAGAAAATAAAAGGAATAGAATTGAAATTTTGGTAGACGAAACATGTCCTATTGACTGTCCGCGCTTATATACTCATTATAATATTTTTTCTAAAATGAATCTTTTTCAGGCTTTTAATGATAAAGAAAGAAGTTGTACTACTATTAAAAATAATGATTCTATGTTTCCAGAAATCGGTAATAAAGATATGATTTATATGGATGAAATTATTGATAAGTATCTTCCTCTTGGATTTAATAACATTAAACTTTCTGGACGAAATTCTGCGGATCATTGCGCAAAAGCTTTAGCTCAATATTTCTTTAAACCTGAATATAGATTAGCTGGTTTTTGTTATATTTTAGATGTTGGTCGAAATTAAAATTTTTTGACATTTTTAAAAAAATAATATATAATATATTTATAAAATAAAGAAAGACCTTTACAGCAAAAATAACTTCCAGAATAGACTAAAGGTTAGGTCATAATCATTTAAGATTAAGTTAATGGTTCAAATCCATTTTCCGGGCAAAGTTAAGGTCTTGTTTTATATCAGGGGAACCTTAATCCCAGAGGGACTGGGGCGTGACTCCAAATCTCGTGGTAATGCGTTCGACTCGTACCCCTGGTGCCATTTAATTTTTTTAAACAAAAGAACTTTTTTGATTTTATAAAAAATATATAATATAATATATATAGAAAGTTGAGAAAGGAGAAAATAAATAATGAATATTGAAGTTGGTAATTCTTATTGTTTTGTCCCTTATCGCGGTCGTTGCTATCGCAGACAGTATCTTAAATGTACTGTTCTTCGAGTGTTAAATTATCAGATTGAAGTCCTTGACGAACATGGTGAAAAATGGCTTCTTTCAGAAGATGATTTAATGCCAATTCAAAGACCTTATTGACATTTTATAAAAAATATTATATAATATTTATATAAAATGAAGAAAGAAAAAAGAAAATAAAAAAACTTGGGTAAAAGAGAAAAGTTGATTTTTTAAAAAAAATATAATATAATAAATATATAAAGTAAGGATTTTAAAAAGTCCTTCTTTTATGGGAGATTAGCTCAGCTGGTCAGAGCATTCGGCTGTTAACCGAAGTGTCATAGGTTCGAATCCTATATCTCCCGCCATTGGGGCGTTAACACGGATTTTATAAGTTTAAACTACCACCGATCGAAAGAGTATGTGGCTTGCGGAAAACGCCCGACTAAATATAAGGAAGCGAAGTAAAACTTATTGTGAAGTAGTGGCTATACTCACATTAATCAAGGCTATGGGTTCTGGGAATCCAAAAGAGTAAAAGTTGGTTCGAGTCCAACGACTGACGAAGTTCGAATCTTCGCAATGTGGGTGATAAAACTCTTTATTTGCTGGTGTAGTCGAATTGGCATAGACGAATGATTTAGGATCATTAATCTGAAGGTTCGAGTCCTTTCTCCAGCACCATCCCTCCCTGGGAATGCGTTGAAGGCTTGCGAACTTTAAACGCAGGTGGTTGGCAACTCCATCTATACATAAATAAGTTGCATATTTGGGCTTCGGGACTGCATGGCGTGGTCATCTGTCTTGCACACAGAAAATCAGGTGAGTTCGATTCTCACGAGGTCCACCATTATATGGTTATATGGTGTAAAGAGTAAGCACGGCGTAGATAAACCGCAAGTTCGGGAGCATTGCCCGATATAACCGATTATAGATGATTATATGATTGGTGATAAAAGCAGCCAGAAATATTATCTTATTAATTAAACATTAATATAGTATACTAAATGATATAATAGATAAGGTATACTGAATAAAACTTATATACAATAAGATAATATATACAAAATGCTAATAGTGATTTTGGTTTCAGCGCTAAGAAAGTTTTTCCCACTAAGAAGAGAAAATTTGAGTAGTTAGCGTAGTCTTGATAATTATATCTTAAATAATTATCCCGTTTTGGTTCATAACCTTTTTCGGATATAAAATATTAAATATTTACCGTGACGCCGCGGAGGGACGGCCGCCCTAAAGTGCGATTTAGATTAGAAAGAAGTTGGAAGATCTTCTTAAAACTTCCATTAGATTAGAAACAAGTTGGAAGATCTTGTTAAAACTTCTTGAGATTAGAAAAGAGGTTTGAGGGATTCCTCTTAAAAATCCCAGATATGCTTTGATGGCGGAATTGGCAGACGCGATCGGCTCAAACCCGATTATCCGAACGGATGGTGAGAGTTCAAGTCTCTCTCGAAGCACCAGTCACCTCCTTTTAATGTGGGTAGTGTAAAAATAGTGAAATGTTTGTAGTTGTTGCGGCGGTGGAGTGGCGACCATCGTTAACAAATATCGCCTTTTGGTTAGTCTTTTAATCTTTTGACATTTTATAAAAAATAAGTTATAATATTTATAGAAAGTTAAGAAAGGAAGATTTAAATTATGTATAATGATTACTATGAAAGCTATGCTTGTGAGATTCAGAGTGATGAATATGCTGCTTATCAGGATCTTTCCCTTTATGAAGATGAGGATGAATACCGTGAATAAAAGTTATATGAAAAAGAATAAGGAAGAACTCAATGAGTATCTTCAGTTGTTTCGACGCAGAGGATTCAAAGTTCCTGCGAAGAAAGGCAAAGGTTCGTTTAAGCGAAAACAAAAGCACAAAAATCAGGATTATGATAGATGTGCTTAATATGACCTCGTCTTCTAAAAGGATTAGGAAATTAGACTCTCAATCTAATAATGTCAGTTCGATTCTGGCCGAGGCCACCACCTAATTTAGTTAGTTAAACAATAATCGGAGGAGTTATACTTCTTCTTCAACAAAAAGTAATTTATATGGTCCTGTCGACAAGAGGGTTAAGTCACTACCCTTTCAAGGTAGAGTCGTTGGGTTCGAACCCCACCAGGATCACCATATGGCCCAGTAGTGAAGTTGGATTATCACGTAGCCCTGTCACGGCTAAGACCGCGGGTTCAAGCCCCGCCTGGGTCGCCATACGTTGGCATCATTCTTATGTCTATGTAAGTGCGCAGGTGGTCGCACAAAAGCCTCTACAAAAGTTGGCCATTTGATGAGGTCTATTAAGAATTTTGGGACGATGGGTTAGAAAGTCCAATAGATATAATGGTCGCGAATATTATATCTATCCCATTTTCGGTCAATAGCTTAATTGGTAGAGCATTGTTCTCATAAGACAAGGGATATTAGTTCGATTCTAATTTGACCGACCATTGCGGTAGAGTGAAACGGATATATAAATCATGCCAGGCTCATAACCTGCGCGATACAGGGTTCGACTCCCTTGAACCGCAACCATAAGGCACACACAGCAATTATTTTCTATTGAAAGTATTTTAGCTCATTTGGTAGAGCGCTTGTCTGTTAAACAAGATGTAGTTGGTTCAATTCCAACAAGTATTTCATTTGTGTCTTGTAATTAAAATAATCCAAAAGGAGATATCTAAATGAAGTTTAAGTTTAAGCCCGGCGATAAGGTTTATTCTAAGAAGTACGGTAAGGGCTTTTGCCATCAGGTTGATGAACAGGATAAGGATTTTACTTATGATTTCCATTTTAAGGATGGCACAATCATTTGGATGTCCCGATATGATGGTGAGCGTTATGTAAAGTTCCGCAGACCGAAGAACGCGGAACCCGCGAACGCATAATTTATCTTTCCTTTCTTTTTGAATAATTAAGGCGCTAACAGCAAACTTTAAAACATCAATGTACCAAATACATATGCTTGAAATTGTTTACGGCGTCTTGTTTTATTTATATTGTTGATGTAGTACGATAAATAAAATATCATATTCTTTTAGTCAATTTTAAAGGAAGAATAACTACGTGGAGAATCGGGAATCGTAGCAATATAAATAATATGGGCGGATAGCTCAGCTGGTAGAGCGTAGGATTGAAGATCCTAGCGTCGGCAGTTCAATTCTGTCTCCGCCCACCAAAAGACCAACAAATGAGGAACCACTTTGCTGCTCGTGGCTGTTGGGATGCCCGGACGGAGGGCTACTCTTTCTATATATTTAATCGTATATAGAACAAAAGACTATTTAATAGAGAGAGTCTTTTACTCTAGTTCATTTTCTTACTTATCTTTCTGTTTGATTTCCCCTTTCGTTATATTTTATAGATTGTTGTTTTCTCTCACTTCTATGGGAATGAATTGTTTTTCTACTCTCTATTTTGTTTCATAAAAATTAAATAAAAAAAGGAGGTTTATCTGATATGTTTAAAGATGTTGATGATTTAATCTTTGGCGATGATTGCGAATTTTGTCCTAGCGAACGATAAGTGCGGTCGCCTATCTAATGCTACCATAAGCTGGTTCCAAGTCCAGAAAAGCAGAGGAGGTAGGATATGAAAAATATTTTAAGCTATAAAAATCCTTGTTTTAGCGGTCAAGAAATTCTTGATTGGGCTAATTACCAAGTGAATAATAAAACTTCTCATTATAACCAAGGATTGAGAGTTTTAAATTTATTTGGTAATATTAAAGCTGATAGAAAGTATTATATTTTTAGTAATTATCGCACTTGGCGTAGTTATTGTGGATATAGTATTAAGCCTAAGCTAATCATATATAGGTGTAAATAAATAGAATAATTGAGGTGTTGGGTGAGGGTGTGGTATGGTTTAAACGAGGACGTCATCTGTTTAAGCAGTAAATTATTCTATTTATATATATGGAGTCGTGGGATAATGGTATTCCAATGGATTGCTAATCCATCCTACTCACTGAGTAGTCCGCGTTCGAGCCGCGGCGATTCCGCCATTAAACTTTAAATTAAGAGGATTAAGTATGAATATTGTAAATGCTGGTTCTCGCTATCAAATTTATGGCGAGGACGTTAAGACTTATAAGCGACTTCCGCTTATGTCTTTTGAAATCTGCTTTAATAAAATGGCAGGTTTTTATCTTTCTTCTCGTTCTGATCTTGCGGTCAATGAGGAAAAGATTTATGGTAATCACGAAGTTAAAGTCAATAAGGTGCTTAATTCTTTTAAGCACTCGGACCGCAATCTTGGTGTTATCCTAAGCGGACAGAAGGGTATCGGTAAGTCTTTGTTTGCTCGTATCCTTTCGCAGAAGGCTATTGATGAAGGATATCCTGTGCTTTTGGCTAACACTTATATGCCTGGTATTGCGGATTTTATTTCCAGCATCGAGCAGGAAGTTGTAGTTATTTTCGACGAGTTTGAAAAGAACTTTGCTTCCAATGTTGAAGATCATGCAGGTCCGTCTCCGCAGGAAGAAATGCTTTCTCTTTTTGATGGTCTCGATAATGGTAAGAAGCTTTTTGTTATCACTTGTAATGAAGTTGATCGACTTAACGTTTATCTGTTGAATCGACCGGGCCGTTTCCATTATCATTTTAAGATTACCTATCCAACAGAGGAAGAGATTGTAGAGTATCTTACTGATAAGATTGATGAAAAGTATGCGGACGGTATTAAGGATATTGTAAATTTCTCTCGCACCGTTAATATGACTTATGATTATCTTCGTGCTATTGCTTTTGAACTTAATCAGGGTTATGGTGTTGCGGAAACTCTTGAAGACCTCAATATCTCTCAGACCTCTAATGTGCGTTTTAATATCGCTATTACTACTGTAAATGGTGATGTGTATAACACTTATGGCGCTTCGGTTAATTTGTTTAATAATCCCAATACTAATCATCAGAGATGGTATGATGGTTATGCTTCAAATAATAAAACTATTCGTTATGCGTTGACCCCTGATTCAATTAAGATCGAAAAGGGTATGATTACCGCAGACCCGAAGAAGATTGAAGTGTATATTGATCCTGATGACTTCTGGACGATTGAAGATAGCGAAAAACGTGGAGAAGCTATTAAGAAAGCTAAAGAAGAGCGCGTAATTAAGTCTGTTGTTTTAACTAAGGTCGCAAACACCTTTGACAAGTATCTTTATTGATACGCGGCCGGTGTAAAGTGAATATACTTTACACCGGCTCTTTTGACTTTATTAAAAAAATAATATATAATAAATATATGAAAAGTAAAGAAATGCTTTTGTGATGGAATTGGTATACATGCTAGACTAAGAATCTAGTGGGCGCAAGTTCGTGTGAGTTCGAGTCTCACCAAAAGCACCAATTAAATTTTATAGAAAGGAGCTATTTTAGTATGGCATACATTTATAAAATTACTAATGACATAAATTAGAAAATTTATGTTGGTAAAACTGAAAGAACTGTTGAAGAAAGATTTTTAGAACATTGTAGAGCTTTTAAAAAAGAGAGTTATGAAAAACGTCCATTATATTCAGCAATGCGAAAATATGGAATAGAACATTTTCATGTTGAGTTAATTGAAGAAACTGATAATCCAGAAGATAGAGAAATTTATTGGATTGAAAAATTAGGTTCTTTTAAAAATGGGTATAATGCTACTCTCGGCGGAGATGGTAAGAAATATCTTGATTATGATTTAGTTATTGACACTTATCAGAAAATAAAAAATCAAAAAGAAGTAGCTAAATATCTTAATATTAGTGAAAAAACAGTTTGTAAAATTCTTCAAGGAAGAAAAATTCAAACAGTTGCTCCTAAAATTGGAAATAAACCTATATCTTGTTTAGATCGAGATGGGAATTTTATTTCTCACTTTGAATCTTGCGGTGATGGAGCTAGATGGATTGCTTCACAAAAAGTATCAAAAGCATCAATTGATACAATAGCAAAAAGGATCGCGGACGTCGCCCGAGGCGAGCGTAAAACTGCTTATAATTATGTTTGGAGATTTGATAAAATATGAAATATACAGTAGATTAGTTGATTATTGAATGGGAGCAACAAATTGCTTCTATGAAATATTACAATTATAACCCAGAAATTATTGATAAGAATGAATAGATTCTTGCTTATTTCCAAGAGTTAAAGGAGTATAAGGATGGAAATCGAACGTAAGTTTGATATTAAGAATATCCCTTCTTGGATGAAGGAAAAATGTGTTCGTCATAAGAAAATCGAGCAGATTTATATTATGGTTGATTTTGATAATGATGGTAAGGTGCTTGAAGAAATTCGAGTGCGGAAAGCCATTAATCTTAAAACCAATCAAGTTGATTATAAGATGACATACAAATATGGCGATGGTCTTTCTCGTGAGGAAGTTGAAACATCTATTTCCGTGGATTTCTATGAAATGATTAGAAAAACTCGACACGAAGGTTATAATCCTATTATTAAGGATTATTATATGGTTCAAGATATTTATAATCCTGGGCGATTGATTGAAGTTAGTGAAGTTGATGGAAAGTTTTGCTACGCGGAAGTTGAATTTCCTGATGAAAAGACCGCAAATGAATATGTTTGGCCTTATCCTGAAATTTTAGGGCCAAAAGGTGAAATGACTAATCAGCCGGAAGAACGAATGTCTGTTTACTGGTTAAAATCGCGGGTTTCTTAACTCGCCGATCTGGGGTGGTAAGTCAAAGGCTAGACTAGGCGACTTATCTGTGGGTAGTTTAAATGGTAAAATATTGGAAGCGCTACAAAGATTTAAGTTCAAATCTTAGCTCACAGGCCAAATCGCTCAATGGAGAGTTCGAGTCTCCCTCACCCTACCATTGTCATGGTATTTCCTTTCTTAACTAAATAAAGACTCATACAGCAATCTTTTGCTTTCAATAAGCGCTTAATGTGGGATTAAGAAGAATAAAGAGTCTTGTAGCGAATTTGTCCCCGTAGTTCAGTTGGATAGAACAAAGGATTTCTAATCCTTGTGTCGGGCGTTCGAATCGCTCCGGGGATGCCAAGGGTATATTCCATTAATAAGAATCATTAAAACCTTAAAAATATTAAGGAAGGTGATTCGATGAAAATATATTCTCCAAATAATTATTCGTATGTGAAAATTATTGAAATTCCAAAAGAAGAAATTAGTAAGTTAGATATGGCGTTATGCGCCCAACCGCGTTAGACTTTAAAGCAATATTATGATAGTTGTGCGGTTAAACCTACTATTTTAACTAATGGCGGTTTCTTTAGTATGGATAATGGTGCTACTTGTTTTAATTATATGGATAATGGTGTAATCATTAATTCTACTTCTTCTTATAAAGAAGGATTTGGCATAGTTAATGGTGAATTGAAATATGGCATAATTGGGACAGAAAGATTTGAAGATTTTGTCAGTGGTTATCCGGTATTAATTAAAGCTGGTAAAAAAGCTCAAATTACTTATGCTAAAGAATTAGATTATAAAGCTCGCAGAACAGTATTAGCATATAATAAATCTAATATTTATTTAATCGCTATTGAAAAGCCAGGTATGGCGTTTGCGGAAATGTAGAATTTACTTTTAACATTAAAGGTTGATTATGCTATTAATCTTGATGGCGGTGGTAGCACAAAAGTTCTTCACAATGGAACTTGTATTACTAAAGACTGGGGTAATCGCGCAGTAGATAATGTAATGGCAGTTTACCTTAAACCGCAAATTATTTATCGCGTTCAACTTGGTGCTTTTGGATCTAAATCCAATGCTGATGCTTTCTTATTGAAGATTAAAGCATTACCTGATACTATTGGAGCAGGTTATAAAAATGCTTATATTCGCAAGATAGGCAAGTATTATAAAGTTCAAGTAGGTGCTTTTTCTATAAAAGCAAATGCTATTAAAGTAATCAATGATTTAAAATCAAAAGGTTATAACGCATTTTTAACTACTTAATAAAACTTTTTGACATTTATAAAAAAATATTATATAATAAATATATAAATTAAAGACTAAAACAGCAATTTTTATCATAAAGGGAACTATGTGTTGGAGGTTCAAGTCCTTCGCTCCCGGCCATCGGGAGTTAGCCCAACTGGTAGAGGCAATAGTATTGATAATTTAGTCTTGTTTATAGTTCGGTAGCTCAGCTGGCTAGAGTATGCGACTGATAATCGCAGGGTCGTGAGTTCAAGTCTCACCCGGACTACCATGGGCGGTTAATAACAAATTCGATTCCGCCTAAAGGTCATACCCACTCCTATATGTGGGGAACAAAAATCGGATGTGTGGTGCGGGACCTTAGCCGTATTTCCGGGTGTAGTTCAGTTGATAGAACGCTGCATTTGGGATGCAGAGGCCGAGCGTTTGAGTCGCTCCACTCGGACCATAAGACACATACAGCAATTCTTTCATTAGAAAGGTATACGGGTTCAAATCCTGTAAACTCCAACTGGGGTTTTGGCGAAATTGGTTAACGCACATAACTTGAAATTATGTTTTCTAACGTGTCTAGTTTGAAATAACTTTTTTGATTTTTTATAAAAAATATAATATAATATATATAGAAAGTTAAGAAAGGAATTGATAAAAAATGAAAAAGACTTCTGTTGATTTTGGTTGCTATTATAATTCCATTGATAATAAGGAGCTTGTAAAGGCAATTGCTCGTGCTTCTAATCCCAATGCGGAAGATATTATTCTGTATTGTAAGATTGATGATGGCGGCCTTGCTTCTGCTCCCATGTATATGATTGAAAAGGATTTTGTAGCAACTTTTATTAATTAAGTTGCTTATACAGGGATGGTGTAACTGGTTAACACATCTCCCTTACAAGGAGAAGACGTCTGGGTTCGAGTCCCAGTCTCTGTACCACCGAACGCAAGATTGGTTCGATTCCAATAATCAGCTGTAATTAGTGTAATGGTGAAGCACGGCGTTCGTGTTTAAATATGTTAAATTAAATAAAGACACCACAAACTGCGAATTTTTTCTATAGTAGGAAATTACAAAGATATTGTTTTACCAATAACTTTTTGATTACCTGTCGAAGGTGTAGTTTGTTTGGGGTAAGAGAGAATTAATCGACAAACAAATGAAATGAATTGATTGAAATTCTTTGGTGTCTTGTTTTTATACGGTCGTCGCCAAATCGGTAAGGCACAGGACTTTCTCAAAATCAGTTAAATGGGTTATATAATATGACGGGGTTAAGTAGTATTATATAAGTTCTGTTAGTAGGCTTCCGGTCCTATAAAACCGAGAATGTTGGTGCAAGTCCAACTTTTGAGCCCTGACTCCTGCATCTGCTGGTTCGAGTCCAGCCGGCCGTGCCATCGGAGTTCTGCTAAGTTATATATTTGATTAGGAATTTGCTACTCTGAAAGAATATATAATGAATTAAAAAATTGGGTCTAGATGACGCAGATATACCCTCTCCGAACCATAAATTCAATTTAAGGAGAAAAATTATGATTTGTCGCACTAAAGAGCATTATGAAAATCGCATTGCGAAGTTGTATTCCCATGGTGAAGTTATGAATCAGCGTCTCATTAATAAGATGAAGCGGAAACTCCATAAGTTGAATTAAGGAGTCTCTATTGCCCCGTAGTGTAACGGTTAACACGGCGGTCTCTAAAACCGTTTTCCCTTTGAAGGAGTCGTTCTGGGTTCGAATCCCAGCGGGGCTGCGGTGCTAAAAACAAAACCTCCTCGCGGTAGCACTGGGTAATGCTAATTTGTTTATAAAGATAATAAAGGCAATATGTATAAAAGTCATTGATAAGTCCTTTTATACGATAGGAAGTAGGATTAGAAGCGTCCATCTTTTAAAGAGTGGAATGTGGCGATCGGGCATTCCTTTGGTTCAGTAGACACACTATCGGAGGTTGTGGGTTAACCTAATTAAAACCCTCAAATGAGAATGTTTGATATTTATTTAAATTATTGTGAAGAAACTTTTGGTGGTTATCATAAATTCACTAAAAATGGTCTTGGTTATGATGTTTTAAATATTCATAATAGTCGAGATAATTTTAAAATTGTATTAGCAGATAAAGCGCGGTTTGGTGAATATACTTTATTTCATCGTGCTTATGGAGCTAAACTTGATGGTTCTTATGAATGGCACGTTCAGTTAAAATCTAAGTATTTAGATTTTTTAATTTATAGTGCTTTTACACATGATTTTAATAAATATAATAATATTCCTTATAACCGAGAAGATTATTGGCGATTTATTAAGGATTATAAAAAATATTTGGGCCGGTATCCCGTAGAAGGTAGCGGACCTGACTGTAAATCAGGTGCTTGAATGCTCGGCTGGTTCGATCCCAGCTCGGCCCACCAAAGCATTTGGCAGTATGCTTTATAGTAATCGCAAAAACTGCTTATCGTACCTGAAGTAAGTAGCAGGGTCGTAGATGGCGACGGCGTTGTTTATTTAAAACGATAGGTTTCTTTTCCTAACAGGCTGAAGAAAAGGCGTTCACCGCAACGAAAGGGCGGTTAAGAATAGGTAAGGATATTTATATTAAATGGTGATTTGGCACTTTTATTAATTCTATAAAAATCGGTGCGGAATAAGTAAGATTTCCTATTTAAATCTAACCAAATTGAATACTGAAAACAAACCGAGGAAATGCTCTTAAATGGAGTTTGATTGTTCTTTGATGGCGGAAGGTAGCGTAAGGCAACCTACGGGTTAGCGTTTGCGGAGTAAAAGAACAAGAAAACAAAATTTAAGAGTATTTTTGTTTGTTTAAATAAGGGCGGTGAATGTGGTCCGACCGGCATCAAGCGCAAAGACCGAAAACCGCGATTTAAAAATGCTTTTAGAAATTTTTAAGATAAAAGGGAGGAAATTGAATGGCTGTTTCTGTAAGTTGTACAAGTAGTACTACTACCTCATTAATTTTTGAAGCAAGTGGAATAAGTTCAGATAATGTTAGTAGAAGGTTATATGTCCGTTTAGATGATGGGACTTCGGATACTGGTTCTTCAACAACTGGAACTCCTTGGGTTCGAATTTCAGGATTAACTCCTGGCACAAGGTATGAATATGCTTGGGAAGTAGATTATTATACAGCAGGCTAGTGGAATAATGGAGCCTCTGGAACAGGAGTTGCTTGGACTGATGAAGATTCTGGTGGAGGCGGAGGAGGTAGCGGTGGCTCTGATGATGATTATCATTGGGATTGCTACAATTTAACCGCTGGAGATTATATGGGCTATGAAACTTCCACTTCTTCTTCAAGCATTACAGCTCCTACTATTAGTGGATATACTTATTAGGGTTATGTTTATCATAGCACTTGGTCAAAATGTGTAGAACAGGCAAAAAATGGAAATTATGATGGAACAGACTCTGTTTGTACCAATCATAGTTCAAGGCATCCTTATGTAGTTTTCTTTTATACTGAAGCTCCAACAGGATGGTATTTACAAAATTTAGGTAATTATAGTGGCGCAGTCAATACTTATGTAGACTATAATTTATCTTCTTACGGAATTGGGTATATTGATTATACTCCTAGTTCAAATGGACTTCTTACTGCATATGCTTCTGGAGATAGTTTTGATGACTATGGATTTATAGGATATGCCAATTCAATGGGATTAAATTCAAGCGCTTCTAGTGGATATTAGGCAATAACAAATTATTTAATATCTGACGATCAAAGTGGCGGAAGCGGACATTTTAAAATAACTTAGTTTTCTGTGACTGCTAATACAACTTATAGAATAGCGATAGCTCCTTGGAGTAGCCCTGCTGCTTTTTCAGGAAAACTTTATTTTTATTTTGAATCAATAAGTTCTTGGATGACACCAATTAGTATGTATACTATAGGTAGTGGTACTAGTGGAACAAGTGGTACTACTTCTGTACCTGCTTATAAGGCAGGATATATTACAGTAACAACTCCAAGTTATGCTGGAAAATTGGTATTTAAAACAACCAGTAATTCTAAAAGTCCTGACTATTATAGCTATTTAAGTTCTTCACTTTTATCAGCTGCTTCGGGAACTAGTAGAACAAGTGCTGTTAGTGGAACAACATTAAAAGTAGATGATGATGGAGCGGGAACTGGTTATGATACTAAAATTGAATATACAGCATCAGCAAGCACTACTTATTATTGGTATGTAAACGCCGCTTGGAGTAATAGCAGCACATATTCTATACCGTGGCAATATAACTATTATAGACAATATACAATAACCTTTAACAAGAATGATGGTACTAATACTATCTGGTCTACAAATTATGTTTACGCTGATTCTATGAACGCTACAATGGCTTCCGCGCCATCTCGTACAAACTATACTTTCCAAGGATGGAGCACTTCTTCATCTGCTACTTCTGGCTATAGCGCAGGAAGTTCTGTATTAGTAAGTGGTTCAACAACTTTTTATGCGATTTGGAAAAGAAATACAATAACCATAACTTATAATGCGAATGGCGGTTCTGGCGGGCCGGGATCACAGACAGTTAATACTAATTCTTCTTTTAATATTAACGGATCCAATTATCCTACTCGCAATAATTATATTTTTAAAGGATGGTCTACATCGTCTACGGCAAAAACCGCGACTTATAAAAAGGGAGCAACACCTTCAATTTCTACTGGAACATCTAATATAACTTATTACGCAGTTTGGTGGCCCGCATTTACTTGGAAAGACTATTCCAGAAGTGAAGCAAATACTTTCGCGGGATATATAAATACTTATTTAAATAGTTCAATTGCTACCATAAATGACGCTAATCCCCTACGTTTAGTAGTTTGGTTTAATGCTATAACAACTGCTTTGGGAAATAATACTAAGGTGGCGTCAGGTGATGCTAGTTTTAAAACACAATTAGATACTTTACTAACCGCATATAATAATTATTAAAATTAATTGGCCTATTGAGATTTTCAGTAGGCCAATTTTTTATATTCATAAAGAATATTTTTTTATATTATTTAGAATGATGTAATAAAAGAGGAGGCAATAAGATGTATACTTTAACACATCAAAATGGTAAAGTTAATTATGGATTGAAGAAATTTATAGTTGATTCTGTTGAAGATATTGAAAAAATTCCAACAATTTCATTGCTCCCTGGTAGTACCGCTTTTATTCCTAAATCATCAAAATTATATATTTATCAAGATAATAATACTTGGGTTGAATAGAAATCCAATAGTAATAATAGTAGTGGCGGTGGAAGCACCGAACCTTCTGATCCTGATAATACATATATTTGGGACGGCGGTAGTATTGATTAAGGAGGTGTATTTAATTGGCTGATGTTTATATGAAGTCAAAGTTTTATTTTAAACGCGGAAACGCAGAAACTTGGACTAAAAAAAATATTCTTTTAGGTCCGGGAGAACCGGGTTTTGAATTAGACACTGGCAAATTAAAAGTTGGCGATGGCGTTCATGCTTGGAATGACCTTCCTTACATTAATGACGATAATACATATGAAGTTATTGATGGCGGAGAAGTTCCAGTGTAAATAAGTAAGGAGGAAATTTGTAAATGGCAAATAAGAAAACTTTACAGACCCTTATCCAATTCCGTCGTGGATATCAAGCTCAATGGGATGCGGTTGCTAGCACTTACATTCCAAAAGCAGGCGAACCATGTGTAACCCTCGATGGAAAAAATAAAGGCCAAGTAAAAATTGGTGATGGCACTTCTACTTGGGGCGAACTTAAATATGTTGGCGTCAATGAAGGTGCTATTCATTTTATTGGTACAGTCGCGGAAAAAAGTAATTTACCTGAATCTGCGGAAACAGGTGATATTTATCAAGTAACGGCTGAGCGCACTCTCTATATTTGGGATGGCGATAGCTGGGAAATTTTTCACGCGGTTGATCTTAGTAATTACTACAATAAAGAAGAAACTGCAAATCTTATCAAAGTTAGTATTAAAGATTTAACTACTGATTTAGATAAAAAGTTTGAAGGAATTGATTCTTCTATCGGGGAAATTAACCAAAAAATTTCTGATGTAGATAATAAAATTACTGAAGTCGGTCAAAAAGTAGAAGATGTTAAAGCAGAAATCGCAAAAGATTATGTTGAGAAAGTTGAACTTGACAAATATGCTTTAAAAACTGATTTAGATGTTATCAAAGTATATGGCGAAACCGCAAATGACACTTCAGTTGAAGTCAACGGACAAACTTTTATTAGCGTAAATGAAGCTATTGATGCTGTTGAAGATGGTGGAACTATTAAATTAAGTAGTGGCCTTGAAGCAGATGAACCAATTTCCGCAGATAAAAAATTTACTGTTGATATGAATAATGCCGTTATTGTTAATAACAATACTTGTCCTGTTGTGGTTAAAAATACGGGTAATCTCACTTTAACCGGTAACGGCAACGTAGAATGTAATAAAAATGGTAGAGCTGTTATTGAAAGTAATGGTAATGCTACAATTGAAAATGGTACTTATTCTCGTTCTATTGATGAAAAAGGCAATGGAGGATACGTTTTAAAGAATCACGGTTATATGACTATTAATGATGGTATCTTCTCTTCCCCTGGTGGATTATCTAGCTTAGTTGATAATGGTTATTATAATTATAGCAAAGAACACATTGATGGTGAAAACGCAGAGTCTCCTGAGTTAACTATTAATGGTGGTACTTTTATTGATGCTTATGTTACTATTAAAAATGATGATAATGGCGTTTTAACTATTAATGATGGTAAATTCTATGGTATGATTTATAATGTTGGTAAGATTGTTACCATTAATGGTGGTTATTTCTCAACAAATGATGGTTATGCCACTGTTCAAAGCATTAAGAGCAATGATACCCTTAATGTTGGTAAAACTATAATTACTGGTGGTACTTTTGAAAGTACTGGTAAAGAATTATTTACTATTGAAGGTAATGCTGAATTTGTTGTTTCCGGTGGTAGATTCAGTCATGAACTTCCAGAAGCAATAATTGCTGATGGATATGAGTAGGACTACATTGATGGTTATTATGTAGTAACCGCGAAAATCTGAGGGAGGAGGATTGACTGATGTTTAAATTAGCATATGTAAATAAAGATAAAATTAATAATAGTATTACTGAAGAAGTTATCTCCAATGAAACTCTTATCGTAACGAATAACGAGAAAAACAGTGGAGAAGTCTATTATTATGATGAAAAAGGTAATTTAAAACAAATTGTTAAAAAGACTCGTTTTGAAAATGAAAACGAAGCACGTCTTTGGGTTGCTAAATATGGTAATTACGAAGGTGAAACCATTTCAATTAAAAATAAAGATGGTAACTGGGTTAGTTATAATGTTATTAATAACAATCAATTTAGTCAAGTTCCTAACGAAAATGATTTAACTGATATACTTGATGGTTTAATTATTGATGGTGGTAGTGCTCCTACTGCCTAAAAAAGGTAGAAAGGAGGCTAATAAATGCCTAATATAAAATAGATTAATTCTATTATTAAATTACGTCGTGATAATGATTATAATTATGAAAAAGTAAAAGACACTTTTATTCCAGCTCGCGGAGAACCTATTTTAGTAGATACCGCGAAGAATGGACTAAGAATAAAAATTGGTGATGGAATTACTTCTTATGGTAATTTAAATTATCAAGATAATCTTTTTATTCGAGGATACTTTTATGAGAATAATTTTTATAAAGATGAAGAACATACTATTATAATTAATGGATATGAAAATAGACTTTATATAAGTAATCAAATTATTTATTATTATAATGGAACATAGTATATTCCGATAAATGAAACATAGAACGCTAATGAAATAACTCCTGGGATTATGAAATTATATAATAATCCTGGATAGAATATAGATGGCACTATGACTCAAAAAGCTATTACTGATGAATTAAAAGAAAAAATTGAAATGCGAGTAAACGAATTAGATGAAACTGTCGTTTTCGCATATAATTTATAATCTCCGTTTAATTAAACGAGATAATATATATATTATTTAATGGAGGAAAATTATTTATGGCTATTTTTGATCCTAAGAATTTACCCGTCATTAGTAAACTTACTATTGGCGAAAAAACTTATTATTTAAAAGATGCTGAAGTTCGTGAACTTCTTAAAACTCTTGGCACTGCTGCTAAGAAAGATGTTGCCGCTGGTGTTGGCGCTGACGAACAGGGCCTTGTAACTGGCGCTCAAGTTCAAGCTGCTATTGCTGGTATTGCTGGTTCTATGCACTTCCGTGGCGTTGTTAGTGCCACTTCTGACATTAAAGATCCCGCTCCCGGTGATGTTGTAATTGTCGGCGTTAAGGAATATGTATACGGTGGTGAGCCCGCTGATTGGCACGAGCTTGGTGACGAGAGTATTTATGCCCTGAAGAGTTTCAAGATTGGTACTTAGGCTCTTGAAGGTACTTTCTCTCTTGAGACTTTAAAGACCGACTTGGGACTTGGTGCTCTTGCTTATAAGAGTTCTGCTACTGGCACTGTTGCTGGTCAAACCATTACTGGCGTTAAGGCTACTGGTACCTCCGCAGGTAGTATTGAAGTTGGTTTAACTCAGACTTCTACCGCAGCCACTTTAACTAAGAGTGATTATACTCCTTCTGGTGATATCACTGGTAGTGTCACTGCTGCTGGTTCTGTTAGCATTGCTAAGGATGCTGATAATGGTACTCAGATTTCTGGTAGTGTTTCTGCTCCTACTGTGACTGTCACTCCAAATACTGATACCATTAAGAAAGTTACTTCTGTAGGTACTTTGCCTTCTAAAGCTGCCGACACTTTTACTCCTAATGGCGATGATACCTTTACTGCTGGTTCTCAGGCTGCTTGGAGTGCTAATGTTGATGATGCAAGCGAGACTCTGAGTTTCTCCTTTACTGCTAATACTCTTCCTACCTTTACTCAGGGTGCTAAAGCTTCCTATAGTGAAGGTGCGTTTGATAAGGGTACTTTGCCTGAATTGGCTGAAGCTGGTACTACTGTTGTTACTGGTATTAAGAGTGCCACTGCTTCTGCTCCTACCTTCACTGGTGATAAATTCGCAGCTACCTTTGCTGGTGCTTCTGCGGATATTACTGCAACCTTTGCTGGTGAAAAGACTTCTGTTGTTTCCGGTGTAAGCTATGACAAAGCTGGTGTAGATGCCACTAAGACTAAGTTTACTGGCGCTGCTCTTGAGCTTGCTGTTGGTGACATTGCTGTTGCCGCTAAGGAAGTTACTGTTCAGTAATTATAGTTAAATTTTAATATAAGGTGGTGAGTAAATGGCAGACAATATGAAATTGATTTCCAAAATCAACTTAGGTAGCGTCATTTACCACCTGAAAGACTCTGATGCAAGAGATCGTCTTACTTAGCTTGAGACGACTCTTGCTTCTTCTCTTGTGTTTAAAGGTGTGGTTTCAAATGCTACCGGTATCACAAATTTAACTAATTATAAAACAGGTTGGACTTATAAATCCAATGCTACATTTACTCTTGGTTCTCTCGGAAAGATTGAACCAGGAGATATGATTATATGTGTTGGTAATTATAACTCCGCTTTTAAAATCGCAGATTGGACTGTCGTTCAAAATAATATTGATGTAATGGTTGGTGCGACTAGTTCCAGTAGTGGAACAAAAGGTTTAGTGCCTGCGCCTGCGGCCGCCAATAAGAACAATTTTCTTAAAGGTGATGGAACGTGGGGTGCGCCCTCTATTGAGACGCTCGCGCAAACTAATTATGTTATTTTTGATTGCGGTTCCTCTACAGTAAATATTTAATTAAAGGCTCTCTTAATTGAGAGCCTTTTTCCTTTTGGACGAATTCAATATATTAACATTTCCAAAAATTAATATATAATGTAGATAGAAAATTTAAGTTTGGAATTGATAACTTAAAATTTAAATATATATTTTGGTTTTACTCTTTTGGAAATGATTATTGAGAAAACTATTTTCTAAATGGTGTTACTTCTAATTATACAAAAGAGGTAACACCATTTTTTTATTTTCTCAAAGAAAGGAGATAATTAATGAGCGCAGAAGTAATGAGTGGCGGTGGTGGGAGTCTTAAATTACAAGATAAAATTATTACACCATCAACATCTTCTCAAATCGTAACACCTGATAGTAATTACGATGGATTATCTAAAGTAATTGTTAATGCTATGCCAACTGGTGTTCTTAATAATCCTACTATTAATAGTAATGGATTAATTACTGCTAATGTTGGTACTAGTGGTTATTTATCAAGCGGAACAAATAAAACATTACAATTATCCACTCAAGGTTCAAAAACTATAACTCCTGGAAGATATAATCAAACCGCGGTTGATAGTGGAAAATATACAACTGGAGCTATAAGAGTAAGTGGAGATAGTAATTTAACTGCCAGTAATATTAAAAGTGGAGTAAATATTTTTGGAGTAACTGGAACATTATCAAGCACTCCAATAGAAGTAAGAAAAATTTAGCCTTCTCAAGGAACTACAACTTATACTTTTATTCCTACAAAATTCAGTTTTTATGATAGAACATTATATCCGTATCAAATCATAATGATTCGCGAAGGATATAGCTATAAATGTGGTTTTATTGCTCTTCAAAGCTATATGACAAATCAAAATTGGGGTGGAAAGCTTTGGGCGAGTTATACTGATTGGAGCGGAAATGCGGTTACTTCAGTTAATAGCTATATTGAAGTAACTTGGAATTATGGTAATACAGGAAAATTTACTATTACATTAGAAAATAATTCTGATATTTACTTTAGCGGAGACCCATATTATTTATATGTAATATGTGAAAAAGCCCCAACTTAATATAGATTTATTTAAAATAGGAGGTTTAATATGGCAATTCCAAAAGTGATAAATATATTGCGTAAAGGCGTAGAATATAATACTGAAACATATTGGAACGCGCAAACTGATTATATTCCAGCGTCAGGATCAATTATTGTTTATACTGATTTAAATAAAATGAAAATTGGCGATGGCACAACTAAACTTGGAAATTTAAGTTTTATTTCTGTACCAGCCGAAGGAAATAATGGAGATGCTCTTGTAAAGAACGAAAAAGGTAGTAAATGGGAAACTCCCGTAGAAGCTACTTTAATTGAATTACCTATTGGGGCTTTAAAAAGTGATGGTACAACAATTACCGCAATTACTACAAAATATTTAACAACCACTTTGGCGGTAGCTAATTGGAGTAATAAAACTTATAGTTTCGAAACAACTTATCCAAATAGTTAGTATGATATTACTGTTTCTGTCGCTCCAACCGCGACCACTACGGAATATGACGCTTTTTCTAACGCTAAAATTTGCGGTGATGCTACTCAAAATATAATTAAAGCTATCGGCACAGTTCCTACTATTGCTATTCCAGTTATTATAAAGGTAGTAAGCAAATGAGCGCTGAAGTGATGAGTGGTGGCGGTGGAAGCCCTAAATTACAAACTAAAACAGTTTCTCCTTCTATTTCTTCTTAGAATGTAGCGCCTGATAGTGGTTATGATGGACTGTCTAGAGTAACTGTTAATGCTATGCCAACTGGTTCTTTAAATGAAATTAGCGTGAATAGTAATGGCTTAATTACTTCAAGCGTAGGGACTAGCGGATATTTATCGAGTGGAACAAATAAAACACTACAATTATCGACTTAGAGTGGTATCACAATAGTTCCTGGAACTGATACAAAAATTGCTGTTAGTAATGGGAAATATACTACAGGCACAATACAAGTTCAAGGAGATAGTAATCTTGTTCCTGGTAATATTGTATCTGGAGTGTCTATTTTTGGAGTTACCGGAACTCGGCAAGATTTTTATTATTGCATCATTCGAGCTGGAAATACACTTTTTGAAAATACGTAGACAATATATTGGAATAATGTATCTATACCACCTAATTTTTAGATGCAATCTATTTCAATTAAACCAAATGGATATTACGTTCCTTCTGATGGAGGAATTTATGCTTTTTTAGACGGATATTATGCTGTAAATGGTGATGTATTTTAGTTTGATGGATATAATAATAATAATATTAATTTTTCACACTCTTTTGACCAAAATTCTTCAAAATTTTATATGACGATTGGCAATTCAAGTTATTACTGGTCGAAGACATATTATACATTAAATATTGCTGGATATATTATGCCATCTCAATAAATATTTATCAATCTCTTTAAAGAAAGGAGACAATTAATGAAAATATTATTACAAGATAAAAATTTTGTTATTACTAATAATAGTTTAATTGCTATTAATAGTAATAATATTGCGGAAAATGGTAATTTAGTAAGAATTACAATTCCTGAAGCTCCTAAAATGAATGTAATTAAAAACATTAGTAAAGCGACAATCACTTTAATTACAGTCGGTGGAATTGTACCAAAAGGAAACCCTGATAAAATTCCTGCTTCTAAAGCTACTTTTTATAAAAAATATTCTATTGATGGAGTTCAAGACTTAACTTCTGAAAATTATGAAGTCGCAGACGGCACTTATGACCCTGCAAATGTAAGTGAAGATCCTGACCGTATGCTTCCTGTAGATGTAATGCGTAGATTAGAAATGGAAGGCGCGATAGGTTCTTTATATAATTATTTTTATACAACTTCTGGAGGCGGAATGACTGTAGATACCGCAACAACTTTAGGAACTAATTTAGCTACTGAATTAAAAAATGAAAATATTGATGGGTTTATTCTTACGTGCGCGGAAAGTACAGGTACTCGTGCAGGCGCATTAATCTGTAAACAATTAGAAGATATTCTATTAAAACCGGTAGCGCTCGTTTCCGCTCTGACTCCAGTAGCTATGAAATTTGGAGCTACAAGAGTTATCCCGGGTATCGGTATTACTAATCCTTTAGGTAATCCTTCTCTTGACGCGACTGCGGAATTAGCATTGAGAAGAGGAAAAATTGAAAAATGTTTAACCGCGCTAGCTACTGAAGTTAGTGAACCAATGGTTTTTGAATGAGGTAAATAAATATGGGTAATTTATTAAAAATAAATAATTCTCTTGTGCGCGTGAAAGTTGCTCCTGTTATTGATACTACTGAAACATGGATTATTAAAGATTTTGCTCCTACTACTCGTAGGTCAATTGAATTGGCAACAATTAATATTTCTTTTACAACAAATAACCTTAAAGCGACTTCATTTGGTATCACATATAGTAATTCAACCTCTATTATAACTTATGGAAATATTGGTCAAGTAGCAAGTTATAAAGAAAATAACGATAATGCTTATGTTTGGACTAATAACGCTTATCGCACTATTACTTTTGATGAGCCTGCTACAGGAACCCTTCTAACTTGGCTTCAAGCAAATGCAGTTAAACAATAAAAATAAACAATTTTTAAAGAAAGGAAAATAATATGGCTAATAAAACATATCAAAGTCGTATAGTCCAAAAGCACGATAGTTCCGCGAATTGGGCGAAAGCGACTAATTTTATTCCTTTAAAAGGCGAAATTATCATCTATGATGATTTAAATAAAATAAAAATTGGTGATGGAACAACTAAAGTTGGCAACTTAAAGTTTAGTTCTTGTCTTCCCGATGGTGGAACCGCGGGCGATGCTCTCGTAAAAAATACAAATGGTGAAACGTGGGAAACTCCCGTTGAAGCTACTCTTGTTTCTCTTCCAGTTGGCATTTTAAAGAGCGATGGTAATACTATTACCGCAGCGACCGCCGGTGTCGATTATCACTCAGTTACTAATAAATATACTTTCACCGTATCTGATGCTACACAATCAACATTCACCATTCCTTTTGATTTCAACAATGATTCTGGTACATTAACTGCTTATTATAACGGTGTAATGATGAAAGAGACTGATAACTATACTATCAGTAATAATACTCTTACATTAGTAGATTGGACTGCTAAAAAAGGTGATTATCTTACCGTAATGGGTATTGAGGGCGCCGCTTCTGTTAATGTTGATGCTAAACTTGCTTTAATCCAGTAGGCAGTTAATAAAGCTAGCTCTGATATGGATTCTAAAGTAGCTTCCGCGTCTACTGACATTAATAATAAAGTAAGTAGTGCTATTAAGCAAATTGATGATAAATTAGCTACTATCCCTGATGATGTAGAACAAGCAGTTTATAAAAATAAATCTAATATAATGACCGCAGATGGTAGAATCACTATGGATAGTAGCTATACTCCTTCCGCAAATGGCGATGTAGTTACCAAAAAATATGTAGATGATAGTGCTATTGGATTATTCTCAAGCACTAAAAATGGTATTGTTCCAAAATCAGACGGTAGCACTACTAAATACTTGCGCGCGGACGGTTCTTGGTCCACAATAGATAAAACTCCTGTAATTGGAACTACTACTGACTATGCCATTTATATTGGATCTACTAAACCTGCATCTGGAACCACGCCATTGCTTTGGGTTGATACTACAAGTTCTACGGGTTATTTAAAATATAGAACTTCTACTACTGGCACTTGGACCACTGTTCCTGTTGCTTGGTCTTAATATTTAAGAAAGGAGTAAATAATTATGTCTAAACCTTTACTTTTTCAACAGTTAGTTAGCGCAACTGACAATAATCAAACTAACGTAACTATTGGTGATGCTACAATTAATAAAGATGGTACAATAACTGGTACAATATTACAAACTACTGGTGCTACCAATAAAGCTGGTAAATTTGCTACTATAAATAACGGGTAGATTTATTATCGTGAACCAGCAGAAGTATTAGCTGATATTGGAGCGGCTGCTGAAACTTCTATCAATAATTTGTCTACTGAAATTACTACTTTAAAGACTTCTGATTCAACCTTAAAAGATAATTTAACTGACCTTGAAACGAATTATTAGACTTTAAATAATTCAGTATCTTCTTTAAAAACAGCAAATACAACTACTGCTTCAAAATTAGATACTTTACAAACTCAACAAACTAGTTTCTCAGAGGATTTAAAAACATTAAGTAATACTGTATCTACTACATTAACAAAAGTTTTCTCTATAGGAACAACAGCTCCAACAGACAAAAAACTCCTCTGGATAGATACTACATCAAATTCTGGATTAAAATATTATAATGGCTCCGCTTGGGTTACGATGCCCGTCTGTTGGGGCGACTAATTCATGGAACACCGCATTAAAATTTTTTTCTTTTTAGATCAAGAAGATTTTGGTAATAAGCGCAATTGTTCTTTAACGAGTATAACCTCTATTTGTTATACTCGTTTTAGAAATCCTTCTATTGAAAAAATCTATAATATAGTTGAATCTATTGGGAAAAAATATTGTTATAATGATAAGCGAGGAACTAATCCTTTACTTATTAAAAATATTTTTAATAAATCTTTAGAATATTTTTCTAAACAAAAATGTCAAACTAGTTCAAATTATTTAAAAGAATTTGGATATAATTTTACTACAATTAAAAATTTAATTGATATGAATAAACCAATTATTTTATCTTTTTGGAAATGTGAAAAATATTCTAATCATACAATTACAATAATTGGCTATGATGATAAAACACAAGATTTAATAATTGCGGATAATTGGTCCAAAAGACCATAGAAAATTAATTATAAAAATATCTCAACAATTTCTTCAATAAACTACTTCTAAAAATTTTTTGACATTTTTAAAAAAATAATATATAATATATATAGAAAGTTGAGAGAGAAAGATTTTAAAAATTTCTTTCTTATACTTTTTCTTTCGGCAACGAACTTTTTAATTGATAAATTAAAGAGATTGGGAGAAAGAACGCGGGAACTGCGTTAGTGCCGGTATGCTGGAGTAGCTCAGCAGGTAGAGCGCTTCACTTGTAATGAAGATGTCGCGGGTTCGATTCCTGTCTCCAGCTCCATTAATCAAAAGATTAAAATAAATGTGTAAAAGGTGTAAAATTATGAATTATTCTCTGGACAAGTATAAGTTTTATGAGTACAATGATCCCAAAGGTAAGAAGACCGTGAGCGCGGTTTCTACATATGCCGGTCGGACAGTCAAGGGCTATGCTAAGTGCGATCCTCGTGATAGCTTTAATATTGAAAATGGCAAGAAACTTGCAGCCGCGCGTTGTAATGCGAAGGTTTCCGCAAAGCGTATGAAGCGCGCTGAGTATAAGATGAAGGAAGCTCAGGCTCTTCTTGATCAGGCTCAGGCTCATTACAACAAGATGGTGAATTATTTCAACGATGCTTCTCGTGATAAGTCTTTTGCCGAGAATGAGGTAAATTGTCTCCTTAAGGAGATGTAATAAATAAGGAGAAGATTTTCTTCTCCTTTATATGCGGGCGTGGTAGAGTTTGGCTTATTACACCGGTCTTGAAAACCGGCGAGGGGCAACCCTCCAGAGGTTCGAATCCTCTCGCCCGCGCCATATGCGGTCGTGCGATAATTGGTAGTCGGCTCGCCTGGAAAGCGAGTGTCGGCGTTCATAGCGTCGATTGTAGGTTCGAGTCCTACCGACCGCGCCAACTAATTTAATAAGGAGGATATTATATGAAATCTAATTCTCGTGCTTATAATCGTGATGTTTCCAAAAGAAAAGCGTTGAGAAAGCGTAGAATCACCAAAGAAGTGTATGGTGATCTTACTCATCCTTATTATGATAATTTACATCAATATTCAAAAAATAAAATTCATTGTTCATGCCCTATGTGCTCAGCCAAGAGTAAGAATAGAGGAAAAAGACGCGGAAAAGCGTGGAATTATTCTCCCACTTATAATTGGAAGATTGCGGATTTGCGCAAATTTAATAAGATGGACATAAGCTGTGAGGACGCGGGCGTGTAAAGTAAAAATACTTTACACCAATTTCCGTAATTTTTTGACATTTTTAAAAATTTAATATATAATATATATAGAAAATGAAAAAGAAAAGAAGAAAAATGCGACCACAACCACCTTGGTATTTTTCTTTTGACACTGATAATTGTTATCGTTGTAAAAATAAAAATGGTTGCGGTGGTTGTAAATTTTTAAAAAGGTATATTTATACCAAACAAAAGAAAATTTGACATTTTATAAAAAATATTATATAATATTTATATAAAATGAAGAAAGACCTTATCAGCAAATATAAGAATAAAATCTTTACCAAACTTCAAGGATGTTATTTGAGGTCTTGTAAATATTATCTAAAGCCCGCGAGAGAAAAAATAGACGGACTGAGCGTCAGTAATTCTGGCTGGAACTTGAAGAGGAAGTTGTTGGCTGACATTAAAGCTGATATCTGCGGGCGTGGCGGAACTGGCAGACGCCTGGGACTTTGATGTATTCTATCCATGTCAAAATGGATACTACTATTTAATAGTAGAGAGTGCCTAAGAGGAAACTCTTAGAGTAGAAGCTGGCTAAAACGGCGAAGGCGAATACAGAACGCCGTGCTAAATTTTGGCATACATTTCTAAAATTGGACGACACTAATTAATTTATTTCCTTTAATTTTTATATATAATAGAAATTAAAGGAGTTGATTAATTTGCGTAATGATATTTTAGAAAGAAAAGATGAAATATTACAATGGATTAGTGAAAACCGTTCAAAAGCTTTTATGGCAAGAGAATTAGGTTGTAATCCAAAAACTATTAATCCTATTTTAGCAAAATTAGGAATTGAATATTCTGGGAATTAGAGTGGAAAAGGTATTCCAAAACCTAATAGTGATTATATGTCATTAGAAGAATATTTAAAAAATAGTTAGGATATTCAAAGTAATAAAGTAAGAATTAAATTATTGCGAGAAGGGTATAAAGAACATAAATGTGAAAATTGTGGTTTAACTGAATGGTTAGATTAGCCTATTCCATTAGAGTTGCATCATAAAGACGGCAATAGAAATCATAATGAAATTGAAAATTATCAATTATTATGTCCTAATTGTCACGCTTTCACAGATTCTTATCGTGGTAAAAATAGTGCCAAATAAATGTGTAGAGAGTATACACCAGCTACCTAAGTCTGAATAAGATATGGTAA